GCAAGATTTATCTGGCAATGGCAAGATTTATCTAGATCCATGCTGCGGCTGGGGAATTAGATTATTAGCTAGTGCGATTCTTGACTTAGATTATATAGGTTTTGATGTCAATGCTAATTTGATTCCAAAATTAAAAGAATTAGCTGAAGATATTAAAACTATTAAACCAAACTTTAGGTATATGATTTTTGAACAAGGATCACAATATTTAGTACCTGAATTAGTAGGTTGTGTTGATTTTTGTTTTACAAGTCCTCCGTATTTTAATTTAGAAGATTATGGTAATAATGACTTGGAAAAACAAGATTCATATAGAACAACAAATTATAATCAATGGGTTGAAATGTTTGTAAATCCTTTAATTGATTGTTTGATTCAATACACTAAACCAATAGGGAAGATTGCTTTTAATGTAAAAGATTTCAAAGGTTATCCACTAGTACAATCGTTTACAAAATCATCAATAGATCGTGGTTTAACGCCTAGTGGTTATCTATCAATGAAAAATATTACTAGAGTAGGTGGTAGTTCTAGTGGTAAGAAAACTTTTGTAGATAATGATGAAGGTGTATATATTTTCAGTAAATAATTTTTACAGGTTGTTAAGATTTAGTACTTGACAACCTGTTTTTTTTTTTCGTAAAATTCCAAGTGTTGATTAACAATTTAACAGAGGAATTTTACAATGAACAACTTAAAATTTTATCCATACCCATCTATTGAACAGTTTAGACAAGTAGTTAGTTCAGTTAAACGATCTGATAGCTACAATAATAAAAACTCAGATAATACCACCTTAGCTTTTCAAGGTACAGTAAAGTTACATGGAACTAATGCAAGTATTGTTTTAGATGATCAAGGTAATTATTATGCACAATCTAGAAATAAAGTATTATCTTTAGAATCAGATAATGCTGGATTTGCTGCCTATGCTTTACAACCTAAAGTAAAAAGCTTTATTAGTAATCTTTTAACGTTTATTCCTGTAAACGGATTAGACGTTAAAGCAGTTGTAGTTTATGGTGAGTGGGCAGGTCAAGGTATTCAAAAAGGCGTAGCTATTTCAGAAGTTAATAGATTTTTTGCACCTTTCTCAATTTGTCTTTATACTAAATCAGAAAAAGAAGGTGTAGATTATGATCGACACTTTGTGAATATTAGCTATTTAGATGATTTTTATAATGAAGACCTAAGAATTTTCCCAGTAACTATGAGAAATTTAGGTATTGAAAACATTGAAATCAATTTTAGTGAATTAAATCTTGCAAACGCTTCAAACGTGTTAGCTGAAAAAACACTATCAGTTGAGGAATGTGATCCTTTTGCTAAGTTTTATTTTGGTATTGAAGGATTAGGTGAAGGTGTTGTATGGCGTTTAGTTGGTGATAGTGTTAAAACTTATGGAGATTTAGCCTTTAAAGTTAAAGGTGAAAAACACTCAATAAGTAAAGTAAAAACTATTGCACCTGTAAACGTTGAACGAATCGAAAAAATTACTGAATTTGTAGATTATGCTTGTACTGAAAATCGTTTAAATCAAGGTTTAGATTATTTAAAAGAGCAAGGAAAAGAACTAGACCCAACTAGTACAGGTGACTTTATTAAATGGGTTATGAATGATATTCTAAAAGAAGAATCAGACGTTTTACTTGAAAACGGTTTAACTTGGAAAAATGTACAAGGTATGTTAGCCAAAAAAGCACAAACATTTTATAAGTCAAAAGCATTTTAACTATTGACTTAAATTTAATTAAAGCCTAGAATAAAGATCTAGGCTTTTTTAATACATTAAATTGGAGAAATCAAAATGAAATTCAAAGAAGTAGCACAATTACTTACTACCTTAAACCCAGAACTTTTCACAACTAAATTTATCAAAAATCCAAAACCTTTACCTTTAAAGGTACATTTATATTTAATTGATAAGTATTTAGAGTTATTTGGTGGTAGTAAAACACAAGCTAGACGATTAGTTGGAAATTTACTATGGCGTTTTACTAATCGACCTAAATATTGGCATAAAATCGTTTCTTGCCCTTATCGTGTAGATTTGCAAGGAAAACAAGATGAAAATCAGTCTATTGAAACTGATCACAAAATCAATGCTCAAATTAGTTTAGATGAGTTTCATGATAGAAAATACTGGAAATTAGCTAACGAAGGAAGATTTGACAAAGTAGTAAAAGACTTAATTACTAAAGATAAAGATATTATTGATTTGGAAAAAGTATTTGTAGCAGCAAGTGTTCAATTAAATAATTTAAAAGTACAAGAAGGTACAACTCAAGACCAAGTAGATGAATTGCTTGAATATCAAACTAAACGTATTGTAAAACGCTTATATAAATCTAAAGGTATTAGTTTTTATGCTTATCTTCCTGATGGTAATGAATTTATTAAATTACTAACAGAATGGTATGCTATTTACAAAAATATTTACGCAATCCAAGTGAATGGAAAAGTTTATAAGTGCGAAGCGTTTTATGCAAAACAAGTAGAAAAAGATAGCGAAAATAATTTAGAAAATAGTCAAAATATTTAAGTTTTTTATTGATTAAGACTTATGTTTATAGTAATATATAAATGTAAGAGATAAGGAGTTAGTATGAAAAAAGTTGTTTACATTGATATGGATAATGTTTTAGTAAACTTCCAAAGTGGTATTGATTCTTTACCTGAAAACATAAAAGCCGAATATAAAGGTAGATATGATGAAGTTGAAGGTATTTTTGGAACAATGATCCCAATGGAAGGTGCTATTGAAGCAGTATTAAAACTTTGTCAAAAATATGAAGTGTATGTTCTTTCTACTGCTCCTTGGAATAACCCTAGTGCTTGGTCTGATAAATTATTGTGGATTCAAAAATATTTTGGAAAAGGTGAAGAAAGCCCATTATATAAAAGAGTTATTTTAAGCCACAATAAAAACATGAATATCGGAGATTATTTAATTGATGATAGAACAAAAAATGGTGCTGGGGAATTTAACGGTGAATTAGTTTTGTTTGGTAGCGAAAATTATCCGAACTGGAAATCTATTGAAGAATATTTAGGTGTTTAATGAAGTTAGCAATAATAGGATCAAGAACTTTTACCGATAGTGAGTTAGCTTGGAATACTTATAAAAATCTACCTTTCTTAGACCAAGTAACACAAATTGTTAGTGGTGGTGCTAAAGGTGCTGATTCAATAGCTGAACTATTAGCTAAATGGTCTGGAAAAGAAATAATTGTATATTATCCTGATTGGGATAAATATGGTAAACAGGCTGGATTTATTAGAAATAGACTAATTATAAATGATAGCGATTGTGTATTAGCTTTTTGGGATCTTAAATCCAAAGGAACTTTAAATAGTATTCAACTAGCTACTAAGAAAGGAATACCTGTTCATATAAAAAGGTTTTAAAGATATGGAAAATGTTGAATATGTATTAGACTATGAATATCCAACGGAACGCTGGGGATGTAAAACTACAGTAGAAGAAACTAGGGTATTTAAAAGTTTAGATGAAGCTTATTATTTCTTTTCGATAGAAAGAAATAATAAGAATAAATATAAATCATTTAAAAAAGTTACAAGCGAAACATTAGATTTACAAGATCATTATATAAAAGCTATACAACAACAAAGCTATGTAGTAGATTATTATGATATTTCTATGAATAGAGAATATTTTGATACTTATGAAGAAATGTATTTATTTATAAAAAATAACAATATTACCTGTAAAATAGATAAAGTTAGAGACCCTTTTGGTAATGATTTAACCAAGGTATTTGTTAATGATTAAAGTGAAAAATTATACATTATTTTTTGGTAAGGAAGATGAGCTATCTAATTATTATCCTTGCCAATTTTCATATTTAGGTAGAAATTATTTATCAGTTGAACATTTTTATATTAGTCAAAAGTTAATTGCTATGCAATGTCAAAAAGAACTTGATATTTTAAATTTTACAATTGATAATGATTCTTTCTTAAAATCTTATCTTAATGGTAGGCTATCAACTAGAGATATTTTAGACAACCCTACTTATTTAACTTGGTTTCATAAATATATGACTCAATTTAAACACTTAGGTCGTACTAGAAATGGAGATATTAAAAAGTGGGAAAATGTCAAAGTAAAAATTATGGATCTAGGTTTATCTTTAAAGTTTAAGAATATTGATTTAGCACAAACTTTGCTTGATACTGATGATACTATTTTAGTAGAATGTAGCCCTTATGATTCTTACTGGGGGATTGGTATGTCAAAAGATTTTGTAAAAAGCATAATTGAACAAGATAATTTTGATAGCTATACGCAAGGACAAAATCAGTTAGGTAAATGCTTAATGAAGATAAGACAAGATTTAAATGATTATTATCAATCAATTAATTATTAAAGGAAATGAAGTATGATTAAAGAAGTACAATTTGGTGCTGAAGCACGACAAAAAATGTTAAAAGGTGTAAATACAGTTGCTAATGCTGTAAAAGTTACATTAGGTCCAGCTGGTCGTAACGTAGTCTTAGATAGACAGGGTATGCCACCTGTTATTACTAAAGATGGTGTTTCTGTTGCAAAAGAAATTCATTTAGAAGATAAATTTGAAAACATGGGCGTACAGATGATTAAAGAAGTATCTGTTAAAGCCAATGATCGTGTAGCTGACGGTACAACTACAAGTATGGTATTGGCTCAAGCTATTGTACAAGAAGGTGTGAAATTAGTTGAAACAGGTTTAAATCCTGTTGAATTAAAACGTGGTATTGATAAAGCTACTGAAGTAGTAGTAAAAGAATTAGCAAAACTATCTAAACCTTGCGAAACACAACAAGAAATTGAACAAGTAGCTACAATTTCTGCAAACTCTGATAAAGCTATTGGTAAACTAATTTCTGAAGCTATGGCAAAAGTTGGAAAAGATGGTGTTATTACGGTAGCTGAAGGATCAGGCTTACAAGATGAATTAGAAGTAGTTGAAGGTATGCAATTTGATCGTGGTTTCTTATCTCCTTATTTTGTAACTGACCCAGAAAAACAAGTAACTGAATTTGATAATCCATTTATTTTAATGACAGATAAACGTATTTCAAATATTCAAGACCTTATTCCACTATTAGAGCAAACAGCAAAAGTTGGTAGACCTTTAGTAATTGTTGCTGAAGATGTTGAAGGTGAAGCACTTGCAACTTTAGTAGTAAATAATATGAGAGGTACAGTTCGTGTAGTAGCAATTAAAGCTCCTGGTTTTGGTACAAGAAAAACTGAGTTAATGCAAGATTTAGCTATTGTAACAGGCGGTGTAGTATTTAGTGATGAAGTTGGTTTAGATTTAAATAAAGCAACACTAGATCAATTAGGTCAAGCAAAACGTGTAGTAGTAACACAAAATGATACAACAATCATTGATGGTAATTCTAATAAAGAACAATTAGACCAACGTGTTCAATTATTAAAAACACAATTATCAAAAGTTAGTAATGACTTTGAAAAAGAAAAACTACAAGAGCGTATTGCTAAATTTGTTTCAGGTGTAGCGGTAATTCGTGTTGGTGGATCAACTGAACTTGAAATGAAAGAGAAGAAAGATCGTGTTGATGATGCCTTAGGTGCAACTCGTGCTGCTGTTGAAGAAGGTATCGTTGCAGGTGGTGGCGTTGCTTTGTTGCGAGCAAGTACTAAGCTAATTACATTAAGTGGTGATAATAATGAGCAAGATTTAGGTATTAAACTAGTATTTAAAGCGGTTCAATCACCTTTACGACAAATTGTAATTAATGCTGGAGAAGATGGTTCAGTTATTTTAAATAAAGTATTAGCTGAACATGATAATTATGGTTATAATGCTTTAACAGGTGAATTTGGTGATATGCTAGAAATGGGTATTTTAGACCCTACAAAAGTAACAAGATCAGCTATTCAGTTTGCAAGTTCTATTGCTGGCTTAATGATTACCACTGAATGTATGGTTACAGATAAACAACAAGAAAATAATTTATAATACCAATTGAAATAAATAAAAACCTATGCTATATTAAGTATAGGTTTTAACATATAGAACGAGAATAAATATGTCAAGAGAAATTGCATACGGTCGTTTAGTTTGTGATGATGAAACGACTAAAAAACTTAATGAATTTGCTAAATCGCTAGGTTTAAACGAAGTATCAGATGAATATCACTGTACTTTACTATATTCAGGCGATAATGTAGAAAAATTATTAAAGAAAAAATTAAAACTTAAATTTCCTCTAAAAGCAAAAATTAAAGCATATCATTTATTTGGTGATAACAAAAATTGCTTAGTATTAGGTTTAGAAAATGAGAAAATTAATCAATCTTGGGATCAGCTTATGTCAGCTGGTGCAAATTGGGATTATCCTGAGTTTACTCCTCATTTATCACTTACTTATAATTACAGTGATAGTAATATTCCAGATAATTTACCTGATTTCGATATTGTTTTCAAAGGTTATAAGGCAGAAAAATCAGTTAGTGATTTTGATCCACAAACTGATGCAGTAAAAACTTTATCTGAATCTCTAAAAGAATCAGCTAGTCTTTCGCAACTAATTTTATTTGCTAGTAAATTCAATAAATCTGGTAAAGAGGTTGAAACATTTAAAGTACAAATTCCACAATCTTTATCTTTTAAAGATCTAGTAGATTCTTTTCAACGGGCATTAGCAATTATTCATCCTGATAAAGTAAAAGATTTTCAAATTAAATCAGTAGGTTCAAGTGGAATTGAATGTATTAGTAAAGATAAGCAACGTTTATATGGTGAATTATCTCCACAAAACGGATTAGTAACATTTTACCAATAGGAGTTTATATGGCTATTGTAATTGATAAAAACGTTAATATTATTACCGCAACTACAAGTAAAGTAAAATCTGTCACTATTTCTTTTGGCGGTAAGAAATATCTAGAAGCCTTAGAAGAATGTGGTTTTAAAGAAGGTGATAAATTAGAAGGATCAATAGATTTTGATGCACGTTCAGGTAAAATCGTATTTAATGTTAAGTCTTTTAGTTAATTAAAAGTAGGAAAAGAAAATGAAGAAATTAGTTATTTTATTATCACTGTTTTTATTAACAGCTTGTGATACAGTTCAAGATAGAACAAATAGGTATATTACGCATATTTGTTATGATGAAGTTACATATTTGGTATATGATAGCCCATCTTCTGATAGATTCGGTATTACTGTACAATTAGATAAAGAAGGGAAAATAGTGCCTTGTCAAGTTGTACAAAATGAAGATGGTAAAAAAGTGTATTGGAAAACTAAGTAGGTAGGATTATGATTTTAACTGAAATTGAAGGAAAATATACAACGCTTAGATTAGAAGATAGCGAAGATAACCCAAATAATGCTATTTTAGGTGTTTATACTGATACTCGATATGTAGGCATTGAATTAGACCAAGAACAGATTAAAAGTCTTTGTCATTATCTAAAGGGGTTTACCAATGAAAAAGATTAAGCAAGGAAATTCATTATGCTTTCATAATCATAAACAAAATTTAGGTTTATTTTTGGAAGTAGAAAACGAAAAAACTACTCTAGCTATAGCAACAGGTAATGGTGTGTATGAATATGGTTTAAGTGATGTTGAAATCATGGCTTTATATAGTGAGCTAGGTTTAATTATTAAATCAAAATTAAAAGAAGGTAGTGCAAATGATGACACTTTTTAAATATGAATTAGATAGCAAGTTAAAACTAAAATTAAATAAAATCGAAGATAATAATGAAAAGCAATATATTGTTAAGTTAGTTGCTTTTTCAGGTCAATATGAAGTTCCATTGATAGAAGAAAAATTTAAGGAGTTTAACCGTGCTAGTAATCGTTTTCAAGATATTGAAGAGGATATTAAGCAACTTATGGGGTATTAAGTTATGTTTTTAGTATATTTACTTTCAATTCTATCTAACGCAAGAACGTTACTTGAAGTATATTTAATTATTTTAGGAGCACTTACTATTATACTATGTATAGTTCTTATTATAGTTTCTACTAGATATACGTTATTAAAAGACGGAACACTGGTATCAAATGGTTCAAGTTCAGATTGGCTCAATATTGCTAGTTTTACAGGTATGATTTTACATTATTTTAATGCTGTAAAATGGATTTATCTTATACCTATTATTTTATACTTTCTTTCACCTAGAAAAGACGTATTAGAGATGATTATTCAAAGGTTATAAAAATAGAGGATTGCTAAATGAGCTTAAATTTAGAAAAAGATAAAAAGAAAAATAATATAGACTGGAATTTTATTACTTTTTGCGTAGTGTTAGGATTCGTTGGTATAGTTGCACTTATTGTCAATTTTCATGAAATTGATAGACCAAAAGAAAATAAACTAGAAAAAGGTTCTTATTTAAAATTACAGGAATGTAGAAGAATAGAACAAAATAAGTGGCATTGTAATGTGTCTATTGTAACAAATACGGAGTAATAGTATGTTAATAAAAGCAACAGATATATCTGGTAATAATGTATATATCAATCCTACTTACGTTATTAAAATTCAACGTACTAAAGATAGGTTTGATGGAAAAACAGTAGACAGCTTAACAATACAGCTATTAGGAAGTGGATATGTTAATTTACCTTATTCACTTGAACTAGAAGAAACATTGATTAAGAATATTGTAGAAAAGGTGAGTTATGCGGCAGTATCTTAATCTATTGGATCGTATTGTAAAAGAAGGTGAATGGGTTGAAAATAAACGTACTAAATCTAGATGCCTTACTGTTATCAATCACGACCTTACACTTACACCTGATCAATTTCCACTTGTGACCACTAGAAAAAGTTATTATAAGGCAGCTATTGGTGAGATTTTAGGCTATATTCGTAGCTATACTAAAACTAGTCAATTTCATGAATTAGGTGTGAAAACGTGGGATGCCAATGCACAAAATCCTGATTGGCTTAATAACCCTAACCATAAATTTATGAATGAAAAATATGGCGATTTAGGTCTTATTTATGGTGCTGTTGGAAATCAGATCCATAAAGTAAAAATTAGAAATAAAAAACTATCTTTATCAGATGAATTAGTTAGTGGTCATACTTTGAAAGATATTGTAGATAATTTAACTAATGACAATGATACTAGGGGTTTAATTTGGAACTTTTGGAATCCTATGTACTTTGAATTAGGTTGTTTAAGACCTTGCATGTTTATGCACCAATTTTCATTATTAGGCGATACAGTACATTTAAATACAACACAACGCTCACAAGATGTCCCGTTGGGTGGCAACTTTAACATGATCCAAGCGTGGTTTTTATTATGGTTAGTTTGTCAATTATCAGATAAAAAACAAGGTAACGTATATCATAAAATTGTTAATGCTCACATTTATGAAAATCAGTTAGATCAAGTTAAAGAGCAATTATCTCGTACACCTTTTGATCCACCTACATTTAAGTATGTAGGAAAAGAAAAAATTACGTGGGATTATGTATTAAATCGTATGCACCCTAATGATTTTGTAGTAGAAAACTATCAATATCATCAACCTATTAAATTTGAATTTACTGTATAAATAAACAGGTATTATAATGAAAGCTAAAAATTCAAATTTACATAAAGCAAAAAGAAATAAAAATGATGAATTTTATACACAATATGCTGATATTGAAAAAGAGATAAACGCATATTTAGAATTTGATTCAAATACTTTTAAAGATAAAGTTGTATTGCTACCTTGTGATGATCCTGAATGGAGTAATTTTACAAGATATTTTGTTCAAAATTTTGATAAGTTAGGATTGAAAAAGCTAATTAGTACAAGTTATGCAATTGATGGTGGGCTTGGTAAAATTTTTGTTTTAGATAAAGACACTAATAATAATGGTGTAGATATTAACAATTTAAAATGGGAATATTTAAAAGGTAATGGTGATTTTAGAAGTGATGAGATAAAAGCACTTAGAGACGAATCTGATATTATCATTACCAATCCACCTTTCTCTTTGTTCAGAGAGTTTATTGATTGGGTAGCTGAGGGTAATAATATTTCCTTTTCCTTGATAGCAAATAAAAATTGCGTTACCTATAAAGAAGTATTTCCTTTAATTAAGGATAATAAACTATGGTTAGGAAGAACAGAGTGGTCTGGTGGAATGTGGTTTAAAACAATGGATGAAAATAATGTAGATAAAGTTATTAATGGCATAAATATGAAAAATGTACCATCAATTTGGATAACTAACCTAGACCATGAAAAACGACACAAGCCATTACAATTAATGACAATGGAAGACAACAAAAAACTTAATAAAAAAGTTATTAAAAGTTCTGAAATTTACCAAAAATATGATAATTACAATGCAATAGAAGTTTCTTACACTAGTACAATCCCATCTGATTATAGTGGGGAAATGGGAGTGCCTATTAGTTTTCTTGATAAGTATTGCCCAGAACAGTTTGATATAGTTAAATTCAGAAAAGGAGATGATGAGCGTGACTTATCAATAAATGGAAAATGTCCTTATTTTCGTATCCTTATTAAACACAAAAAACCACTTGCACAAAACTAAAACTTGACTTATACTATAGCTACAGTAACAAGTAGGAGTCAAATTATGAATATGTTTGAAAAGCTAACTCGACAGAATAGAATCACACCTCCATTTAGTCATAAGGTTAGATTGAATAATACTACTTTCAATGTGACCGATGTGGAAGAGATTCAATTTGTTATTTCTTTTGAAAAAGTGTTAGTCTATATCAATAATGATCAAATTGCATCATTTACTTTCAATGAAAATGCTCTACAAGATTTTGGTGTTAAAGGTCTTATTATGCCAACTTCTGAAGAATTGATGAATATGCCTGGTACACATAGTTATAGTTGTGGGTCTTTCTTTGATAGTAATTTCTTTAAAAACATTATTTTCTTTGTAACAGATAATGAGGGTTTTGATGAAAAAATCAATCTTAACGTTATCTTTAAAAATATTTTATATGTCTTAAAGAAAGCATACAATAGACACCAAAATTACTAAGTAAGGATATAAAAATGGAAAACAAAGACAAAATTTTAATGGCTGATGGTAGTATTATCAATCGCATTCATTTCTTACAGGATTTAAAAGTAGGTGATGAGTTAGTAGGATATACTAGTTATTGGGGTAAAAGCGATCAATACGTTGTAGATTCTATAGGTAGAAAATATGCAACATTAAAACGTGGATCGACTGAATATAAAATGTCTTTAAACGATGGTATCTTTCATTATAAAGACCTTAACCAATTTAATATTACTTTCTTTAAAACACAAGAAGAATTGAGTGCTTATCTAAACAATTTGAAATGTAAAAAAGAAGTAAGAGATATACTTAGAAAATTAGATGTTAGTTTTCTAGATATTGAAAAAGTAGTGAAATTAAAATCTCTATTAGAAGAATTATAATAATAAACAAAAACATGTAACCTCGTTTTCCCTATATACTTTCCTCATGAGTATATAGGGATTTTTTATACCTAATAAAACGCAATATAAACGCCATACAAGCACTTTCTGTTTAAGGATATGGATTATATTAGTTGAATATAATAATGCAACTATGATTGATTTAGGTGGGTTTTGTGGGATATTTTAGATAAAAGAAAACCCTCTTAATGAGGGTTTATTGTTTAGGTCAATTGTGATTAGTAATCTAGTCTCTCTAATCTATCATAATTAACTACATATCTATTACCGTCAGAATCAATAATGCCAAAACTTTCTTCAATGATATTTGCTATTTTTACACAAGACTCTTCGCTTTTGAATGTTCTGTAGCAGTTACCACCATAATAGCTAGACCAAACAATAGCATATTTACAACCTTTTCTGAACTTAATTTCACGATCATAGTATTGGCTTGCAAGGTCATGAATACTACCTGTACCACTCATTTTTTGTGGAATAATATAAACTTTCATAATCTTTTCCTTATTTAGTTGATTCATTCTAATGCCTTATCTTTGATTCCTATTATAAGGATCTAGTTTTATTTGTCAATAGGGAAAATAAAAAAAGCTAAGATTTTTTAACCTTAGCTTTTCTATCTTTCTTTAAATCTTGATTAGCGTATCTTTCCAATTTTTTGTGTAGCCAACATGCTTAATATATTCAAAATCACCTGGAGCAACCCATACACCTTTTGTACTTTCTTCAATTGGTAATGGTTCGTGTTCATAAGCAAACATTCTACCTTCTTCGTCTGTGGCAATCCAATTCATATTATCACTTACATTAGCTTGATCACAGATTGTATATTCAATATTTACAGGTTTCATAACTTACTCCTTACCATTGATTTTCAAAATATTTCCATTCACCATTTTTATTTAGATAGTAGCAATAATCACAACCGTGTTTTTCCATTTTAGCTTGATACGCATTAGGACTAAAACAAACACCAATATCAACTACTTCTTTGTGGCTATCTTTGTAAAAACTAATTAAACTAATTTCTTCTTTTAATTGGCTAAAATCACCGTTTGAAATCAGTTCAGCCACTTTGTTTTTATCTTGATAATGCTCTAGTAACATTTTCAATTGATATTCAGGATAACCATCATAGTGACAATAAACATAATTAATTGAGCCATCTTGATTTTCTAATCCGATCAATGAACGTGTAGCCATAGTAAATTTCCTTCTAGTTTAATTTTCTTGGTTAGGGTTGAAATCTTATCAACCCTTTCAACAGTTCCCATTATAGAGATTTATAATACAATGTCAATATCTAAATCATACTTTTTTAATTTTTTCATTATTATTTTATTCATATAAAATTCAAAAAGTATTAATTCAATTCATATCACTAGACAATAAAAACCCCTAAATTTCTCTAGGGGTGATTGGTTAAAGTTTTGTTAGTGTTGCTTGTTGGTCGATTGGTTGATCAGGTGCGTATAAAATTTCCATACTACCAAAACCATCAGGAATCCAAGTCTTATATTCCTCTACCCAAACTGGTTTTTTAGCTGAAACCCAAACTACACCATCTACATCACGTACTAGCCAATTGAAATGATCTTCTACTTCAATCACTTTGCCATTTACTTTCACTTCTTTCATACCTAATCCTTAAATTTTTCTTACTGACTTTTTCCAATCTTGAGCTTTATAATCAATAAACCCAATCCAAATTTTTTCACTATTTATATTCCCCCAAAACTTATTATGGGGAATATAAGGTCTAGAAGTGAAAGCAAACCAACAACCATCTTGATCCATTGCAACCCAATTGAATCTAGGTGGAATATTTACTTCTTTTTCACCTAGAACAATTTTATTCCAATTCATAGTTTCTGTCATTGCTATTATCCTTTCTTTTCCATACTACTGGTAGATCATTTTCATAAGGTTTTACTAAACTAAGTTGTAAGATAAGTTTGCATAAATTACTCATTTTCAATACCCTCAATTGATTATAACATAACTAACATTATAGCAAGTGGTGCAAATAATAAAAATGTTACTACACCTAAAGCCATTAATACATTACCATTTTTCATAATAACCTCACTTTTCTTTATCAATCGTGGTCAAATCAACTAACCACCCAACGATTTCTATTATAGGTATTTTGAAAACAATGTCAATACTTAATTAAAAAAAATATTAAAAAAAAATGCTAAGTGATTAAATTTTCACCTAGCACTTATTCTTAAAGTTGTTTAGCGATTGAATAAGATAATATTACCATTAAACTAAACGCCACTGTAGAAACTAAAATATTAATCATCATATCTACTATCCAATCTTTTTACTTCTTGCTTTTGGTATTTAAATAATTCTGAATACGTATCACTACATTCTGATTGATAAAAATAAGGCAATAATCGTTTAGCAAAATAGTGGAAAATATCAACAGGATCAACTTCTTTTTTCTCTGTACAATTTTTCAAAAAGAAACTATAAACAGATGCTTTCATTACACAAAAAGAAATTTGAGTAAGTGTTGGCTTGAAGAAATAATTTTCAACAAAAACACGATTTTCATTAATACATTTTTCAACTTTACGCCATTTAACTTCTTTATCTTCAATTTGACTAAGTTCAGCCCAATTGAAAGCTAGGTCATGATATTCATTTTCACCTTGCTCTGTAACTGCAATATTATTAAAACCTGAATCATCAGAATTTAGGCTAGTATATAATCCTTTTTCTAATTCTTCCAAATCATTTGGAATAAATGAACCGTAGCCTGTGTATTTAGCTTTAAAGGGTGGACTAAAAGGCTTCCACCAATCGTCAGCATAACACCCAAGATTGTCAATATAAACATCATTACCCTCCGTACAACGTTTTGAACTAACTTTACCACTAACAACACTTACACACCTTTGAATAGGGATAACAAAAACTTCTTCTGTATCAACTACAGGTAAATCAGAAACACCACAATTAATATTAAAACTACCCATATAAATTCTCCTTACTTGTTAAAACAGGGTTAGAAAATCAACCCTGTTACTATTATTTTAAACTTAGATTATACACTAATTCATTATCATTCCAAGTATATTCAGCAACTTTATATTCAGCATTTTCAATCGCTTTTTTACTTGGTTTTAAGTAAAGGTTAAAGTAAGTGAAAGATACCCATCTTTGCTCTGATTCATCATACCAACCATCTTTAGCAGTAAGGTTATTATAAATTCCTGTTACTTTTTCTAATACTTCAACTAATTCCTTACTTTGTTCATTTTCAAGATTGAAATGATCTTCAATATAGTAGTGATTGATAGGTTTTACATCTTCAATTCTTTTTGCATAATTTCTTTGCAACCAAATTCTGTTAGGATCTAATTTATCTAAGTGAGAGAAAACATAAGGAGTTTTAATAGTTACTGAAAATACACTACAAGCACCAACCCTTATACTAATTCCAAAACCTTTTGGAAGGATTTCTTTTGCTTGTTCAATCATCTTAGATTTTAATTCTTGATTGTTCATAACTTTACTCCTATTTCACTTCTAATTCGTTTGCTAAACCTAATACAAAATCAACCATCACTTTACAAAATTCATTTCTCAATTCTTCGCTATTTTGTAAGTATTGTTTAACTTGTTCATTATTCCAACCTTTTTTAGCTTGTAACATTTTTAACGCTTCGTAAAATGCTAATTCTTGTACTTCGTTCATTTTCAAAAAGTTTTCTAGGTTCATTTTTCACTCCTTATTGTGAAATCAATCATCTCGTTACAGTGGCTATTATAAGGATTTTTAGATCAGAGTCAATACCCTTTTTCAATTTTTTATCAAAAATCAACAATTATTTTATTCATACAAAATCAAATAAACTTGAAATTAATTCATATACCAAAATAGCAAAAACCCCTAACTAAATTGCTAGGGGTTGTATGGTTATAGATTTTTGATTAAATTGTTAGCCATAATTTGTAGTGGCTTTCCAATCTTTTCTAACGCACCGTCAGGATCGTTTGAGAATTTAAAATCATTATTCCACATATTTAGGAAAGTAGTGTTTTCTAATAAGTCAAAATCATCACTACTAAATACTATATCATAACCTGTATTATAATTTAAATTGCCTATACTTTTGAAAATTGAATCGCTATCTAAAAACCAAATTACCTGCCCTATCTTAATTTTCAACATAACGTGAGAAAATCCAAACTCAGCCATTGTATCATTTAATAGTTCTTCATCTAGTTCTTTATCAATCCCTCTATTAAATTTCTTAATACACTTTCTATTCAATTTTCTTGTATGTTTTAAATCATCTTCATCATAAGTATAGCCTAGAAAAACATAACTTACTTTTACCTTATCTTGTAATTTTAAGTGATTGATTATTGTTTCAATTGGTTGTTTAAGTAGATAAGCAAACACACCACAACCCCCATAGTCAATATCATACATTTTACTTTTAAAGTATTTGCAATAAGTAGAGTGATATTTTTCTAATGCTTGTTTAAATTGGGTGATAGGTGTGTTTTTCATATTTAGTCCTTAATAACCAACTTCATCAATATATGCACCAATAACATTTAATAGGTTTTTAGTTTGATTATCTAAACCATCTGATAAGCTATTTAATGTTTCTTCTAATCCGTGTTCATCCCAATTGTTGTAGAAATCTTGATCATATTCACACTCTAATAATTTAGGCAATTGATCCCAAAAATACTCACTACCTAAGCAACTTGTCATTTTAACTAAATCAATATTAGAAATAGCTTGGAATAATTTTTCTTTATTTGATACGTACATAATTAGCTCCTTATTTTACTTGCATATTACAAAATTCTACAAAATCATTAAAATTGTGTTCATTTCCCATTCGATCAACAAAGCAATCTTTTTCTTCATTGTAAGCCAATTTTAACATTTGACCATCAGGCTTAACACACACTACTTCTTCTTCGTTGTAAAAAGTATCTCGGTTTATATCACACTTTTGTATCCATTGCAATTCTAAATTAAACATATCATTTTCCTTATTTAATTTCTTTTAAACAATAACCGTTATCATCATAATCTAAAATAAGATTAGATTCAAGATAATCTTTTAATGAAATTTGTTCTTCAATCGCTTGCCAACTTTTCTCATCTTCTAATAAATGAGCTTTACCACTGATCACATATTTTTCACCGTTGATAACTTTAATTGGTGTATCAAATCCTTTGTGTTTTTCCCAATTGATTAAGCTATTACCAGCACCCCATAAATCATCTGAACTACCAGCAAACCAATCACGAATAGGGTGTTTAATTACGTTTATCATTTCAAGCTCCTTATTGCTTATCAATCTTTACGGTTCTTATTATAGGGATCTGAAATCGTTTGTCAATAGGTAAATTGAAAAAAATAAAAAATAGTTAGATTAAAAAACCTAACTATTCTATCTTATTCAACAACTTTAACAATATAGCCACCATGCCTACCATCAAATAGTATAACTGGTTCTATTGTTATTTCGTTTTTTAAACATTTAGTCATTGTATCGTAACTAAACACTAAATCTGACCCACTTTCATAAGATGACCAACAAAAACTAACTCCAATAAAGCGACATAGCTTTGTAATATGACTACATTCTTTTGGAAATTGATCTTTTAATTTTTGTATCAATTTTTCTGAAGTTGTCATATTTAATTACCAAAACACTCTATCAAATTCATATCTACCATTTTCGTCCTTATCAACATAATGAACCGAGAAATTATATAGCGGTGTTTCTACTGATACGGATAAGTAATTATACTTGAAGAAATTGTCTCTTTTAAATCCATGCTCATTTATTTCTTCAGGTGGATTTTCTCTAGTATAGCCATAATCTAATCCGCCTAAGAATAAAAATAAACTATCTTCCACTTTACCACCCACTAATCTCTAAATGAACAACTTCACTAGCTAAACCATAAACATTTTTTACTTGATAGCCCTGTTCCTTAATTTTTGCGTGTAGATTGTTATCATTAATTTTTATATTTTCAGGTAATAATTCTTGATAAATTCTAACTTTATCTTCTTTCAAAAAATTAGCCTTAATATGAAAATCAATCTTTTGTAAAGCCTCATCATACTGCTTACTTTTTAATTCTTTTAAAGTTGCAATAGGTGTTAAGGGTTTATTACTATCTAATTCATTATAATAAGGCTTTTGAATACGCCTAGCATCGCCACCAACTAACTCACCTTTCCATTCTTCTTGCATTTTCCAATCTGTAACACTCATAATTTACCTTAATATACTACTTTCAAATCATCTAATGGTAGGTTTTGATTAAATTCAATCAATACCACTTTATCATCACTATCAGCTAAAATACCTGTATTTGTTTCATAATTATAACCCAATGCACGGTATCTTTTTCCTTTGTATTCTACATCTAATTTAGCACTAATAGCAAAGTGGAAAATCTCAACTAACTTATCTTTAGGTTTAAATTTATTTAAAAAATCCACTATATCACGAACATAAACTTGACCATTACTAACACTTTCATAACTAATTGCATCAGTCCAAGTACCATCAGCTTGTTTCATTTTACAACGACCAGTTGTAAAATATCCTTTTTCTTTATATTCTACATACATAATTTACCACCTATTTCAATACCAAAAAACAACGATCTAATAAAATAGTGTTAGATTTTGGCTTACAATTAAATTCAGACCAATATTGCTCTTCATCGTTTAAAACAGATAAAGTATCACCGACTTTTGAAAAAGTACCTAATCCAGTATTAGGTGTTGTATCAATTGAATTAGTGATAGGTTTAATAAGTCTTAATGTTACCATTCTTTCAAAATTAAACTTCTTTTCAATTGATACTACTAAAAATTTGTCATATTCTGACCCATTTCTAAATTCTAAAATACTACCAATTTCAATATCTTCAACGTTCATAAATCTAACCTTATTCTAATTTACTTTTCATAAAATCCAACCAAACTTGAGCATCTTCTTCTGTTCTAAAGCATTGACCATGTTTAGCAGAACATCTATCAAAATCGTTAGATTCCCAATATTCACTTTCATAATTAACTACACCGCCATAAATATAATAATATGGTTCATCTTCACGTGGAATAAAAGGTTTAGGTAAATCTTCAGGATTGATAGGGTCTTTCCACATACCAGCTATACTGTATTTTGAATAGTTATGTGCTACACATTTACCACTGATTGACCATCTAAAAATTAATAAAGTACCTTGAACCATACCAACTAAAGGATAATCAGTTTTTCCATCAAAAATATCTTCTATATCTTGAATGTTTTTGAAAATGTATGCTTTAAGACCATTACGCAACACAACAGGCTCACCGTTCAATGCTTTTTTCAAATCAAATTCAATCATTTTTTACCAACCTTTAATAACAAGAGAATTTTCTCTAGATTCTACTTTATATCCAGCTTTTTTAATAAGCTCAATCAAACCTTTATCATCTACTTTATTTCTTAATGATCTACTATTCACTACTACTAAATCACAAACCATAAAATTTCCTTGAATTAGTTTGCTAATTGTTTTCAAATCTTCAGCGTATCTACTTTTTTTCAACTCTTTAATTTTTGCAAGTGGAATTAGATCTGCATTTTCTGCAACTTCAACTACAACTTCCTCTTCAGTTGGTTCTTTTGGTTCAATCCAAGGTGCTGTTTCTTTCAATTCTAAATCCTCACAAGTAAGAATTCGTCTATTTGTATAAACAGTAGGGTATGAATAAGCACCATAAGCAATACTATGACTTAAATAAATCCAATATGTATCACCTTTTTCAGCATAAGCAGTTGTTGTGGTAGCTACATAATTTAAGTAAATTGGATCTTTAATTTCAGAGATTAGTTGTAAGCATAGTGGTAGATTATCAGCTTCATTAATACTTATAACAACAAACTCAGCCTCACTAACTTTATCAACTACAATATCACCAACTTTTAATAATTTAATTTGATCTAGTTTCATTTTCTTTTACCTTTGAAATATGTACCTTTTAGATAAGTAGGCTTGAACCAATTAGCAACATATAACTTATTTCCTTCTTGCTCATAAACAATACTTTTTGCAATCCAAAAATCACCATAATTGTCATGAAATAAATAAGCCTTTTCTGTTTCATATAATAATGACTTGATATAAATTACACCATAATCATCATCGTATGTATCAATCCCATTTTCTTCAGCCCAAGCCATACTATCACCTACTCTTTTATTTTGTCAAGGTCTTTTAAATAGTCTAAACATAATTTTACACTTTTCAATTTTTGATAATTTGAATCAAGGTAGCAAATAATACGAAAAGGATCTGAATCATCTACTAAAATATACGTTCCATTGCTAGTAGATCCAGCTATAAAACCACGTTCAACAACACCGTCAGTATTTTCAACATAGACTAATTCACCTGTCTTGTAAGAATATCTAAGCACTTCTGAATTATTTTTAAAAGTAAAAACAAGATTATTACTACCATTGTTTTTTATATCAACTCCTAGTGCATTCCACGTAACAGGTGTAATAGATTTTATATCTGTATCATTAACATAACCAACATATAATGCGTGTTCAGGAATATATTTTAAAATATAAGCCTGCTGACCGTCTCTAGTTGGTAATGTTTTATTGTACTTTAATGCAAGATTTAAATAACGTTTAGATTCTTCTACACTATACATAACAAATTCCTTAATATAAAGCCCATAGCAGAATTATTATTTTAACTCATATAATCACTAGCCTTAATCATAAAAATCCTACTATGAACGATTTATCCCTATTCTATAGCACTAAATCAACTTGATCTAAACTAAATATTTCATCACTAACATACTCAGCAATCAATCCTGAATTTGATTGATAAACTGTAATATATCTTGAATCTTTAGTCTTACCAATTACATTAACAGTTGATATACCATAAGGAGTTTTAATAGTCATACCAATACCATTCTGTAGTGCATACTCCGCTAGTTCATTAGTTGATGAGATAACTTTAATATTGTAATCAGAAAGTTCAGTATTTACTCCTTCTTTAGTCCAAGTAGTTGCTTTAGTTTTTTGTTTTAGTGTAATGCTACTGACACCTACTACATAACCAATATATTCATCAGTTAAGCTAATATATCCTATAATCTTAGCAACTGCTCCATTTTTTAAATTGACTGATTTACCACTTTTTAAAGCGTACTCCAATAATTCTTGAGCTGTAAATTTTTGCATACTAATCCCCTAAAGCAATAACACTAAACTAATAAATACTGCTAATCCAATTGATAATGACCATCTTTTCATAAATGATCTCACTTCTTTATCTTTTCGGTTAAAAAATAGCCAACGAACCATTTCCACCGCACCTAAGATAAAAAAGAATGTAACTAAAAATCTTAGCACTAACGCCATTTTTAATTACCTCTTAAAAGAATAAACAACCAATTACAAAACCTACTACTAACCCTACCCATTGCTTTTCAACAAATTCTGGAATAGTTTTTGTAAGTGCTTTTGCAAGTTGTTCTGATAGTTTTAAGTTTGAATTTCCTAACATAATTTTTTCCTCTATTGGTTTAAGGATTGAATGCTAAAAATAACCAACAAATACCAAACACGCCTAATAATACAATCAAACCTTGACCTAATTTAATTAGCCAATCAATTAGTTTAATTTCTTCATTATTCATAACATAATCCTTAGTTGTTTTGTTTAAATTCAGTTTGATCCTAACCTACTATTTTTCGTTTGTCAAGCTAAATTCATATCCTTTTGAAATAACTCTTTTAGTTGGTCATAATTATACATATTCTTTTCCATGATAAATTGTTCACGCTTTTTCATGATTAAATCTTTCAAACTCACATCGTTGCCAAACACTTCAAACCAAATATTGTTAGCTCGATTGACACTGATACGAAAAACAGTACCATCACGACCTGTATTCATACTGATTGAGATATTATCAAAAACTAAAGTATATTCATAGCTTTCTTCGATAAATTTCGCTTTATCTAAATTCTTTTCTAACGCCTGAATATCTAAATCACTAAGATTTACTTGTTTTGAACTAATATATTCCATTTTACCACCTATTTAAAATTCCACGTTTCAGTAAATTGTTTATTAGTCATATCTACCATTTCACAACCAAAATATTCAGCTAAAATATACCAGCTTGGAACGGTAGGGCTATTATTATATTTTTTGTTATATTCTTTCACATAACGTAAAGCCAATTCCTCAGACTTGAAATATAACATTTCATCAGTTCTACTACCCCAACCAGCTTCACTTTCAATCATAGCTACAATATATACTCTTTCCATATCTATTATCCTCATTTAATTTTGCCAATAAAATAATTACTACAAACTAACTTATTTGCAACCTCTATTACAATGCTTTGATAATCTTTGCTTAAGTCAATAGGTTGTTTTTCATAAAATTTTACTTTCCAATAAAAACCTTCATCTCCATTTAAGTCAAATGTAAAACTATAAAAACCTGAATTACATAAATCTTTATGCACTACTACTTCTTTTTTATTACTTAGATAAAATTCTAAATCATTAAGATAGTAAGGCATTTTATGAACTTTAATTGCCTTAAAGTGATTTTTATAATCTTCTAAATCTTCAAATTTTACATAACCTTCAACATACCCAATATGATCTAAGTCGAGCGGTGTAATATCTAAAATTGGTTTAATTATCTTTTGTGTGCTATGCAAAAATCTAAGTCTTTCAAAATACTCATTTAACCAAAAATCAACCCTTTTAGCTTCTTCTTTACTTGTTACTGATTTAATTTCAATTGAAATACTTTCATAAAAACCTCTTAAATCTATTTCTTTTATTTCAATATCTGGCTTATCTAATTCAATCTCACCTTTAAATTTAGATACTCAATTATTGTATTTATCAAATAATCTTTAGCAACTGATCCACCATATCTAAAAGCAAATCCTTTATTTGGCATAAAAAACGTATTAGAATAACCTTTATATTCTTTATCAATAATTGGTTGTTTTTCTTTCACTTCTTCTTTTTTAAATAGCTTACAAAGTAATTTAAACATACTATCCCCTTAGTTTAGTTAATTTTACGCAATATAAAATAGTTTATTCTACTATTTTAAGAAAGTAAGGTGGCACACTCAATCTAACATAATCATTCACTAGCATTATAGTAAACCCCTTTATAATTTTGATTACATACTAACCTACTTAGATCTTACTTGTCAATAGATAATAGTAAATAATAACCTAAAAAACCTATCACTATGGTGTATGCACTTAGAAACAAACTTAAAACCTATCTACATACACCATAGTGATAATAATAGATAGATTTAACTATATATCTAAAATCCTTAATATAACGCTTATTTCAGGCAATAAAAAAACCTACCTAAACAATCCTACTATCACACTAAAATAATGCAACAGTAAGCGATTTAGGTAGGTTATATTTGATTATTGATATTATTTTTTACCTAATTTCTTGTTATGTAATTTAACCCAATGCCAAATTATCGCTCTATCATAATCAGATAATCTAATTTCTATATTCTTTTCAAAATTAACTACCTCTTTTGAATAGTGATAGTAGTGATAGTCCTTTATACGAAAGGATTGCATTTCTGTGATATAATTTTCACTATTAAATAAAGCACTTTTAAATTCAAGCAATTTACTAGGCTCATTATATCTATTGTATATCAGTATTAAGTAGTATTTTGTATGTTCAAAGTCAAATAGATTAAAATAGCACATAAGACTAAAACAAAACATTACTACAACTATACCACTTATTTCAATTATCATAACACATACCACCAGACAAAAACATATCTCTTAATTCAATAATCCCTTTATCAATCACTTGTTCGATTGGTTGTTTAGTAAGCCAAGTCATAAACTCAACATCTAACGTATCTAAACATTTAGCGAAAGGGAATTTACTGGTATAAGTGCGTTTGTACAAATCAGCTAATCCTCTTCTACGTTTCCAATCTGAATAATATTTGCCTTTATACTTGAACATAAAGCCTGTTTGGTCTTCAATTACATAACCTTCAACTTGACTTTTATCAGCCCATTTGAACCAATCTTCTAATTCAGTCCAATTATCCACTGTTTCTAATAAAACTTTAGATATTAAGTTAGTAGATAAAACCAAATCAACATAATCAACAGTCTCATATTCAAGTTGGTTTTTGATAGCTTGTAATAAAACTAATTTATCTTCATCATATTTAATGATATGTGGATCGTGTTTTGTAATAACCTCAAACACTAAACTACAATTATTCTCAGTAATAAATTGTTTAATTAGTTCAATATCTTTAGCATTTAATTGGTTATAAAATAGCTCTTTAAACCAATCTACATATTCACTGTTTGTTACAGATTTAGTAGCAAAAACAAACTCACCATCAATTACAGATAAAATGCCTAGATAACCGTTTTCTTTTAACCATAATTTAACAGGGAATTTTAAGTTAGCTTGTAATGATCGTTTAGTAGTAGCTTCTACTTCCCCGCCATAGTTGAAAAATTTATTAAAGCTACGCAATTTAACTTCACCACTTACCTTATCAACAAATAAACCTCTAGCTTTAATTGTCATATCATTCCACGCTTTCTTTTTAAACGCCATACGACTGAAATTGATAGAGATTAAATTATGATCACAAGCCTTAGACTTAACTAAACGACTTGATAACATTTTATTTACTTGTTCATTTTCTACTGTTCTATGATCAAGTTCATCGCCTTGTTGTTCTTCAGCTTTCAATACTTTAAATACTGTATTTTGATATTGCAAAATTTCAACAGGTTTATTTGGTTGAATTAAGCCTACTGATAAATGACCACCAAATTCTACTTCGCTTTCTAAACAATAAGAATAATCGCTACTTTCAACACCTCTATGACCATGTAATTGAATAAAGTCTTGGCATTTACCTTGTAAGTAATTGTCTTGATATAATTCACCTACATTGGTTTCATAATTACCTACACCTTTTACCATTTGTTCAGTTGAGATATAAGTCAATTTTGGAACACTAGTCAATCCACCGTGCGTAACCAAGTATTTTTGATTATGGAATTTAAAAGCATAACATTGTCTAACTTGTTTCCACCATTTGCGAATATCCTTTTTCAAGTCTACTACTTGATCTTCACTTAAATCTTTTACAAGTTCAGGTAAAGTATTTTTCAAGAAGTATCTTGATTTAACCTCTAAACCTTTAGCCCAATTGATTAAGTGTGCCTCGTGGTTTCCTTCCAGTTGAACTACGTTAGGTAAAGATTGAATAGATAAAATATAATCTAACACTTCTTTATTCTCAATACCACGATCTAAATAATCACCTACAAAAACATATAAGGTTTTAGGATCAATTTCACCAATAGCATCTTTTAAAACTGTATAACAACCTTGAATATCACCAATCACTTTTACTTGTTCATATTGTTTAGTAATATCAGGAATGTAAAAATTATCAATTTCTGATAAAGAATAAATACGTTTAAATCGACTTGGCAAATCCACGTTTTGAATTAAAGTATAAGCTCGTTTAATTGCTTCAACAGGAACAAATTTATATTGATCACGTTTAGCATTACGTTCAATACATTCTTCTAAAGTGGCTTCAGGTTGATAATAGTAAATCGAATATTTGTAATGATCAGCTAAATCAACATATTTTTTAACCAACTTAGGACTGTTATGTGTAGCATCAATAACAGTAAAATCCCCACGTTGCATACGTTCTTCTAAACATTGCAATAACATATTCCACGCTTGAGTATCATTTCTTTGTGTGATATGCCAATTCCCTTCTTCATTTAATTGTGGATTACAGATTAGCGTTCTAAATCTATCAGCCTCTAAAGTATATGGCTCTAAACCATTTTCTTTAATAAAAGTTGATTTACCAGAACCCATTGCCCCACGTAAAAGTAAAAGTGTTCTCATTTTATTTCCTTAATTAATTTTTCATAATTTCTTGTAAAGCACGTTCCCACTCTAAAGCATCGGATTCTGTTCTAAAGCACCAACCACATTTAGCAGCATTATAATCTACATGACTACCCATAAACTCTTCTCTACCTATACCACCTCCCCAAAAAATGAAGTAGTATGTTTCACCAACTTTAGGAATAAATGGTTTAGGTAAATTTTCTAATGTAATGCGTTCAGGTGGTTCTTCCCACATCCCAATTATATCTAAACATGTATCAAACATAGTAGAGTACTTTCCATCTTTAGTCCATGCAATTGAAGTATTTGCAACTTCACCTTTTTCGTTAAATGCTATTCCATGCAAACAATATGATAAATTAGTGCCTCTAACATATTTTAAATTGTCAGGCAATTGATAAAGAATTAAAGCCTTATTACCGTTTCTTAATGCAACGTATTCACCTTTTAATGCTTGTTCTAAATTAAACTCTTTCATTGATTATTTCCTTGTAAGAACGAAAGTAAAAATTCATCGCTATATTTCATCATTGGTGGATTATTCCACATATTTGATAATACTGAAATAAAGGCTTGAACCTCTGTTGAATCATGATCAATAACAATACGATGACCGTTTTTATTGGTAATAGTAATCTCATGACCACAACCACTATACCATTCAATTGTTAGGTTTGCAAAGACAAATTTTCTAGTCCTATTAGAAAAATCAGAATCAATTGTTTGATAATATTCAGTGTGAGAAAGCTCTTCCAAAATCCCTGTTAAGTTATATAGGAATTTATCTTTATCTTCATTCGACATTTTGATTTTCAAAGTCATAATATCACCCATCAATGCTGCCATCGCTAAATTCAACAAAATCCTCAAATTGATAAGTTTTTCCATTTGCACTAACAAAACAATCATTATCTTCGTTGTACATAAGGTTGAAAATTACACCATCAAAATTTACACAAAGATATTTACACCCATTATATAAGCCCATTTCGTGTAATTGGTTTGCTGTTTTAGCCCATTTTAAATTTAAATTAATCATAATTTTTCCTTATTTAATAATGTTGTTGATAATTTTCATCTTGATCAATATAACGCCACCATAATTCGTCTTGGTCATTTTTATCTTCCCAATAAGGGTCATATTGAACTTCATTACATAGCTGATCAATTGTATCAAATAATTCATCAGCTTTTAATTGATAGCCTCTAGACATACACCACCTAGCAATTGTAATGCACCCAATAACTTCTCAATTTTTTAAGTTCTGGGTTTTCTTGTGTGAAATCCATTTTGCCTTGATAATCTAAAATAACATTTTCGATACGATCAAAGATACCGTTTACTTCTGTTCCAATGAAAGCATAAGTTTTATTAGGATAGAATTTTTTACTTGTTTCGTAAAGCTCTTTCACTTTGCTTTCAATTTCTTCTTCTAAACATTCAATCTTGATAGCTGAACTCCATTTTGAAAAGGTTTTAGACTCTTGAAAAGATACATAGAAAGTAAACATTTTAATCTCCTTAGTTGTTTATCCAACCTACGCTTTACATTATAGTAATTTTCTACACCTTGTCAATACTTTTTGAAAAAAAAGCTAAGATTTTCTTAGCTTTTACTTTATAACTTTTTCCAACTATTTTCATCAGTACAAACAATGTAATGATCTTGTTTATTATCATACAAGGCTATTGAGTGAGTATCAAAAATTTCCTTATCAATTTTTGTTAAGAAGAATTTCACTGATTCATAAGTATCAAATCGGATTAAGTTTTTCATAACCCCATTATTATCTACAATACTTAATTCCCAATTTCCATTATTCTTAATACCTGAACACCATTTCTCAGGTTTAATAGATGCTAAGACTTCACCATACATAAACTTACTTGATTTAGCTTTATCAAATTTGTGTTCACCATTAATATCATAAAAACTTACCCAATCATAAGTATAATAAGCGTGACCTTCAATTTGATCATAAACTACTAACCCATCTTTGTGGTTGTGTAGTAATCTTAACGCCTCAGCAAAATTCCAACAACCACCTCTTGTATATTCTTTTTCAACTGAATAACTAGTTTTTAATAAACTAATAGCTTTAATTAAACTTCCCACCCTTCAGATTTTTTATTTTTTCTTGAATATGATCCTTTTCCTTTCTTTGGTTTTTCAACTTTACTAGCAAATAAAGGATCGGTAACTAATGCTTTAATAGCTGATTCTTTAATTGTACCTTTTTTATGCTTATACATATCTATATACCTATTTTACAATTTTTCTTTAGCTTACCTATTTAAAATTAAATTGTCAATATTTATAAACAAAAAAAAGCTAGGTATTTCTACCTAGCTTAACTATGAAAACTACTTGATAAATACTTTTCTAATCATATCAATAGGAATAATTAAGAACGCTAGACCTAATGCTAACAAGAAGTCATGTAAGTTCATTTGTACTGTTGAGAATACAGCACCACCATATTGATTAATTAAGGATTGTGCAATACCAATACCGACCATTACAACTAAGAATTTAGGGTTTTTGGTAATATTTTTCAGTACATTAAATCCTTTGTTTCTAGTATTAAAGCCGTTGAAAATAATAGCATAAATAAAGAAAGTAAAGATAAACGTTCTTACTACAGGTTCGGATTGGTCAGAGATTAAATCGTGCAATCCAAATACATTTAACCAAATACCTAATACACCTAATGCAATAAATAACGCACTTACAGCAATATTTGATTTCATATAGCTTGTAACTAAACTTTCATTTCTTGCAATTGGTTTTTCTTGTAAATAGGCTTTATCAGCTGGTTCACCACCAAACGCCAATGCTGCTAACGTATCCATAATTAAGTTGATCCATAAAACTTGTACAATCGTAAATGGTTCATGGAATCCAACTAGCGGGGCAATAATTGAAGTTAGAATTGTTGCCACGTTTACAGTTAATTGGAAGATAATAAATTTCTGTACTGATTTTGTCATTGTTCTACCATTTAAGATAGCTTTTTCAATACTACTTAAACTATTATTTACAATAACAACATCACTTGCCTCTTGAGCTACTTGAGTACCATCACCCATACTAAAACCAACATCTGAGGCTTTAAGTGCAGGAGAGTCATTACTTCCATCCCCCGTCATACTGCCCACCATACCTAAATCATGAGCTAAATCAACTAATCGCTTTTTATCCATAGGTAAAGCACGACTTACAACTTTTAATCGGTGCATTAAGTTTTTCACTTCTTGATCAGATAATTGAGCTAATTCATCATGAGTTAAAGCTACATCATTTTCTGATTGAATAATGCCACATTCTTTAGCGATAGCAATAGCGGTTTCTTTTCTATCTCCTGTAACCATTACAACTTGAACACCAGCTTGATTAAGTTCTTTAATTGTATTAGCCATTCCATCACGTAAATTATCACGAATACATACTAAACCAATCAATACTTTTTGTTCATCTGTTTGATATTGTAACGCTAATAAACGCATTGATCGATTAGCTTGTTCAATACTAAGCTCATTTAACTTATCAATGTGTTTTTGAGTTAATTTTGCTACTTTACCATCTTTAATATAATGGGTTGAATTAGCTAATAATACCTCAGCTGCACCTTTCAAGTATTTAATACCTGTATCAGTTGTAACGCTTGCATATTTATTAGTGCTATTAAATTGTTCTTTTTCAACAATTCGACTGTAATCTAATCCGCTTACTAAATTATTATCAATTAAATATTGTAATAATGCTCTATCAGTACCATTTGATCCTGTTGCTTTACTATCAATAACTTGAGCATCGTTATTCAATCCCATAGCTAAAACAAACCCTTCTTTTAATTTAGGATTGATTGTATTTAAGGATTGATAAATACCACCTTCGCCATCAATAAAATCAACTACAGATAATACGCCATTTGTTAGTGTACCTGTTTTATCGCTGAATAAAATATTAGTATAGCCTGCTGTCTCAATTGAATCAGGATTACGCACTAAAATATTTTCTTTCAACAATCGACCACTATTCATACTAGCAACCATAGCTAACATCATAGGTAAACCTTCAGGAACAGCCATGATAACGATTGTAACAGCAAACATTAAAGTCTTCATTACTAACAAGGCAATAGCCATATAATCTTGAGTTAAGCCTTGTGATTGTAAAGCCATATAACCTAATACAATATTGATTACAAAATACAATCCACCAGCACTATAACCCATTACGCCAATACCATTAGCTAATTTTTCAAGTTTATGTTTACTTGGAGATTGTTTTTTATCTTCTTGTAAAGAGCTATTAATATTACCTAGAATAGTACCATCACCTAGAATTAAAGCCTGAATAATTGCTTCACCTTCTGTTACAACAGTTCCCCTAAATACACTATATTCATTGAATAAATCATCAGCTTTAAATTTTCCAACAGAACCTACAACTTTTTTAGCTTCTTCCGATTCACCGTTCAAACTAGCTTGATCTACTTTTAAATGACCATCAATTAAAATACCATCTACAGGAATTTTATCTCCTGTTTGTACTAAAATTAAATCATTCATTACAATATCATCAACCATAACCTCAACTAATTTACCATTACGGTAAACTTTATAAGGAATTTTGCTAGATTGGTCTTTTAGTGCATTAAATTTCTTTTCAGCACTATAACTAGAGATTGTTGCAAATCCTGTACTTAATAGAATAGCAATAGCAATACTAAAACTATTCAACCATTCACTTTCCCCAATTGCTGGATATAGTGTTTTAATTGTATTGAATAGCATTTCAATACCTAATGCACCAATTAAGATCAAAATCCACTTATCTTTAAAAGAATCAATAAACATTTCTAAAAACGTTGCTGATTCCTTCACCGTCAATTTGTTGTTGCCAAATTGTTTTAGATTTTGTTCAACTTGTGATGTACTTAAACCCTGTACTTCTTTCATTTTCTTTTTACCTTTTATTATTACTCAACTACGATCAATTCTTTATCAATCGCACCATCTAAAAACTCATTGATAGTTAAAATAGCTTGTTTAACCTTATCAATTTCTTCTTTATTTTCTAATAAGTCTTCTGGTTTAATATAACCACCTTCAAACAAATCATAATAAAGATCACTAGTCCAAATCACATTTTCTTCATTTAAGTTTTTGAATATCATAAACCATATCTCCTAATTGTTTCAAGTTTTCAATTAAATTTGAATCTACTGGAATGTAATAAGGGTCTTTTCTAGTTTTAGAATATAATACATCAAAATACTCCCCTTTACATCTTGCACCTTTTGGAAAAATGCTATCAATGTTATCCATATTTAAAATTACAGTTTCTAGCTTTGTATTATTTAAATTAAGACTATCAAATTTAATAAACCTATTATATTTAGCCATACTTAAACCCTGTTATAAATCCAAAATCTATAAGTGTAAGCATAATTGTAATATAGGATAAAACTTCACAAGCTACACAAACAAGTAAAGAAACGATTGCTAAATTCCATTCTCCCATCCTTTGAGCATCTACAACCACACTTGACATATAAAATAATACACCTTGAATAATTACAAGATATACTACCGCTATTATTAAATCTGCCATAATTGCACCTTTAATAAGTTGATAAATAATACTTAACAATTTATATCTTGTCAAGTATTTTTATAATAGCCTTAAATACTTAATATAACGCCCATAGACAAATTTTATTTTTACTTAATACAATTTATCAAGTCAAGTCTAAAATCGCTTGTACGCTTGATTTAGGGCTATTATTTTTGATTTTAGTTTAATAGTGCTTTCTGTTCTTCTGTTAAGTCAGATTCCTTAATAAACACCCCGTTCACCACTAAACCTTTTCTATCTTTAATCTCGTTCCAAGCCATTTCTAAACATTCTACTAAATCAAGCTGTAAAAATGAAGCAATCACTTCAATATTAGCACAAAATAGTTTCAAAGAATTGACTGGATTACGACCACGAGCTACATCGCTTGCAACCTTACCTAAGTTAATAAGTAAAGTTGAAGTTAGTAAATTCATAGGGGTAGATACAAAATAAGCTGTCTCTGAATTTGTATCAGCTTTACCTTGCATTACTAAATCTACATAAGGATCTTTTTCTACTTGTGTCAATGCAAAAAAACTACTACTTACTAATTCAGCGTTAGTAGGATCTTTTTCTTGATACTGTTTAGCTAGAATGGTAGCTACTACAATAACATCACCAATACCGTCTTTAATCATATCACAAGCCTTTTTCACTTTTTCCTTGTCATTATCTTTGATAGCATTACATAATTCTTTACTACCTTCAGCAATTTCTTTTGCTTCTTCAGCTAATTTGACAAATTGTGAGTGCATAGATAACCCACTTGTAATATTACGTTTAACAGCCCATTCTACATAATTTTTTGTAAATTGATCAATTTTCTTTTTCATAATCTTTTATGCTCACTAATTCTTTTAAAATTTGTTTATAATCGCCACCATATTTCCACAATCGATCCAAATCAACCCTATTTAATGATACCCATAATTTAAAATCAGATAATGTTTTAGGTTTAATTTTTAAACCATGATTCTTTTTCACTTCAGGCTCTTGTTCAATTGACATAGAAACACAAGGCATATCCCTACCTATTTGACCGTCTTTATAAATTTTTACCCTAGATCCATGTGATCCTTGCTTTACTGAAATATAAACAGAATAACCAGGAATGCCTGTTACATTACTATTAGCAACAGCCATCTCAATAAATTTAAGCCTTAAACTTTCATTTAATTCCTTAATTTTACTCATCTGTCCTCCGCAACATATTAAGATAGTGTAGAGTATCAAAATAATCAGTATCTTCATTCCACAATTCTAAGAGAACTGGATAATTTAAATAAACCCATAATTTAATTTCTTTCAAAATATCAATAGGTAGGTTTAAAGTATTATAATAAATAATTGGGTCTTTTTCTATAGTTATCTTTAAGCATTTAGCATTTCTATCTATACTGCCTTTTCTAAATACTCTAACTCTAGGTGTATCTCCCTGTTTGTTTGAAATACAAATTTTCAATTTATTATCACTAATACCTGTACTATATTGCTCTAAGTAAATATTTTCAGACATTTAATTTTACCTTTAAATATTCAAACAACTCTTTAGCTTGTTCTCTGTCAATGGTTGTAGTTGCAAAATTAACTAAGTCAGGGTCATAATATCCATGTTTTTCACGCTCATCTACATACACAGTTACTAGAAACCCTTTATCTAATTCTTCAACCTTGATATACTCTGATCTTGTAAATTTCCCTGTTGTGTCTAATTCTAACATTTTTATTCTCCATATAATAAAAGGCTAGGTTAATTTATCTAGCCTTTTATTTTACTTTAATATTTAATGTAATTCAAGTTCTTTATCAATATTTGCACGAATTTTATCTAAGGTAAAATGTTTTTCCAATTCACCATTTCTGAATACTTCTTTTAATTCATCTTTATGTGCTAATTCTTGATAATCAAAGAATTTTAACTCATCTACAAATCTAGTACCGTTTTCTAAAACAGCAACCATGCCACGTTGGGAGCGTTTAGTACCGTCATCTGTTTTAGGGTCTTTGAATAAAAATCTTTCCTTTTCATTTACAACTGAATAAGTTGATTTAACAGCAAATCCAAATGTATCCCGTGTATGGTAGTTATATGAGTACGACCCGACACCTACCACAATATTAGAGCTTGCAAAACCTTTCTCTTTCAACTGTTTCAAAATCTCTTCAAAACGGTCTAAAGTGATTGAATCGCCATAAATAGCACCAATATGATGATCTAATACTTTATATCCTTTTGAATTAACTTTACCACCAAAAATTACCCATAAACTTTCGATTAAACCTACTGATTCACAAGTATTAAGTTCAGCATTAGGATCGCCACAAATGATTTTCACAGGATCACCACTATCTGGTCTAATTACAACTTTACCATCTCTAGCCATAATTTTAGATCTTAATTCAGGTAAAGTTTCTGTAACGTTCTTCCAAAAATCATAAGTATCAGATACGATTGATACAAAACCTGTAGGATAAACATCTTCAATTAAGTATCTAAATGTTTCCAATTCATCTAAACCGTGTGAACTCATTACACTATGTTCAGTTGCCGGGATACTAGTTCCTACTAAACTATTACTACCATAATAACCTTTTAAATAAGTTATAGCTGGGATAGTATCAGTACCAATAAAGCTAGTTAAATGACCTGCACCACTAATTTCAGCACTTTCTAAACTTGACATCCCACGCATACTAAAATCGTGGCATTGGAAAGGAATGTGTAATAAATCATCACAAGTCTCTTTTGCATATTTTGTAGCAATACGTTTATATTCTCTTGCAATTGTAGCACTTGTGCAAGGTTGCCATAGCATAGTGCTTAGTAAAGTTTCAAGATAATTAGTTACCCAATAAAAATCTGGGTGTGTATTTTCAATAGTTAGCATTGGAACTCGAATACTAACTGAACTACCTTCTTCAATTGCTTTAATAGAGATAGGTAAATATCCTAATTTATGTAAAGCTCTAATATGTTCACCTGTTGTTTCAGTTCCTAAATGTTCTTTAATAAAATGAACATATTGATAAACTACTGTATCTTCAGATTCATTGAAGAAATTATCGTTAAAATAATCAATCAAGTATTTTTTAATAAACCCTTGTAAACCGAACAATACCACTCTATTTGTTCGTGGGAAGTATTTATTTGAACGTGGAGTCCAAGTTGAATAAATTTTAGTTGTTCCTTTTACATACTGGTCTTTATGACCTACTTTGTAAAAATCACACAATAAGCTAGGGATTGAATAATCTTTAATTACGTTCATTTTTCACCTCAATATAGTTTGGTTCGTGAATAGACCAATCCATTGTATTCTCGTGATAGATTCCTTTTAATAGTGGATTTTTAATTAATTCACCTTTGAATACACTTTCTTCTAAATGACTTACTACTAAATAAGCACCTTTGAATTTATGATATTTAGCAATTTCATTTAATGCCAGATTAAACGTTCCACCATAAGAGCAAATATCATCTACAATAACTAAGTTATAGTCCTCAGTATTTTCAGGTAAAGAATCAGAAGTACTAAAAGTAATTCCTTTAATTTTACCTGTAGCAAAATCTCGTTCTTTATCACATATAATTACCCTATCTGTAATTGGGTCTAATTGTGTATAAAAACGATCATACGCACCTTTATCTGGATATACAATAACATATTTATCATCACCTTTCAATACATTTCTAAGGAATGATTTTGTTAAATCACCGATAGTTTTTTCATTTGTAATCCTACACATATCTAATTCTTCTATAACTTTGTCTGAATGGATATTTTTTACAAAAACATTACTAAAACCTAGTGCATCAATCATTGTTAAAAAATATTTACTACCGTAGAATTGATAATTTTCTTCTATTCGATCCATTCTAGCATGAGGTAAGTAAGGTAGCTCTAAGACTTTTCTACAACCTAGCCCCATATCATCAAGTTTTTGAGCAATAAAAGCAACAATAATATATTCATAGTCACTATGATAGTTCCAACGAACAACTACATCTTCTGCTTTATTTAATTTTGCCTTTTGTAATGATGACATAACATTACTATTAAAGACTAAGTTTGTTTCTCCAGCTGGGTAGTTAGCATATACAATAGGATAGCCATTTACTGAAATCATATTATTTCTCCTCAAGTGTATTTAGAAAAGTAATAAAACTTACTAAAGCCACAATATACATAATAGGTTGATTATTCCAATATCCTAACCCATACGCTACAATACTTGAAATAAGGGTTAGGATCGATTTTGTTGAAGTTTTCATTTAGTTACCTTTAAAAGTTAAGATCCATTTTAACCAATCTGATAATTGACTTAGATCTGTATTAGTTAAAGTGTACACATGTAGTAAAGTAGTTCCAAAAGCAAAGACTAGAATACATAACGATCCAACTAGAAAGAAAAAACTAAGCCACAAACCTACTGTAAATTTAAAGTATTGTTTGTCTTCTAGGATTTCTAAAGACCTATAGTATAATCTTCCTGTCAATAAAAAACCGTTAAATGAAATTGCAATAAGTATTAAAAAGTAAAATAGTGAAAATAATATACCTATATCAAAATTTTGCATAACTAACAAGCCCCTAATTCAAAATAATTATTGTGATTAAATAAAAATTCAAGAATTTGATCATCTATATAGTTCATAATTGATCTACCTAGTCCTTGAGATTCATGATCAACACCGATCCAACCAGAACCTTTAACTGTAAATTCTAATTCAAATCCGTGTTTTTTCAATAATTTAATCAATCTCACTAATTTAGGTTCTTTTTTGATTAATTCATCTAAAACGTCCTTATGAATAGTATGCTTTGAAAAAGCACCTGATGAAAAAGCATTAATATAAGATTGGCTAAATCCTCCATTATAACAATCATCATTATGTTCAGTTGTTACAAATTCATCTTCTTTACCATTTAAAAAATCGGAGAAAATATAACTTAATTTGTCTTCAACTCGATAAGCGTTAGGTTGTTCATAGTAGCCACGTAACGTGATAACTAATTTTCTTAAATTACACTCCTGTTTCCATTCCTCAAGATATGATAAAGGATTATCACTTTTTACATAAGTTAGGCTATGACAAGAGCTTGAATTTGTCTCAAATGCCTTCTTTCTTACAATACGCATTTTAATCTCCTAATAATAATTTTAAATTTTCCACTTCTTCGTCTATTGAAAAAGCACCATTTAATTTTTCAAACTTGTAAGAGCAACCGTTTTGCTTATTCGTTATTTGATAGGTAACATTAAAATTATTCAATGATATTTTAATTGTGTACTTTGTAAATTCTACAATACGATCTGACATAGTATTATCCTACCATTTAATGTTAATTTTTGCACGACTACCAAATACTAATACAGACAATATAGCAAGTAGTATTTGTAATAAAATAACAACCCCTAGACCATATACTGGATAAAAGATTTCATGAACTGTAAATTGAGCATAGCCTAATTTATCCATAAGCCATAACGAAAATGTAGCTATTAAAACTAAAGGTAAAAACATATTTAACTCCTTATTTGTGTGGTTTATCTTACAGCCTAATAATAGCACTGTAAGATTGGTTTTGTCAATAATTAAATGACCAGAATTTGTTAGCTAATTCAAGACTTTTTTCACTAATACCTTTATTAGCCCAAGGAAATAAAAATAGTGTATTGCAGTCAGAAGTAAGAAATTTGAAAGCATCTAAATTTAAACTTTCATAGCCATATTTATAAGTTGCATCAAATCTACAGTCATCATCCATATAGACTAAATTTACGTTAAAATCAAGAGGATCATATCCTTCTTTTATAGCTGATGCTACTTGATGCAATCTAGATTGACCGTCACCTGAAAAACCTACTTTTACAATATCCATATTTAAAAAGTCTTTATACTTATCTAATTTTTCATCAGTATTAGCCATAGCAAACCATGAACTAATGCCTAAGACTTTCACGTTATTACGCTTACAATATTCACTTAATTGATTTAACTTATTCATATCAACGTGACCAATAATGTATTTTCTATCTACGTCTACAAATAACTTTAACCCTATCTTAGCACCTAATTCTACTTGTTTCTCTATACTAATATTATCAGGTATAGAGTGCAATTTATCATGGGTGTTACGATCATTTAAAACTCCGTCAATATCTAAAGCTAATAAATTTACTGTTTGTTTCATTTACTAACATCCTTAACATCAATTAGCATTGACTCTAATGCTTTAAAATACTCTTGTAAAGTAGTTTCGCCAAATTTCTTAATCATTAAATTAGATCTTGAACTTGGTGCAAAATACTGATCAACAGCATTGATATAAAAAGAGTGTTCTCCTTGATAAAATTCTTCCCATAAATCAGGATTTAATTTTTCCTTAATACCTAATTGTTTCAATGCCAAATTATCAAAACTTACTACATCAAATCTTTCTGTAAGCTCCATAATTCTAGCCTTCCAAGTTTTATGCGATTCACTGCCTAAATTAACTTTACCTTTATTTAATCCAAAGTCTTTTTCACCTAGAACTAAAATCTTCTTAACGCCATAGAAAGATAATTCACGAACTAAATCAAAATCATCAATACCAGCAATTACATGAAATACTGTATTTTCATAATTTTTGATTCTATCAGTAACATATTGAAAGCCTTCAGGTCGGTAAGAAATACCTAAGCCTTTAATTAAGTCATGTTCAATAAAAGAATAAATCATATTCCTTACTGATTCATAAGCCACCAATCGTTGATTTACTGTAGCATTTACAATCCATTCATTCTCTTTACATTTGAAAAGAAAATCAGTTAGTCCTTCAGTAATATCATTCATACCAATAGCAATTTCAGCACCTTTAGGCAATCCTTCCAATTGTTTCAATAAAGCATCATAATCACACTCTTTACCATCTGTAGTAGCTGATTCATGACAAAAACTACAAACCGCTTTACCTGTTTTTGGGTTTAAACCATAAGGACATTTAGTCATTAATCGAATATCTACATTAAGTGGGTATTCTAATTTTAAAGGTTCATTATCTGGCCATTCAGTAACTCGTGTTCCATCTGAGAAGATTTCAATTGTAGCGTTACCATTTTTGTATTTATGTAATAATTTCATTCTATTTCCTTATTAGATAACAAATTTAATTTCACCGTTAGCATATCGGATAGTACTGCTTAATTCCAAGTCTTTTTGACGTTGTTTAATATCTTCTAGTTCTTTTGCTAGGTTTTCAGGCTCAATAGCATCATATTCATCTACTTCACACCATCTATCACCACAGCATTCGCAGTCTTCTCCGTTTTCAACACCGTTAAAATAGATACCCATAACTTCAGCAAGTTTATTTGCTTGTCTAGAATTTTCAGCTTCAATGATAACTTTATATCCTAAAACCTTATCCCAATAACCACCTGAATTGTTTTGATCAAATACATAAAATTTAGTATTCATAATCTTCACCGTCTACTACTTCTTCTACATTGATAAGATACCAACCCCAATATTCATTCTCTACTTGGTGCAAGCGTGTTTCAAAGTGCTGACCTTTTGCTACATTAAATCTAACTTCCAATTTTTCGTAGTTTTGATCTTCAAAAGTTGCTAAGTAAGTTTTCATATTTGATCCTTATTTAACTTGATTGATAGAAAAGTATTTTGTTAAAGAATTAGCTAATGAAACTAAAACTTTATCACCCTTTACTGTTACTACTTTACCTTTAGCTAAAACACCTTCAGATACTTCAACAATAATTTCTTTACCTTTCTTAATTGACTTGTTCATTTTCTCTCCTAGTTTATTGAACAAAATTGAATGGAAATTAAAAAGGTTAGTTATCAAATCCCTTACCTTTCGAGGACATAATAACTAACCTTTATTTACTTGTCAATAGCTAATTTCTACTTTTTACAAAAAATTTCAAAATCAATAAAACTACTAATTTCTAAAAATTCATCTCCGCAATCATCTATAAAAATTTTACACTCCACAAATGCTAAATCTGGAGATAGCTGACCAACTTTCCAAAAGCCTTCTTCGTTAATATAAAAATGAAATTCAACGTAAGTGTGATCAGTAGGACATAGCACTAACACTTTAATATTATCTATATCTAATACGTTATATTCTTTAAAAATATCACCTTGAATTAGAATAATATCATCAGAATGACCACTGATTGTTACTTTCATACTTTAACCCTTTTTGCTGAATACTTCATTTGGTCTTTTGTATATTCTTCAGCTAAAATTTGAAATTGGTCTCTTACAATAAAACCATATCTAATAAATCCATAACCTTTTTTAGCTTTTTGTTTAACAAAAATTTTAAAAGAAAAAGGTTTAGTTGTTAGCCAATCTTTTTCTTCTTTATAACTATTTTCTACCAATAGGCTAACAGTTGCACGTACACGATTGACTGTAAAATCTTGTACAGATCTCTTAATATTTACTGTTGTTTTCATTTGTTATCCTCTAAGTATAAATGGTCAAAATCTAAATCTGACAAAGATCGTTCTAGTTTTCCTTGCATAATTCTATGACCAATATCTTTATTTACTGTTTTTAATTCTATATCGCTAACAAAGTATTTTGTATCAGCTTGTTCTCGCCCACATTCAACTCGGCTAACTGTTATCATATAACCATTCATTTTTTTAGCACCTAAAATGGGCTGTAGTTGGATTTTATACCTACTAAACCCTTATCATTAATATATAATTGGGAACTATTATACACTACATTAAAATCTTTTACAAGATTGATTAAACGTATATTATTTTTATCATCAGGATATAAGCTATAACCATCTTCTTTGTTATCCCAATCAGGAATAAGCCCTGTATTCAATGGATTACAAGTACTAGATATACAAACCTGAGTACTTTCGTTGAATAAAAAGTTTTCAATCCAATTAAGATCATAAAGTAAGTGAATTGGGATAGGATAATCAATTCCATTAAATGTATAGCTTTCCCAATCAACTATGTTGATAATTTTATCTTCACCATATTCAATAACTTGTAATTTATCCTCAGCTTTACGATTATACCAGTGCAAATTGTATTCGTATTTTTCCTTTTGAACTATAACGTCAATTTCACCTAAATTTACCTTATCTTTTAAGTATTCCGCAAGCCTAACCATATAGATCCTACCATACCAAGATAAGTTATAATGTGAAAATAAATCTGACCATTGACCATTACTATCTCGTTTTAGGTTCTTAATATAATCTTCACAATCATACTCCTTAGCTCCTAATTTACTATACTTAACATAATCATTAGGAACTTCTACCCATTGCAAAATATCACAACTATGATAAGTGATAATGCTACACAATAAGTAAGCTAAACGACTTTTAAAATCGGTATGAATTTCAGGTCTATCAGGTTCACCACTAAATTTATTTGAATAATCACTTAAATCAAATACCAAGTATTCACCTTGAAAATCTGGAATATTTTTAATATCTTCACGTTTGAAAGTTAGTGAATGAGCTGAGCTACTGTTTGTTTCAAACGTTGATTTTCTTACAATACGCATTTTATTTCTCCAATTGCACTTGTTCTTCTTGCAATGTTTCTAACATATTCATAAGTTCTAATCTATCCCAAATAGAAAATTCACTAATTTCTTTAAATCTTGTCTTGAGCACTTTTACTTTTGATCCTTTAAACACACCAAAAATATCTGCTTGTTCAAAGTAAAATTTAAATCCAGGCAATAAATGATAATTTTTAATTTGATCTAATTTTAAATCTTGTGCCTTATGACCGCATACACGATCTACGCTATAAATATAAATGTTATTTTTGCTCATGACTTATTCCTCAATTTTACCTTCAAAGAAAATATTTTCATCATTAGGGATATTACATTCTATTGTACCACTGTCTGAATCTTCATACCAAGAATATTTTTTGCGATTTTCTTCCCATTCTTTCCACTTATCTTTGCCAACTTCTTTCTTAATGGCTTTAATAACAGAGTCAGGTAAAGTTTCAAATACGCTTGAACCGCCATTATCATTTGAAGTATGAATGTATGAAATATTTGAGCAAGCCAACATTAACAATTCATCTACAGATAAATCACGCAATAAGTCACTAGATTGATAATCTAATTGTGGTTCTACAAGATTATAAAGACTATCAACAAAATCATTGACTGAATCATAATCACTTAACCTAAAGCCATCTACTGATAAATCTAGCGACCCCATATCAACAATTCTTGTAAACAGTTCTTTCAGCTTACCTAAATCACCTACATAAAATAAACTTGTAACAATATATTCAAGTTTTGAAATAATATTATCATAGATACCTTCTTCCCAACCATAATCCCCAAGCCATAAAGCTAAATGACTGAACTTGCTCAATTCTTTTTTAACCTTGCTACTTTTACAATTTTTATTCAATACTAAACTATGTGCTGAACTTGAATTAGTTTCAAATGCACTTTGTCTAATCATCTTCATCTTTCTTTTCCTCGATTTCAGTTGTGATAAGTTCTTCTAATTTTTGATTTACGGTATCTCGATCAAAGTAAGTATATTCACATTTTGGATTTAATAAGTAGTTCCAAATAACGTCTTCTAACCTAAAATAACCATAATTACCAATGCACGGATATAATTCACTAGCAAATTCTTCATAACTACTAAAAATACTATCTAAGTCATATAAAAACTCACCTGAATAAAAGTTAGCAATTTCAGTTCCATCTAGTTCAAGCATATCTTCCCACGTTGCCAAATCTTCCCATGTATTATTTTCAAAAAAGGCATCAGGAATATTTTTAGTGAATGAGTGTGTATTTAGTATTTGATAAGTTAACTTTTTATACTCTTCTGGGTTATTAGCTAATTTATCAACTAAATCATAATTTTCCCAAAGCACCACACCAATTAATAACCAGAATTTAGAAATAGGTGTAGTTGCTTTAAAATGACCTTTATGAAGTTCATTAAAACAATTCCAGCATTCATTTTGTTTAAATGGAATACTTAATAATAAATCATAAAAATCTTCATCATACTTACTTGTCAAATCTAGTAAAGTATTTCCTACAAATAGGTGATTTTTCTTGTTTTCATGACCCAAAGTCAAGGAGTGGGCTGAACTACTATTGGTTTCAAAAACGCCTTTTCTTACAATTTTCATATTACTTTACCTTTTAATCATTCCCTACATTTTCAATATAACTTTCTTCATTCAAGAGAAAGTATAGCATATCTTGTCTATTCCACAAATCATTTACTGATCCCCTATTCCAACCACAACCTGGACTACTATCAAAATAATCTTGATCATAAGTATGTATATCATACCTTTTGCTATTTAAAGGTCTAATATTTTCTACCCACCAATCTAATTTAATGTCATAATCCAATAGCCATAATCTTAAAATTTGATATTGCTCTGACTTTTTCATCTCATCTACTAAAACATCTAAAGGAAATTCAGGACTATAGCAATCCTGTTTATGCCAAACACTTAAATTGTAGATAAGGTCAGAAAGAATATAACCTAATTTAAAGCTAAACTTTCTTTCTATATAAAATGGGTCTAAATAGGTGTTATAGTTACCTACAAACACACAAGGACAAAATTCAGGATCTTGCTCTAATTTAATATTTCTCACCACTTTATCATTTACTGACCTTTCAATAGATAAGCTATGACAACTTGAGCTGTTTGTTTCAAATACTGATTTTCTAATTACTTTCATCTTGTTCTACCTTAATTGTAATTTCTTCAATTGGGGCGTATGGTAAAAACGATATACCTACTAATCCACTTGGATCAATAGTAGCATAAATATGTTTTACCTTAGTTGCGAGGTCACTGAATCTAAACTGGACTACTTCACTATTTAATACTTGTTCATGAATATACTTTCCTTCGCCTAATTCGCTCCAAGCAATAATTTTCTTTTCAATTAACACATAACCAGGATTAGAGAAAAAGCACCCATTTATATAGTCATAATAAGCACTAAAAACTAATCCCTCGTCTGATATAGCTATTACTTCTTGATCATGTTGTGGTTGATCATTCCAAAGATAATGTAACATATTTAACCCTTACTTGTAAATACAAATTCTATATTGAGCAAACCAAGAATCCTTACCATAAAATTCATCTTTCAAATCAATATATTCTTCAAAATCTTCTACTTCAAAATAATTGCCTGAAGTAAAATTGATAATTCTAACTTTGTATCCTTTATCTAGCATAATTTCTACAAAAGTATCCCACATTCTTTCGCCTTTTAATGTTTGATATTGGTCACTTACAACACATTTATATTTAGGCAAGATAACATCACGCATAATTTGACCAGCACGGATTGTTGGATTACCACTTTCTTTCCGCCAAACTAAGGCTTGATAAATTGCATTACTTGGCAATCCTTTTCTTTGCATAACTTTACGCAAAATTGAAAAGTATTCAATAGGTTTAGTTGGATCAGATATGTAAGCTAGGTAAGAATCAATATCGCATCTAAGCTCATAGATATATTGATTTATTTTCGTGACTTTGACTTCACTACTTCCTTTGCTATGTTCTTCTATATAATCACTAATAATTCCTAGTGTCTCATCAATTTCTTGATCTGATAAAGAAGAAATGCGTTGAGGTGACATTTCTTGTAGTTTCCTATTTAATCTTTCACTTAGTTCTTTTGCTCTACTCATAGTACTCTCCCTGTTGATTCAACATAGCCTAGCCATAGGATTTCATTCATACCATCCCAAAACTCTTTTGAAATTTGGAGTTCAGTTGAAGGGCTTTTAATAAATCCAAGATTAGTCCATTTTGCTAGAGCAAGACGTTCGTCACCATTTACTTTTCGAGCATCTACATCCTTATTATTCAATACGCAATATTGAACATAAGGCATTAATCTAAGCTCTAGTTGACTAATTTCATAGCCAAATAATTCTGACGATTTAGCCTTAATTTCTTCTGTAAGCATTCCTCGACTCATTTTCATTTCCTCCATAAAGAAAAGGTATAGCACTTTCAATAAGCACTATACCTTAAATTAAATACTTGGTCAATAATATTTTTCAATTTCCTTGATAGGGTCTTCAACCTTAACATTGTTGATTTTATTAACCAACGATTCAACCTCTTTAGTGTAATCTTCTTTTCTCAAACTACCTAATGACTTACGTTTAATCTTATCTAAGATTGTTTGGTCTAAACCTTTCACTTTCTTGATAATCTCATCGTCAGTTTTATCTTGCAATAATAACTTACCAACTTCAGGCATTAAACTATATACCTGTACTTCAGATTCAAGTTCAGCCACTCTATCTAATTTATATTGTTCATAAGTCTTAATATAACGGTTAATAGTTAATCCAAGCCACTCTTTAATACCGATTGTCTGAATAATATTTTTACCTTCAGGATTCTTACGCACTACCAAGATATTGTAGGCTCGTTTAAATCTAGCTACACGTTGAGCTACTTTAAACACTTCATTCATATCAACCCTAGCACGTTTAGCTTTTTCAATTCTAATAGCAATTTTATCTGTACTTTCATTCTTGATAAAAATTGATCCTGTTTTAGTAAATTCATTAAATGCTTTCAAATCAGGCTTAAATACTTCACCACTACCACTAATAATAATTTCATCATCACTTAAACGTTGAACAGCCATTGATAAAGATAATTTACCTTTTCCTGTTTCCCATAATGCCTGTAAATCACTGTCATTCTTGTTGAGCTTATATCCAAAATTAGACTTTAGTAATGTAGGGTCATCAGCTAAAAACGCTGCTACAAGCGATTTAAACGTAAATGCAGGCGTTCTTCCTTGAATACCTAAACCTAAATTTAATGCACCAACTGTTAAACAATATGGAACAGGTGTGATTAAATATTCAGGTTCAATATCAACTTCACCTTCACATTCAGGGGCGTATTTAAGTAATTTGAAATAGTAGTCTTCTTTCAGTTTACTTATCCCACATCTAGTATAGCGATCTGCTGCCTGTGGTATATCTTCCATAAGTTTTAAACCAAAAGAGCCTTGACCTTCTAATTCACCAACCCTTACTAAATCAGCAATAACTTGTGAAGTTGAAATTGGATTAAAAGGGTGAATTGTGTTAATTTCACCCACCACATTTACTGTGCTTACTAGTTTACCGCTTGCAACGTTCCTAATTCCCAATAAGGCTCGTCTATGTACTTTCTTTAAGCCATCTTCAAAAGGAATAACACGCTCAAAATTGATATAGCCACCATAATCTGTATAATTATCAGCAATAAAATCTTGTACTTCATATTGTAATTGTTTAGCCATTATAAAATATCCTCTTGATTAAAAATACCTCGTTCAATCATCAATTTCTTTCTAGCTAAACCACTATACATTAGTTTACTAGCCTCTTGAATTTCATACTCCATATCTGGATTCCATACAATAGGGATAAGCCTACGTTCTTTTGTATCCATTAAAAATTGTTTAGCTTCTTCTTTAGTATAAGATCCTAAGCCTTTCAACTTATGAACTTCTTTTGAAAAGTCTATTTTATCTTTTTCATCGTGATAGTAGTATTTAACTTTTTTACCATCTATCACTTTATAATATGGAGCTTCAACTTTATATAAGTAACCTTGTTTAATCATTTCAGGTGCGTGATGTAAAAACAAAGTAGTAATCAAATTAGCTATGTGTGAGTTATGAACTAATACGTCATTTGCATAAAAATTATGATTATCTTGCACTTCAATATCATATACTGGAATTAGCATATCGTTATCTATTTTTTCCAAACAAGGATTAACACCTAAATCAAAATAACCAGGATCAGAATCAGTAATTACTTCTTCGTTTAATTCATCTAATCTCACATATCGACCAGATTTAGTATAAAATAAATGGTTTTTAGTAGCAGTTACATGTTGTGTTCCTAGACCATTTGAGAAACGATAAGTCAATAATTCATCTTTTGTAACATACTTTGTTAGTACAGCATTTATAATTGGCTTATATTCAATTAATCCACTTTCAATGTTAAAAGATTTTGCATAAGTACCTTCTAACTTTCCTTTCCTTTTCCAATCAACTAACTCTTCAATTTCAATGACGAAGGTTCTACCTTCTTTTTGTACATCAATTACAGTATCGCCAAGTAAGCACCCGTCTGAGTCAAAATCACTTGCAATAATAACTTTATTATATCTAGATTTACTAGGATCACAAATACCACCTAATCCACAACCAATAGTATTTACAATAGCTAGTACTTCCTTATTATCTACTAACTTTTCTTCATCTAGTGTTGAAGTGTTTCTCATCTTGCCTTGCAATGGCAAAATTGCCTGGAATAATTTATTTCTAGTTTGTAGTAAATTACCAGATGCTGAAAGCCCCTCTACAATATATAACTCCCTCTTACTGTAATCATCACTAGTACATTCATAAACCCTAGACATTTGACCAGACATAATACGCTTTTTATCTGATTCATCACCCATTACAATTTTAGACTTTAATAGCTCAATATTAGATAATTTTTCAGTTGCACGTTTATACTCAATAATTCTTTCGCATAATAAATCAAAATATTCAGAGTTTTCTTTCATTAATTTTAAGAAAGAATCAGCCAACGTTTTAATTACTTCTTTTTCATTGTAACCTTTATCTTCAATTTTTGATAATTTAGTCTTATCTTGAGAATTAAATAAAGGTTCTAGCATTAGACCTAGTGCAAATAATCTCATACCTAACCTAGTATCATTAGGTTTTATTAAACTATTATATTTGCTAAATGCTTGGCTTATAGCATTAGTAACTAGGTTTATATGTTTACCGCTTGGAGTTTGTAAAAGGTTTACAGATCCATCACAATCAAAATTAAACTTATCAGCAGACCAAGATACTTGGTAAATAAACTTAATAGGTAAAGGTTCATCTGTCTTTATATCTACAGATTGACTGAATACTTTATCATTTATTAGTTTATCTGAAAACATTTTCTGGAAATCTAATGGCTCAATTTCTTTACCGTTTAAGTTTAGTTTAAAATCAATTTTAGATAAATCCTTATCAAATTTAAACAAAGACTTGATAAGCTTTACAGGGTAGCCATGATAAGAAACAGTCATTGATTCGTGCATTTCTTCGTCTGGTTTAAATGCTACAATAGTTCCAAAATCATCAGATAAACTTTCAAGAAACTTAGTAATATCTCTATTATCAGTAAGTTTTCCAGTATTTATTTCAGATATTAAAATTTCATTTTTAGCAATCATTTCAAAATTTTGTAATAGACCTTTTTCAAATCTGATTACAAAAATAGATTTACCCTCTTTTAAGCCTTTTTTCACAAATTCAGGTAAATTTGATTCTTTTTGTTTTTCTACATTAACATATACATTAAAGTAGTCAGATAACGCATTAGTACCTTTCAATCCTAATCCGTGCATACCTAAACTATATTGTGTTTTTGTAAAATTTGAACCTACATTTAATTTTGATAATAGGTCAATTATAATTGGTTTATCCAAAGATACATCATAATCCTTGTCTAAATAAACTGGAATACCACTACCATTATCACACACAATATTCCAATTAGATCTATTGGTTAAAGCTGTAACTTCTATAGGTTTTCTAGTTTTTAATACCAAATCTACAGTATTATCTAACACTTCCCTTAATAATAAATTAGGTGTTATTAAATCAGCACCAAATACTCCTGGTCTTTTTCTAATTGAGTATGGAAACTCTAATTTTTCTATATTTTCTGTCACTGTCATATTAGTTTCTCTAAAATGTATCGTTATCTATCCTATCTTTAGCAATATCAAAAAATTCCTTATTTAATTCTATGCCTATAAAACTTCTATTTAATCTTTTAGCAGCAACACCAGTGCTACCTGATCCCATAGTAAAATCTAAAACAACGTCTTCACTGTTAGAATAAGTTTTTATTAACCATTCTAGTAAATCTACTGGTTTTTGTGTAGGATGTTTATTTTTCCCACGTGGAACTCTATTAAATTTTAAAATATTACTAGGGTATCTAAAACCTATATCTTCATAGGGTTTTATATTTCCACTACCTACACCTGTTGTTATAGACGAATGAGATTTTTTAGCTGGTTTATTTTTCACTAACTTTCCTTCATGCTTTACCATAATAGGATTGTAGGTACATTGTTCTTTGTAAAATACATGAATATTTTCTGTAATTTTTCCTGGTCTTCTTTTCAATTGAAAGAAGTTTGTTGGAGCTTCCTTTTGCCAAATTAGATCGTATTTATAATTTTTATTAGATAACCTTAATTGTGAACTAAAAGGCTCGTCTCCAAATAAAATAATATCAGCATTATTTTTACAAATTCTATTTAGTTCTTGCCACATATCCCCTAAACTAATAGGAATATCCCAAATACAATTTGTAGTTCCATAAGGAGGGTCAGTTAAAATTAAATCTATAGACTTATCAGGTAATTCTTTTAATATATCTAAACAGTTAGCATTATATAAATCAACCTTCATACTTACACCAAAAAATCGTTAGCATTATTTTCAACTGTTATTTTATTATTTCCTAGTTTCGCTTTATCTAAAACAATATTTACACCTGTTGCGTAGAAACCATTTGAACTAGAATAGAAACGTAAGGTAGCTGAATCTTTTTCACCTTGAATTTTATAATAAGTCCAAGTTTTTAAGCTATCATCATCCATATCACCATTGTCATCTGTATTTTCAATAACTTCAAATTTCACTAACTTTTGACCTACTAAACTTTGCAAATCTTCTAAACCATCAATAAGTTCAGTATCTGCCCAATTATCTTTAGGTTCAATTGATAAATAGAAAGTAATATCATCATCAACTGTCTCAATGCGTAAAATATCATTCCCACCTTTAGGAATATATACACGTTGCAATACAACATTACTTAGGCATTGTTCAGGTTCAAACATTTTTGCATTCATCATCTACATATTCTCCACTTGCAACTGCTGATACTAAATTTTCAATTACATAAGTTTTTAAGTCAAATAATGCCTCTATATGCTTACATACTTGACTTACATTTTGGCTATTTACAAAAACAGTTGTAACTTTGTATAAAGACCAATCATTTTTTAAATAAGGTGTATCACCAAAAGCTACATGAAGTTCAAATTTAATACAGTTTCCTCTTACTTCAAATAAGACCTTATATGATCCACTTTGATATAACGTTTTTAACATACATTTCTCCATAATAAAAAAAAAGGAAATTAAGCAATTCTACTTAATTTCCCATATTATACATTATATTTTATTTTGGTTCAACTGATTTATAAGTCAAAAACAATTTGCAACGGTAAATCGCTATCCTTATCAAAAAGATTCTCATAAATCTCTTGTAATGTAACAACATCAAAATTAACACTACAAGTTAAACCTTTATACTCTGTACTTTCAATAATATAACTATATATTAAAGTATCAGGAGATACTTTTTCAAGAACACTATCAATTTCACTATAATAAAGATCATCATTTCCTTGCAAAATAAAATTAATACAACTTTCTCTACTTAAAGCCACATAATACTCGTCATCTAATCTAAAATATTCAACTTGATCACATTTCATATTTTATTCCCTTGTTAAATCCACAGTAAGGTTTACTCTTGATAAACTAATTGAAGAGGTAATTCAGATTCAGATTGATAAATAAGCGTATAAATCTCTTTCAACGAGACATTATGAATTTCAGCATAAACAGCATCGCTAAATCCTAATGACATTAATCCCTCTACTATAAAATTATCAAGTTCTATATCTTCTGATACTTCATTCACATATTCAGCAATTTCTTCTGGTCTTTCTTCTATAGTTTCAGATATATACTGGACACAACTTTCTTTATCCTCAGCTACAAAATACTCGCCATCATATTCAAAATATTTAATTTGTTTACATTTCATAACAAAATACCCACGTTAATTCATCGCACTTAACATACATAGTTCCCCTAGCAATATCAAAATAACCATCATAAATTTGTTTAATTAAGATAGTATAATCAGGGTTTTCAATTCCTACTTCAAACTTAGGATCAGATTCAATTGATAAATCTTTTGGTTCAGCTTGTTTTAAGCAAGTATGGATAGATCCATCACAAAGATAATCTAACAATTCATCTAAATGATTAGCACCCTTCTTACCTAATATATAGGTAAAGCAACTATGAATACCTAAATTAACTTCGTGCTTATACAAATATTCACCGATAACATCATCTTCTAAATCTTGACTTTTAATAATTTTGAAAAGGTTTAGATTAGTTTCAGTGATATTAAGTAAAGACATTAAAGTTTTATCACTTGTAGCTATTTCCTTTACTTCTTTATCCTTCATTTTTTTCGTTGATTCAAGCTGGTTTATATAAGCCTGATATTTTTGATAAAGCCCCATAATTTACTCCAATTAATAATTAAACACATAAACTTCAACACTTGATCCGCTTGTTTGATAGTTACAGTTTGAGTAATCACTATTGATATAATGTACTTTGTACTTATTCATCCACTCTCTTAAAACATCGTTTTCCTTACCTTTATGAAAAATAACTTCACTTAAACCCCATTTAATACCTTTCTCATTTAATTGGTCTAGTAGAATTAAAAGTTTAGTAAATTCCTGCTTATCCCATTGACTATTATAAGCAGCATCAGTAATTAAGTAAGGTGGATCACAATAAACAAATGAATTTTCATCTAATTGCAAATCTAAAAAATCATCAAAAGCATTTTTATAATCACAACAAGCCAAACAGATTTTTTTATTTTGGATAGTATTTATTGTTTCTTTTAAATTCTTTCTAATATTCTCATTAAAAATACGTTTTCCAAAAGGAACGTTATATTGACCTTTTGAATTGAATCTAGTCATATTATTGAAAGCATAACAAATTAAAGTAAACAATGCAATAGGATCATAATAGCTATTGAAATAGTCTCTTAGTTTTAAATATCCTAATTTATTTTCTCTACTTAGTTCGTAGTACTTTTCTAATTCCTTTACTTTTTCTACTAACTCTTCAAAACTTAGTCTTTTAAATAAGCTTAGTAATTTAATGATACTATAATTATTATCAATAGCATAAGTTTTTTGGCTATTAACGTTTAAAGCCACAGTTCCACCTCCTGTAAATAGATCAACAAAGGTTGAGATATTTTTAGGAAATAATGGCAACAATTGACTTAATAACCCATACTTTCCACCTGTATAATTTAGTGGAGATTTAATTCTGTTTTTCTTCATTTAATTTTTACCTTTATATATGTAAAAATAACGCATAGGAAAGCCATAGCAGGAATTTCTAGCGTTATTTGATAAATTGTATTGCTAAGTTTTTGTATTCGTTAAATCGCATTCTATAGCATTATATAGGTAAATCCAAGCATCTGGTAATCTTACATTCTTCAAGTCTTTAAATTTTAAAAACATTGGAGCAATATCACCGTGCTTATATCCAGCTAATCCACAACCTATAGCTGTTACAAAGAATTTAGTTTTTGGATTAGATCTAACAAAATCATAAAATACATTGACATATTTCTCAATAGTTAATAAGGGTAAAGGTTTTAAATTACTATCTTTAGTAGGAATAGCAAAACTTCTACCTTGCAACCCCCATCCTTGACCTAATTTTGCACCATATAACTGCCTAGCTGTCAATGCTGCACCTTTTCCATGTATTCCTGATAAATTGCTACCAAATACAAATATTTCATCGTTTTTACATTGATAAGTCATTAAAAAGCACCTACAAAATTTGAATGATTTACAGCGTATCGAATAGCATAATCTTCACCATACATTTCTACAAGATATGGGTCTAATGCAACATCTACGAAAGTACCGTCTAAATCTACTTTAGCAATAATCTTTTCTTTCTGTAGTGCTTTCTTTGCTTTTTCAATTTCAAAACTATCTAATTCTGAAAACATATTAACCACCTTTAGCCATTCCACTGTTTAGCTAGTTCATATCTATGCTTATGTTCTTCGTCTTTAAAAGATTTATCATTGGAATAGATCTTTTTATGATTCTCTTTGTACTTAAATTTATCACTTTCAGGAAAATTCTTTAAATCCAAAAAGCCTTTCCACTTAACAAATAGCTTAACCCAATCTTTACGCCATTCATCAATTGTACCACTTACTGAACCTTTACCACCACTTTTAATAGTAAATGTATTAGCTAAAAAAGCTAGACAATATGTGTTCACATTATTAGAGTATAGTTGCAAAATTATATCACAATCTTCACCTGTTTTAAAGTTAGTATCATAATTGATATTATGTTCTTTAAATTTATCTAGATTGATTAAGATAGCATTTGTTGCTCTTAGGTCTAATTTTAGTATTTTCTTTCTAGACCAAAAATTAATAAAATCATCACGATAAAAACCACCGATGCCATACTCAATACCTTCTAAAGACTTGATTAAAATTTTAAAAGAAAACCAAATATCAATAGGAACTTTTTTACCTGCCCTTTTACCTTCTTGTTCAATGGTGCGATTAAACATTGTGCTAGTATCATCGTCTAACATAATAATTTTATGATAATCACGCTCTAGTAAATAACTAATAATAAATTTACGTTTTGGTGTAATGCCACGATATTCAATTTTATCTAATGGAACGATTACTAATTCCACATTTTGATATTTTAGGTATTCTTGATAATTGTTTAAATCATCTTCATACACAAAGATCATAAACTTAGTTGTAGGTGAACTTTCAACTAAATTCTTAATATTGCACTTTTCACGATTTTTATATGATGGAATAACTACAGAAGGTAACTCAACACCTTCTACCAATTTCTCTACTTCATCGAATCTATTTTGAATAATTAGTCTTTCTAACACTGACATATTGGTTTCCTTAGCTTAACAGTAAGCCTATAATTTGATTAGCTGTATTTTCTTCTACATTTGAATATTTTAATATTCTTTCAATATCAGTAGAAAAACGAATATCACCTTTATTATAATCAATATTGATACTAATTAAATTTTCTTTATCAATATTATATTGATTTAGCATTTCTTGTTTTACATTATCTAATTTTTCCCTGATAAGAAAAACTAAAGAATAATCCAGTATTTCTCCTATCAGTTCTTTTTCTAGTTCTTTAAAAGCCTTATTGTACCAAATAGCTTGTACCGCTAATTGAGATGCTACGTTAATTGACATGATTATCTAGCTCCTACATATATGTTTAGTGATGGATACATTAGACCTTTAATCAATCTATGTTTAATTTCTCTTAAGTGTTGTTTGAATGGTATGTTGCTATGATACTCTTTTAAAACTTGTTTTATACCTTCAGTAGTTATTTGATTATAATAAATCTGATATAAAGTCTTTGGCTTTAGTTTAACTGTCATATTACACCTTATAAATTACTGTAAAATTCAACCCAATCTTGCACTGTATATTTCTTTACAACTGAATCTACCGCAAAATTGAATACTAAATCTTCTTGTTGTTTATCTAGTTTTTCTATCTTACCACACATTTTCAAGTATGACAAGACTAACCAATTAGCAGTTCGTTTATTTCCATCTTGAAAGGGGTGATTAAAGACAATTGCACGACCAATACAACAGACTTTTTCTAATGTTGTATCATAATAATCAATACTAGATAGGCAAGATTCTAGTTCATTAAACTTTAATACTTGCCCTGTTTGACCTACAATTTTGTTAAGATTGATAAGTGTGATTGAACTAAGCATAGCTGTTCTCATTTAATTTGTTTATAGAAAAGTGTACTTTGTTATTAAAAAGATCATAATCATAATTAGGTTTAACTACTATCAGTCCTTCATTATTTTTCAAATACATTACATCATCTTTAATTACAACTTTTCCAATTCTACCAGTATTCATTTCAATAATTGTTGCACTACTATTTGCTAAACCATATTTCAAAATTTCTTTCTGTTGATCTTTGGTAGGTAATGTGTAATCCTCAATTAAAACATATCCTAAAGTACTATTTCTTAATGCAACAGGATAATATACGTTATCATTTCTCATAATTTTCACCTATAACTATGCGTACTTTAAACGATCCAATAATTCATGATTAGACTTTGCTAATTCTCTAGCATTTTTCAAAAGACTAACCCTTAGATTTTCATTTTCAATACGTTTATTATATCTATCTTCTTCTTGTTTCCATTTCAAAAATTCATCATGATTTTTAAATTTAATACAAGACCAATAATCTAAACCTAAACCTTTAACCCAAACAACTTCACTATTTGGGTATAATTGTTCAGTCATTTTGTAGAGCGTTCCGTTTTCATAGTAAGCGTGTACATATTCAAATCGTTTAGGCTTAAATCTTAATTCTCGCATTTTAATTTCCTTCTGAATTGCGTAAAAATTCAATCACCATATCAACTTGTTCTTTTGAAAGAGTAAATGACGATGTAATGAATGCTGGTCCTTCAGGTGAATCATAAGGACTAGCTGCATATTCAATAATCACATAAGCAGACCCATCTTTGCATTTTTCTAGTGTAAACTCTTCACCGTTGTTTTCAAATTCTAATGTTTTCATAATAATAATCCTTACATTTAATTATACAAGTCATTTAAACCTAGTTTATTCTTTACTATTGATGTTTAAGTACTTCCTCACGTGCCTTACATAATGCAAAGATAAACTCTTCTAATTCTTGGCGATCCATCTCAAAGGATAATGCTGAATACTCACCATAAGTGCCACAAGGATCTACTAACAAGATATTGCATTTAGTTTTTCCAAACTTGGTTCCAGTTTCTACAGCCAATTCACTATTTAAATTTTTGTTTTCATAAAATACCATGATAAACCCCTTATCTACTATTAACTTTCAACTTAATACTAACCATTAAAAATATACTTGTCAATAGGAAAGTGAAAAAAAATAGGCAAAAGATCATTTGACCCCTTGCCTATTTACTATTGATTTAATTTTACTTGTCTAATCTCAAAACCATAATTATCAACAATCACAACACCTTGTGACCTTGAACTTGTTCTACTGATTTCTAAACTATAATTATCAATTCCTTTAATTGAACCAAAAATAGCTACATATTTATCAATAGCAACTTCTCTAACTGAATGCCTATGATAATGACCAGCTAATATTAAATCTAGTTCACCATGAATAATAGATAAATCCGCTAAAACGCTATCTTTAAAAACAGGTGTTCTATCACCATGAACTAGCATTATTCTATAATCACCAACATTTAAAATACCATAATATTCATCTTCAAGCTCAATATATTTCACTTGATTAGTATATTTAGCGAATTGTTGAATAATTGCATTAGATAGAATAACAACACTATCACCTCTTAAATTTTCTTTGGCATTAGGATTTAATCTATCATGATTTCCTGCAATACCACAATAACTAACGCTAGTATATTGACTTAATTTTGTTAAAAACTTAATAATTAATTCAGTTGCATCAATCGCTTGTTGGCTTAGTGTTTTTTGTGTATCAAATAAACTTTGATTTCTTAAATTACCTTCAACTAAATCACCAAGATTAGCTACAATTACATGTTGAATATCTTCTTTATCAATTAATCTAATCAATTCATTAGCATAATCATCTAATAATTGTTCAGCTATCTTTGGATTATACTCGCTATAAGGCGTTTTTCCTTCATATCCATAGTGAAAATCTGTAATACAAGCAATCATTTCTTTACTAGCCCTTTTTTCAGTAGGTTTTTTAGGTAACACCTTAATAATATCTTTCCACTGTATTTGATCTAATCTATTTGTAATACTTTCAACTAATAAAACATCTCTAGCTATCTCACGTTTAGCACGATTAAGGGAACTTAATTCTTCTCTAGCCTCAAATTTAGTGCTATAAATTCTACCTAATTGTTCTTTGATAGTATCTAATTTAGTTTCTGCCGTTAAAGTAGATAATTGTTCAGGACTTAGTAAAATACCTAAACGCTTTCTTTCACGTTTAATTAAACAACGATAGGCTTCATTACAATCAGAATCATTAAACCCTTCTTGTTCCATTAGCTTTTTGTGTTTTTTCCAATTAATGCCATTGATTGTACTAGTTTTTCTTAATTCTTCATATAAAGCAACAGAAGTACTTAAATGTTCATCTGTTACTTCAATTTTTTGATTATTTGAATTTGTATAACTTGCCATTCATTCTACCTAGGTAAGTTAAATTTACCTTCTTATTTCTTTTATTACTGGCAAATAAAACAATTTGCCTATTTTATAATTCAAAATCTCCTAGATCACTTGTATCTACAGAAGAATCAATTTGACCTATTAAGTAAGAGCTTATTTCTACTTCTTGTGGTGCTACTTGTACATTATCTGAAGTTAGCCACGCATTGATCCAAGGGATAGGATTATTTTTTATTGCATAAGGAGTTCCTAAACCTATAGCGTTCATACGAATATTAGCAATATACTCAACATACTGTACTAAAATCTCTTCATTTAAGCCTACCATAGACCCATCTTTAAATAAGTATTTAGCCCAGTCTTTTTCTTGTTCTACAACTTCTTGGAAAAGTTTTATTGACTCTTCTTTACATTCTTCTGCAATTTCAGCCATTTCAGGATCGTCAATTCCACTTGCCATGATATTTAAAATGTGCTGTGTACCAGTTAAATGTAATGCTTCATCACGTGCAATAAGTTTGATAATTTTAGCATTACCTTCCATTAAAGCACGTTCAGCAAAACTAAATGAGCAGGCGAAACTAACATAGAACCTAATAGCCTCTAACGCATTAATTGATTGAATACATAAATATAGTTTTCGTTTTAATTCTCGTAAAGTTACATTGACCCAATCACCTGTAATTAAATCATCTCTACTTGTAGCTACTACAACTGAACCATCTTCTTTCTTTCTATACCAAACATCACCGCCATGTAATTGGTATAATTGGCTTTCTAAAATTAAATCATCATAATATTTTGCAATAGGTTTAGCACGTTTTTGAATTTCAGGATTTTCTACAATATCATCAAATACAATTGAAGGATCATTTACAATATTGCGAATAATATGGGTATATGATCTAGAATGAATAGTTTCAGAGAAAGACCAGGTTTCAATCCAAGTCTCTAATTCAGGGATTGAACAAACAGGTAATAATACAGCGTTCGGGCCCCGTCCTTGAATAGAATCAAGTAACGTTTGATATTTCAAATTTGAAATAAAGATATGTTTTTCATGTTCTGGTAAATTAGCATAATCAATTCTATCTTTAGAAACATCAATTTCTTCTGGACGCCAAAAGAAAGAAAGTTGTTTTTCAATTAACTTCTCAAATGTTTCATATTTTTGTTGATCATATCTTGCAACATTTACATTCTGACCAAAAAACATAGGTTCTTCTAATTGATTATTTTTAATCTCGTTAAAAACTGAATAAGACATTGTTTTTCTCCATATAAATTAAGCCCTTTTTACAGGGCTTACTAAATTAAATTTTACAAGAAGTACATTCATCTTCAATATCTTCTTGTTTATCACTAGCACCATCTCTAGTATTGTGATAGTAGAAAGTCTTAATACCCATTTTGTAAGCATATAAAAGGTCTGATAATAATACTTTCATAGGTACTTTCTCGCCTTCGTAATTCTTAGGATCGTAGTTTGTATTTGTAGAAATAGTTTGGTCTACAAATTTTTGCATTACTGCCACCGAATTTAAAATAGGTTTATTTTCCTTTATACTCCACAATAATTGATAGTTATCTTCTAGATTTTCGTAATCTGGTACAACTTGTTTTAATATACCATCCTTACTAGCTTTAATAGAAATAAAATCACGTGGTGGTTCAATACCATTAGTTGCATTTGAAACTTGTGAACTTGTTTCTGTAGGTGCAATAGCTGAAAGTGTTGAATTTCTTAATCCATATTCTTTTATTTCTTTTCTTAGGCTTTCCCAGTCATATTGTAAAGGAATATTACATACTAAGTCAAGATCTTTCTTGTATGTATCAATTGGTAAGATTCCTTGATAATAAGTAGTATGGTCAAAAGCTTTACACTTACCAAACTCTTTAGCTAATTTATTACTCGCTTTCAATAGATAATACTGAAATGCCTCAAAAGTTTTATGTGTCAATTCTAATCCTTTTTCATCTCCATATTTAGCACCATTTTTAGCTAAATAATAGGCATAATTGATAACACCAATACCTAATGACCTTCTAGCTAATCCCCAAACTTCAGCTGCCTTAACAGGATAATCTTGATAATCAAGCAATTCATCTAAAGCCCTAACAATAAGCTCTAGTGGTCTTTCCATATCATCTAATTTGTCAATTTTACCTAAATTGATAGCAGATAAAGTACATAATGCAATTTCACCATTCTGATCATTGATATTATTTAATGGTTTAGTAGGCAAGGTGATCTCTGCACATAAATTTGATTGTCTAATAGGTGCAAGTTCAGGATTAAATGCTGAATGAGTATTACAATGATCAATATTTTGAATATAAATACGACCTGTTGATGCACGTTCCTGCATGATTGAACTAAAAATATCTACAGCTTTAATTACTCTTTTTCTAATTTTAGGATCATTTTCATATTTAGTATATAATTCTTCAAATTTTGCTGAGTTTGAAAAGAATGTTTTATACAAATCAGGAACTTCACTAGGTGAAAATAAAGTAATATTACCACCTTTAATTAAACGCTCATAAAACAGTTTACTAATTTGTACACCATAATCCATGTGCCTTACCCTATTATCCTCAACACCCCTATTGTTTTTCAATACGATTAGTTCAGGGAACTCATAATGCCAAATAGGATAATATAAAGTTGCTGCACCACCTCTTAATCCACCCTGTGAGCAAGATTTAACTGCTGATTGGAAATATTTATAGAATGGAATACAACCTGTATGGAATGCTTCACCGCCACGAATCTCACTACCTAATGCACGAATTGCACCTGCATTGATACCAATTCCAGCACGTTGTGAAACATATTTCACAATAGCACTTGCAGTAGCGTTGATAGAATTTAACGTATCACCACACTCAATTAACACACAAGAGCTAAATTGTCTAGTTGGAGTTCGTAAGCCACCCATAATAGGAGTTGGTAATGAAATAACACCTCTAGATAGGTAATCATAAAATTCTTTAACTAAACCTAATCTTTTATCTTTACTATATCTATGGAAGAAAATAGCGGATATTAAAATATATGCCATTTGTGGAGATTCATAGATTTCATCATTAGTTCTATTTTGAACTAAATACTTTCCTTCTAATTGTTTAATTGCTGCATAATGAAATTCCATATCTCGATTATGATCAATAAAGGAATCCATTATATCAAATTCTTCTTCTGTATAATAATTCAATAAATTTTTATCATACTTGCCACGTGTAACCATACTTGCCACGTGTAAATAAAGTCTTGGTGGTTCAAATCTACCATACGCTCTTTTTCTTAAATCAAACATATTCAACCTAGCAGCTACAATAGAATAATTTGGTGTATCTTTGCTAATTAAGTCTGCTGCCGTTTTAATTAAAATCTTTTGAATATCTTCAGATTTCATTTTGTCTGCAAATTGAATCCTTGACTTCATTTCAATTTGTGAAAGAGAAACGTTATCAATGCCATCAATAGCCCATCTGATAACTTTACGCATTTTTTCAATATCTAATAATTCTTCCCTTCCATCTCTTTTCTTAATAAAAATATTATCCATTTAAAATACCCATAATGATAAATTTTTATTTACCATAATAAAAAAGCCTAGATAATAAACTACATATCTAGGCTAGTTACGTTTAACTACCTTCTAATTTATAAACTGAACAACCATCATTATATTCTACGTTATATTTCAAATCATAAAAATTAAATGATTCAACATGTGTTACTAATAAAATTGTTGATATAGGAGCTTCTCGTAAAATCCTAACAGCTCTTTCTAAATTATCTACGTCTAAATCTTTTAACGTTTCATCAAGCATTAATAAGCCAACTTGACCACTCATTTTAAATAATTTAGACATAAAGAAAATATCAACAATAACTTTCTGACCACCTGATAAATTTTGATAAGGGATAAGTAAATTTCCTACCTTATAATCAACATCAAAATCGATCCTAGTGTCACCATTCTTTAATGTTTTCACTGTTCGTACAACAAACTTATCTTCAGTTAATAATTCAGCTACAGTTAAAAATACAGATTTAACAATTGATCCTGTTGGTGCATACAATTGTAAATATTTTTCAAGTTGTTCATATTTTAACTTGTTTTCTACTAAATTTTCATTTAACTGTTTTAATAGTTCAGTGTGTTGTTCTAGTTTTAATTTGTTTTGTTCAGCTAAATCAATTTTAGCTTTCTTATCCAACAATGGGTATAGTTGTGTATTGATCTCTTGTTGTTTTAATAACAGATCACCACTATCCCTTAAAGGTAACTCAATTATATCATTTTGACCTAATACAATCAATTTTTCTTTGATTGTATTTTGTTCATTTAAAATATTGTGTCTTTCAGTTACTCCGAACTTTAACTTACTTAACATATCACTAATAGATTGAATATCGCTAGATAGTTTAGTCCTTATAGTACCTAAATTTTGTAATTGAGAATCCAAATTACTGTTTAAAGACATTTGTTCAGATAAAGCTTTTTCATATTCAACTTTAGCTTGGTCATAATGTTTCTGAATTTCATCAGCATTATCAAACTCACGACCACAAGCACTACATACTTTGCTAGATAAATTGATTTTATTCAATTCATTTCTCTTAGCATCTACTCCTAATTGAATTTTTTGTTTTTCTAACTCAATCTTAGAAATATCATCAGTTACTTTACTCAGATCATTTTTAAATTTATCAAGTAATTGTTCACCATCACTTACTTTCTTGCTTAAATCAACAATAGCACTATCAATATCACTTAGTTCAGATTCAGATAATATCTTAGATTTTAAATATTCAATCTTACTTTTCTGTTCTTGATATTTTTTATTATTTTCAGTAGCTTGTTGATTGTAAGCTGTTATTTCTTGAACTTGACTAGATAACTTTTGACTTTGTTCATTCAATTGATTGATAGCGTATAATGTACTTTCTTTTTCGCTTAAAATAGATAAATCAACATTATCTAATTCTTCAATAATAGCTTGTTTATTTGAAAGCTCTAACTCTACTTTTGAACAGTTATCTTTAGCTAATTTTAAATCTTTTTGAATCAACTTGTAAGCCAAATCAACTTTACCTAAACCTAACAACTTACTAACTAAATCAATACGTTGAGCATAGTTAAATCCACTTAGTAAATAAGGTGCTGATTGATAGCGATACAAAATATCAAACAATTGTAAAAAATCTAAATTTTCATCAATCTGTTTATTAACTTCAGCAATACTACCACCAATTTGTTCTACACCATCGATTGAATAAGTTACTAAGGTTTGTGTGCCATAAGTTCTTTCAATTCTATGTGTTTTCCTTTTATAGTCAAATACAATTTCAAGTTCTAATTCTTTCTCACCTAATTTGATATAGTCCTTTACAGACCTTGGTGGTCTAAAGGCAAAATCAATCGCTTTAATTAAACTTGATTTACCTTTACCATTAGCCCCTGATAATGTAATTAAACCGTTAGGCAATTCCATATCTAAGTTTGAAATAGATAAAAAGTTTTTAAGCCTTAATCTCTTAATACTAAAATTCAAGTCAATAGGTTTGCTATCTAAATTAGATAAAACTGAAATATAATCTTTATGCAATTCTTCTAATCCTTCACCTACAACTGTTTTTTCAATTATTGAATCAATATCAATGCCACGATATACATTAGTTGCACTTGTGATCTTTGTAGGTTTTTTAACTTTCATTACATAAGGATCATTAAAATCAACTTTAGCATCTTCATAATAAATTTTTAAATGCTTAAAGTTTAATGATTCAGTTTTTACCCTTTCAAATTCCCCTGTATCACAATCATAAACTACTACTTTACCATTTTGATCATCAGATATGTAATGTGGTATTGGAGTGCTAGTTGAGTGGATATTATTTAGACTAATAGGTCTATGAATATCCCCAGCAATACCTAACTTAAACTTGCTATGATCAATTTCCTGACCAAACATAGGATCAATTGTAACGTGTCCTATGAATAAATCTACTTGGTTATCAATCCAAGATAGATCTTGTTTTGGTAGCCAATCCATAAAAGCTACTGGCCTACCACCAATTGTTTTAATTTGTTTATGACAATAAGTAGCTTTATTATCAGCGATAACAGGGATTGAACTTTGCTCAATTATAGTTTCAGCTTGCTTTGAATTTATATCATGGTTGCCAAGTATATATAATAAGTGGTCTTTATCCCACTTACTATTTAAAATATCAAAGAACTGTTTAATTGTATGCTCTACTTTTGGTGGGATAATTGCTTTATGTGTAATATCCCCAGCTAATACAATATAATCACAACCTTGCTCTTGACCAATTTCAACTAACCTATGAGCTAATCCAATAAATTGATTTAATCGAAAATCAGGCTCTAAATTATAATCAGCATAATTCCAAATATGAATATCGCCTGTAATTAAAATCTTAGACATAATAATTACTCACGTTCAATTAAAGCAATATCAGACCAATTAATAATCCATAAATCTTCTTCTTTATTATAAAGTTGTGGTTGTGAATAATCAGTCAATACTACAGTATCACCTTCTTTTACTAAAGGATCAAAAAATCCTTCTGAATCTCTACCTTGGTTTGTTTTAACAACTACGCCACGATTATTCTTTGCAATCTTAGTTGTAAGAATAAGACCTGATTCAGTTTTGTTTTCTTTAATTTCAAGTTTTACTAATACTTTATTATAAGGAACTACTACTTCCATTTTTATTCTCCAATTTAATGTAAGCTTAAATATTTAGCAATTACACCATTAAAATAAGCTGGGTAATCGCCTAGTTTATTCAATACTGTGATAATACCTAAATTATTTAATTTAGGCTTAGGTTTATTGTATTGTTCCATAATTTCATTTATGGTTTTCTGATCATACAATACATTATCCATTCTTGCAAGAATATAATTTCTATCAATTGCATCTAAAATAGTTTGTGGCAATTGTCTTTTCTTGTAAGCGTGTATAATTCTATGTAATTTATTTTCACCTTTAGCATTAACTAAATACTCATCATCTACAAGAACTTTAGCTAAATTATCATGACCTTCAGAATCAATTGCTTTCTTAATAGCTAAATCTAGTGGTGTTTTAATTTGATCACCGACCACTTCTTGCCAAGTAATAATTTGTTTTGTGTTATCAAGTACAGTGTTTGGATTTAAGGCTTGTTTCCAATCCCCATCTTTTGTATAAAGTGTAACATTCTTTGCATTATAAGCAAAAAACATACCTAAATCATCAGCCTCAAGACCAGGAACTTGAATAGACTTAATACCTAGTTCATTCAAAATCTCAATAGCTAAATCATTAGCATCCCAACAACATTGAAAAGTTTCATCGTATTGTCTATCAGCCTTATATTCTTTGAATTTATCTTTAGGTCTATATTTCCAACTACCTTTATCCCATGCTACTACTATTTCAGGTTTATAATTAGTTTCTCTGATCTTTTTCAATAGAGCTTGGAAAAAAGCAATAACGACTACCCTTTTATCTTGTACTTTTTCAATTTCGCCTGTTATTTCATTTTCTACTTCAACAAAACCTTTATCTTTTACAAAAAATGATCTCCTTAAAAAGTAAGTGCCATCTACTACAAATAGATCTTTCATCTATTCCCCCATAATTAAAAAGCCCTTTATTTTTCAACAAAGGGCTTTGATTGTTTAAACTGATTATCTTATGCTTGTGATTTAAATTTAGCCCAAGGGTCATCAGCTGGAGCTTGTGCTTCAGGTGTAGGTGCTGGTTGTTGTGCTACGCTTTGAGAATCAATTGTTGTTGCACTTACAGATTGGGAGTTAGCAAATGTACTACCTACTGTAGATTGCCCTGCTACAGCCTGCTCCGTTGCATTTACAGGTGGTTGTGCATTAAATTCTTTAGCTTGATTTTCAGCCTGTGAACCATCTTCTACTTTTTCAGGGGTTTTAGCTAATTCTTCTTTAGCTTGAGCTAGTAAGGCATTATATTTAACTAAATCAAAACCTGGGCGAATATAAGCCTCTTCTAAAGATACATAAACTTGTTTAGTTAGATCAACTGCTGGTGATTGTTTTTGTGGGAACGCTACACCAATATTACATCCACCACTTGTACCTTTAGTCATTTGAATTTCAACTTGTACAGATGGTTGATTAGGATCTAACATACGTTGAATTTCATTAGGACTATCTTTAGCAATATTACCTAAGAATCCTGTTAAAGATTTACTGAATTTTTTATTACCGATCACATAATATAATGTATTAGGTTTCCAGTTATCTGATTGATTGTCTGTTTGTTCAAGATAGAAAGGAACAATAAATACTTCTTTTGCTTTATGTTGGTATTTACCACGATCTGATAAAATTTGTGCTACGCTTGCTAATTCATCTACAAAACCTTCAGGGAGTAAATTAGCTGGCATATTACGTGGGTCACGTACACCTTTATTAAAATATCCGTAAGCATAATAACTTGTAAATGCTTCACCGTTTGCATCTACAATAAAACGACCTCTATGTTTTCCTTCAGGTAGAAATGCTGTTTTAGCAAATTCTCCACTACCTTTTTGTCCTTTTGCATTATATTCATCTACTTTATTAATTAAATTTTCTACTGAAAATGCCATAGTTTTTACCTATAATTTTTGTTATGTTTAAAGAGTTTAACGTGTTCTCCACGGTATCATATATTATAGTGATAAATCTAAATCTATCACTCGTTAAGCTAAATTGCCTTTTTAGCAATTTTTTGTACATTCTGAATAAATTTGGTGCTTGCCTCAACTTCTTTATTCAATTGTTGTGCCACAATACCAAGATTACCTCGATTCTCTGCTGATTTAGTTACACTTTCAGCCACTTCATCAAAGTTATCATATAATTTATCCATTGCACGTTTAACTAAGTCTAATAGTTCAATTCCACTTTCATCTTCAACAATCTCTTTTGAAAATTGGATCATTGATTTAGGTAGATTTTTATACTCTACTTGACCTGTTAATTCCCTTACTTTATCATAAATTTCTTTAAAAATACCCATAATCTGTAATGGACTTGGTAAATTTAAAGATTCAAGTTTAGATAGTAGAATTAATTCATTCATACTTTTTAGACTTGTAAATAAGATAAATAAAGTAGGGTGTTCTTTGCTTAACAATTCTAAAAAAAGAGCTTTCTCCGTTACCGTTTCAAGCTCTAAAAGATAATTCTTAGCTTCCATATCTAGCTCATACCCATTCAAGGATAAACTGGAATAAAATAAATACTTATCAAGATCAGAATAGTTGTCAATATCTATGATAGATGTTTTTATAAAATTGTACATTGGCAATTTTAAATGTTCAGGAACATATCTTATTAGCTCTTTTTTAAGCTCTTCTAATACTAATTCACCAAAACAATCACTATCATAATAACCTTCAATATCTGAAAAATTAGTTGATTTTGAATTAAAAATTAAGTTTGATACAAAATTAATTTCAGTCTTAACAATGCTTTCTACTTCATCAAATTTAATAGGCTTATCATTTTTCAATCGCCTTAAGATCAAGCTCATTGCTGCTGATGTTTGTAAGTCTAAATTATTTTTAAACCCACTACCCCCAATAAGTTGGGTAATATAATACACTATTCTAGTACTTATAATCAAGCATTTTGTTATTTTATTAGGGTTTGTAACTTCATTTAATTCTTTAATCAACTCAATAAATGAAAGCCTTGAGTATTTATCCAAATAAAACTGATTCAATAGACTCGGATTCATCTTTATATTCTTCTCTATCTGCTTTCACATTAATAATAAAATGATAAGGATCTAATCTTTCAACTAATAAAAAACTGTCTTCAAATTTACCACCAACAGGCAATTGAGAAACTATTTTTACTAAACTTTCAAAATCGGATTCTGTAATATTTTTACTAAGATTCATTGATAAATTGACTCCATTTATATTTTACAGAATTTAAAAGTTTTGGTTGAATAGAAATAACAATAAACTCCTCTTTACCTAAATCATTCATAACTTTTTCGCTATTGAACTTTAAGGATCTATTATCATTAAAATCTATTGTCATAGCAATACCATCTTCTACATACTTATTTAAGTTAGTAACATCTCTAAGCCAAAAACGATTATTAAAGCAATAAATTATATCAACATATAAAATATAATCACTTGTCAAATTTTTAGCCCAATCTTGTACATTATTTTTAAGTAAATCTATTCTTACTTTTTCTTGTAAATCTTTTATTTCTTTACTTAAATAGATCCATACTTTGTTACCAGATCTACCTATTTTATGTGCTGCATTAACAGAAGGTATTTTCTTTACTGGGATAATAATTTCAAAATTTTCCATATACTACCCCACTTATGCTACCGACTGTTTGAATAAAGAATATTTTCCTGTCTCAACTAATTCAATATGACCGTATTCTGTCATAATATAAGGTGATTTAGCATTACTTGTACCACGCCTTGATTTAGCCACTGTCATAATGCCACAAGGTCTCGGCCCGTTTGCTTTACCCATAGTGATCATCATATCAACTGCATGTTGCTTTCTTGAACTTTCACCAGCACCTTCTAATGGTATTTGCTCACTAGACCAATACATAACTTTTGGCTGACTTGCCACCATAACTAACCTTGCTAATTGACCATTAGTAGGTCTAGCAATTTCAGATAAGGCATCATACAACTCGCCACCAGCATCATAACTATTTACTTCTTCCTTGGTTTTTACGTTACTATCATAGTCAATCACAACAATATCATAATATTCATCATTACTGTTTACTAAATCAACTACTTCTTGTGTTGTAATTTTTTTAGATGGAATTGTTACTAAATGCAATTGATTAGCAAGGTCTCTAATGTTTTCATTAAAATACCTATCAGGATTCGCTACTACATTAAAATAATTTTCTCTTGTCACAACAGAAGTAAAACGTGTAACAAAATCAAACTTCATCATATCCCCTATAGCCAACCAGAGAACTTTTAGTTTCTTATCTGTTTCTCCGCTATGAAATTTTGTATAGTTATCAGTAAGGATTAAAGCAACTTCTTGTAACATTGCTGCTGATTTACCTTGACCTGGAATAGAACAAAACATAACTACTTGACCTGGTAAATACCCCTTATATGGTGTAGCCTCAGCTACTATTTTAAAGTTTGTAGGAAATACCCTACTTAAATCACCTAATTCATCTTCAATTAGTTCTTGAGCTGGTTTGCTACCTAATGGGTAAATTTCAATACCATCAGCACCACTAAATGTACTAGGTATTTCTTTCAATTTATCCAATAGTAATTCTGGATTTTCTGAAAACCTTGTTACTGTATCAGCAATTTTAGTATTCCTATAATGATCGAACATTGCACTAACAATAGCATTTACTTCAGCTTTGGTCTTATCCTTCTTATAACCTTCTACTAATTCAATAAACGCACTACGTTCTTCTTCCATCATTTGAGAACTAAGAACTGAATTTAAAGTTGATGTGTCCCACTCGTACAAATTACTACCATCAGCACTTTTTAAAACAGCTTTGCTAACTTGTGTTTTCCATGGGAAGTCATTCAACATATATTTAACAGCTAAATAAATATCCTTATTAAATAAACTCGCTAAATAAGATAATTCGGATTGTAATTTAATACTACTCATTCTTATTATATCCTAATTTTCTTTCCAAATTTTTAAAGATCAATGCCTAATTAAAGGCTTATTTTATTTTCAGATACTACATTTAATTTTCGTACTATCTTGTATCTATCCTTATTCTGTCGCATATATAAAGGGTTTGTTTCATCCCAAATAAATACACAATGAACAAGATTAGATCTTGCACTACGACCTATTGGCTGAATAACTGACTTAAAACTTACTCCTGTTAATGGAATAATTGAACTTAAATTAGGTATATCAATACCTTCAACCCCTACTGTATTTGAAATAAGGATTTTAAAATGCCTTTGTCTAGCCATTTCTTTAAGTTCTTCAAGTGTTATCTTAATTTTCCCTACTGGACTATTTACATAAGAACCAGAATAATAGACCGTTGGTATGCCTAAACGATTCAATTGATCTGATAATTTTACTCCTGTTTCAATTAAAGAAATTTCAGGAATAAATACCATTGAATCACTAGGTATAACTTTTTGCACAATTTCTGCTATTGTACTAGCTAATCTAGGGTCTTGTAAAGTAAATTGTATCAATTTGTTTAAATCATCTGGATTACTTTCAATATAATCTTCATACATTTCAGTATTTGTAAACGATTTATAAACATGATAAACCCTAATTGGAACTTGTAACTCCTTATGGATAATCATCTCACCGCAATAAGCCATTAATTCACTAGCTTGTGAACTAATTCTATTCATTTCTAAAGCTTTATAGTTCAATTCTTTACCATTTCTTACATCAGCACTACCAGTGAAAGCATACATAAACTTAGGCAAAATTAAGTTAAAAAGATCTTGCCATGATTTAGCGGTAAAATGGTGTGCCTCATCAGCAATAAGTAGCTCTGTATTTTTACAAAAATCTATAAACTCTTTGCTACTTGCTTCTTTTCTTTTCATAAATCCGTTAGGTTGAATAAATTTCAATCTCTCTGATTCAATACCATACTTTTTAGCTCTTAATTTAATCTCATCTATAACTTTGCTAGAATAAGTGATAATCATAGCATTACCAGTATAATCTTGCAAATAAGAGTCTATAACTGATAGCATTACTTCAGTTTTCCCTCCTCCAGTCATAATAGAAATAATACCATAATCAACATTCTCAATCAATCGTGCTGTAGTTTTTTGAATCAACCCATACTCAGGCTTAGGGTGATTAGAAAATTGCGTTAGCCAGCGTTCTAAGGGCTTTATACCGCATATTTCAGGTTTATTTTCAGTAGTATATTCATAATCTAAACTTTTTAACCAAGATTCAACTACTTTACTTGAACCATACTTAACTTTAACTTGTAAATTATCATCATTCTTGCTAATGCCACTAAATCTATCTTCAGTTACCCACATTAACTGACCTGTCCTATAGTTCATTTTTCTCATATTTTCTTTATAGGTAAGGAACTTGACAAGGTTTTCATATTCAAAATTATCCTTGCAATTTATCGTAACATAGCGTATCCTATTTTTTACCTTTTTATAGGTGAATTTCATTCAACCCCCTTTTTCTATTGTTCTATACTTTTAATAATGCTTTAGTATAGAAAATTTTTAAAGGATTTTGAAATTTTTTATTTAAATGATTAACTTTTAGCCTATTGTATGTAGGCATAAACAGGAGAAACAAAATATGAGTAAGAAAATTGAAGTAGTATCAGCACATTTAGGTTTATTAGTTGAACATTACCATAAACTAGATGAACCTAACCGTAGTGCTAGTTTTCAATCAGCTAAAGAAAAATTAGAAACTGAATTTGGTGCAACTGATTTACCTGATGATATTGATTCTTTAAAAGCATTAAAAGGTATCGGGCCGAGTACAATTAATGAAGTAAAAGAAGTTTTAGCAACAGGAACAAGTAAACGCTTAGAGGAGTTAAAAACTAAAATAGCAACAACAGGTGAAGATATTGATCCTAATGCACTTAAAGACCAATTAAAAGGTTTATTAGCATAATGAATAAAGGAGATTTATTAGTTCAATTAATCCCTAGCTTACTAGACACAACCTTACTTGGTAAAGTTTATACTAACTTATTAACTTGGAAATTTGCTAGTTTAAGGCATAAAGATAAAGTAATTGATCATAATGAATTAAGTGATAACTCTTATTGCTTTGTTAAGTTAGACCAATCAAAATTTTTAGTATATATGAAATTGCATTGTTTAAATCCTGAAGTTTTATCAATATGGGATATTGAGCAAGAAAAAGGATATGTATTAGAAGTAGGTAAATCTATAAACTTAAAAGGACTAGAATATAGAACGTTTAACGCACAATCTATTTCAGAAATAAATGCAACTATTTTTAATTCTGAAAATGGTGTAAAAAGTTTTGACGAGAGAGCTTTTGAAATGCTTAAACAATTATCAGTATCTAAAGAACATAGTTCTAAGTCACCTGATGAACTAGCAATTAAAGCATTAAAACTAACTTTAGCATTTGACAAATGGAATGCTGATGTTAAACAATCATTAAGCTAAAATAAAGGGGTATTTTAGGGGTTTTATTTTAAGCCTACTAATTACCCTACCTTAGAAAGAAAATGCAAATACAAGCGATTTAGGCGTATTCTTGTTGATATTTAGATTAAAGAAAAAGGCTAGATAGTTAAAATTTCTATCTAGCCTTTAATTTTATTGTTTAATTTGTCGGTTTCACTATTAATGTAATATCAAAATAATCTTTTAATGCTTTAATTAATGGTTTAAACTTACTAATTGATCTTACGTTCGGACTCGTGCCTAAAATTGACCTTAGTTCAGAAGCGTTTACCTTAATGTTACTTTTAACAGGAGAAATAATATTGAAATGATCAATAAATTTTTTCACTTTATTAAAAGTAGGTTTAGTTAAATTGTGTTTAGCTACCCTTAAGCATTTATTTAACCAAATTGCTACTTCGTAGTCTGTAGTAATTCTAACCAGCAATCTATCCTTAAGATCCACTACATCGAAATCACCACTAGAATAGCCATATCCAAAAGCTATTAAAATAGGTTTACTATCTTTTAGCCTTGCACAAGTTCTAAACACCGCTTGTGTATATTCAGCTAGTAAGTAATCTGTCACACTCATATCAGAATTGGAAATAGTGTTTAATGTTTCAACATTACCTCTATTCATAGCCCAATCACCAAAAAATATAATTGAATCACAAGATATAAATTCATTAGTAGCCCTAGTTTTACCTGAACCATAATGAGTAATCATATAATTTTTTGAAGTTAATTTGTCTTTTAAGTATTGGGTATAATCAATTTTACCATCATTTATTGTCTTCCACGTTACAATAAAATGTTTCCTATCTGGATAAGCTTTTAAATAATTATCCAATATTTGTATATCTTCATTGATTAATACCATAAACTCATCATCTGATAAGCTTGAATTTGACCTATTATTTCTATTAGCTTTTAAATCTAAAAGTGTAACTTTCTCCACTTTAGCATTACTAGGATATTTTGTGTCTATTTCCCATCTTTTAGAAGTATTGAAAAGTATATCAGCAGTAGCATCTAGTATAATTACTTTAGCATTATCAGGTACAATTGTCTCAACTGTTTCCATAATTAACAATGGCTTGCTACCTTTATCAAAATCTTCAGGGTCTTCTAAAAATAAATCTAATAACTTTCCTACTTTTTCCTGATAGGATCTTCGTAGTAAAAAATTAGAGTTCTCTGGAATATATTCAACACCTAAAGCATTTCTTAAGAACTCACTATCATTTAAACAATAGTCAATATGTCGCATAAACTGATCACTTGCATAGTTAAATCTACCTAAACTAAGATCAGGGCTATACTTCATTTTCATAAAGCTAACACCTAATGCAAAATACATATCTTTCATAGTTGTACTATAACTACTATATAACTTTGGAAATTCATCAAAAAACACTACTTCTCTGTTTTGAGTTGATTTTCCTAATATTTCCCTAATTAAAGAGTCATTATTAACACTGAATAAAATAGTTTTAGCAGTATTAAAAAAACGATAACTATTTGTCACAAGCACCTTGTACTGTTTTAAATAATTGTGGTCTTGATTAACTTTATTAATCAGTTCTTCATTATTACTATGAAGACCAATAATTGAACAACTACTATTTAATGCTTTTACTAATTGAACTAATCTATCTACTTCTTCATTAGTAGATAGTACAACAAGTGTAGGTCTTGAAGTAAAAGCACAATTAACAGCTAATTTAGAGGTTTTTCCTGATCCACATCCCCAAGCTAAAACTTGCCTTTTTGAGTATGTTTCAACGCCTCTTAAAATTTCTGTATGTTGGTCTAAAATCCAACCATTTTCATCACACATCTTTGACAAGAATTGGTGATCTTTAAAGTTTTCAATTTTTATCATACATTTTCCTCTTTCAACTTAACCAAGAGAGGATTACTTAGGTTAAGTTGAACTTAGTCTAACTAAGAAAATAACTTTGTCAATACTTTTGTTATTTTTTTTTCAGCAACCCCTCTTTAGTTTGAATTTGTGTTGTTATCGTGTGTATCTTTTTTATTATTATATATAAAATACTAAGAAACTAGAAAAAAAGTAACACATAAAAAGCTAATTCCTGATTCTGGGGTCTAAGGGGTGCTATCGCACCATGCACCCCAGACCCCAGAGATGAATTGCATAATTGGAAAGAATACTTTAAAGATCTTTAATATGATTTTGGAGATTGGGGTTATAACCCCAATCTCACCATAAAGAAATTGAAAGATTAGAAAAGACTTATAAGATCCTTGCTATCGCAAGAAAAGATAAGTAAAATCTAATAAATTAAATTTCTTCAAGTCAAAATAAAAAATTACATTACTTGGGAAAAGCCCACTCTCAACAGTGGGCTTTTCCACCATTCTAAACTTATTAAATAAAATAAATCTTTTCAATCTTTACCTTTCTTAGCTCCTTCGTTTGAGACTTCGGAGCTAAGAAATAATCTAATCTTTCAATCCTTATCAATTTTTATCTCCTTTATGATGGGGTTACACTTCGTTCCACCCCATCATAAAGGATCAAAACCATTTTTTTAATTAAAGAAAATTTATTCAATCTTATCTTTCAACATAGATTAATTGATTTATGATTTTTTATTTGTATAGCCAACTAAGAAAAAAGCAAGTAAAAAGTATAAAATCTATTCAAGTCAAAAACTGTATAAAAATATATAGCTATAAAACGAAATATAAAGCCCATAGACGAACTTTTTTATCGAGTATGTAGGGTAAATCATTTTGTCAAAAATAAAGCGAATATGAACGATTTAGTGGCATTATACGCTAAAATACGATAGGCAAAATTTTTTAACAAAATAAGTATATTATAGATAAGAGTAAAATACCTAGAAAATGCTAGGTTAGTTTCCCTATATTTTTTTGGTTAAGAAAAGGTAAAACTATGTCAAGTATGGAAGTTGCAACGGTATCAGATTTAAAGAAAATTGATGTCAATCAATTAAAAGCTAAATCAATAGGTTTGAATTTACTCCTTTTCTCAACAGCAGAAAGGGAAGTAAAAAGAGTAGCTAAAATGTCAAGATGTATTGAGGCATTAGAAGATTTAATTTTTGATGAATCAGTATTTGAAATGCTTACACCTGAAGAACAAATGGAACGCTACAAATTAGCGATTCAAACACAGCAAGCAAGTTTAAATTATGTTAAAACAACTAGTGATTCAATTAATATTGATGATTTACAAAGTAAAATTATTTTATTAGAAAATTCTCAATCTAATCAAACTGAAGAACATATTGATGAAAAAGTAATGCAAGAACAAGCAAGAGAGTTGCTAACAAAATTTAGACCAAACAATAATTAATAATAATAACAATAAAACGATAAACAGTAGTTATAGCCAATATTTTAGGCTATCTAGGGATTATATATTTCTCCAAGTATAATCCCTATTTTTCTTATTTAGAGAGTAGATAATTAGGTTCTTTAAATCTACGAGGTTTTTCATTCTTCCCTTGTAGATTATCCTTCATTTTCTTTCCTATTTGTCTATTCCCTAAATAAGAAATAAAGAAATAAGTAGGTTCTATCCACTTTATCAATCTAATCGAACTTACTAAAAATTAGAGGTAAAGAATGGAAGAAAAAAAGATTAGAACGTATGAAATAAATGGTGAAACAGTAAGCATTGATGTTTTACATAGTCTAGCTAAATTAACAGGGTTTCAAGAAAACGTACCTGATATAGACGATTTTATACATGATCCTTATTATTTAGGAAAAGTGTTAGGCAATACACTATATCCAATTTGGAAAGAGGCAGCTAGGGAAGTATTTCCTACACCTTATCATTCCCCTGTTGGTGAAATAGTATTATCAGGTGGTATCGGTCTAGGTAAATCAACATTCGCTTTGTTAGTATCAATGTATGATTTATGTAAATTACTTTGTTTAAAAAATCCACACCAATATTATGGGTTAGTTGAATCTACAGTAATTTCAATTGCATTAGTAAATGCCACACAAAAATTAGCAAAAGGCGTTCTATGGTCGCAATTTGAAGATTGGGTAGCAAATAGTCCATTCTTTAAATCAAAAGTATTAGTGACCAAAGGTAAACAAAAAGGTAAAACGTATTTTATTAATAACATAGATATTTCAGTTGGTTCTAGAGGTGAGAACTTTTTAGGTCAAGCAACTGTTGGAGCTATTTTTTCTGAAATTAATGATATGACGGTGGTAGGTGGTCAAGCTGAAGATAACTTAGATACTATTGCTGTTCGTAGGGCTTCACGTTTTGCAACTTCAAATAAAGAAATATTTGGTCACATTATTTTAGATAGTTCGAGCAAAGGTAATCGATCTTTTTTAGATTCAAGAATTGAAGAAAAGCGTAAGAAAGGTGTTAAAGACTTTATTATATTTTCTTATACTCACTGGCAAGCAAAATGGCATACAGGGGCTTATAGTGGGAAGATGTTTAAAGTTTATGCTGGTGATGAATATGTCGATCCATTTATTGTAGATGAAAGTAATGAATACCGATTAGCGACTGTAAAAAGTCCTGAACGTATTATAGACGTACCAGTGGAACATTGGGAAGCATTTCATTTCAATATACTTAAGGCATTAAGAGATTTAGCTGGTGTATCAACATTCAGTACATTCTCGTTTATTAGTTCAGCTCAAACAATCAATGAAGTATTTAATCAAGTTAATCCAGTTCAACAAGATATGATTGAATTAGATTTCTTTGATAGAGAGCAAACGCTAGATAAATTTATAGACGTTAAGAAATTAGCTTATATTAATAATGCACCTAGATTTATACATGTAGACTTAGGTATTAAATCAGATAGCACAGGTATGTCTTGTTCTTATTTCAGTGGTTTTGAAACAAGAGAAATATTTGATCCAATCTCAGGTAAAAAATCTATAGACCAAGTACCATTATTTGTTACAGAGTGGTGTATGGAAATTAGAGCAGTACCTGGCCATGAAGTACCAATTTATAAAATACAAGAGTTTATTGTTACAGCTAGAGATTTAGGCTATCCAATAGCAATGATAACAACCGATGGCTATCAATCAACTAACTTAAGACAAAATTTAATGTTGAAAGGATTTACTACTGATTTAGTTTCTGTAGATAGAACAAAAGATCCATATAATAATTTACGCAATATTATTTTAGAAGGAAGATTGAAAGCTCCTAACCTTGAAAAACTAAAATGTGAAGTAAGAGAATTAGAGGAGAATGATCAAAAATTTGATCACCCAGCTGACGGATCTAAAGATATTTTAGATAGCTTATGTGGTTCAATTTGGACTTGTTCAACTAATCTTACTAAATCAGCTGGTGCTCAGAATATTCAAAATTTAGATACTAGTATAAGAATGCTATCAAAAGGATCATCTAGCAATATGTTTAAACGCTTTGAAAATAAACTTATAGGAGCTAGTGTAAGGTAATAAATATGTCAAAAGCAGATAATACACTAAGTAAAGAACTAGCTACAGGTTTAAATCAATTAGCTCAATTTAAGCGTACAAGTTCTTTGCAATCAATTTTAAATTATTTAAATTCAACACTATCATCAACTGTACAAACAAGAGATAGATACTTTAAAGAATTAGTAGAATATCGTAATAATTATATTGTAAATGCGATTTATGATATTTTGTCAAATGATATTTTAAATGACACTAGTTCTGCTGATTCTATTATTGTATCAGTGCCAAAAGATACTGATGTAGAAAATGAAATTAAGAAATTATTTGATAAATTAGGACTTGTAGAGATTTTACAAGCTATCTTACCTGATTTATTACATTATGGAGTATATCCATTAAGACCTATTATCTCTAAGGGTAAAGGTGTTATTGATTTAGTAGATGACTTATACCCTAACCAAGTAATAGCAATTACAGATACAAAAAACGAGCCTATATTCTATTATGTCAATAATCAAGTTATGGATATTGATACATATAGTTCAGGTCAAGGTTACGGATATAATAGCCAAACTAATTATTTATCTAATGGTAGAAAAAAGAAATATGGCTATCAATACATGGATATTACAGAATTAGTATATTTCAGTATTGATTTAACCTTTAGTAAATTATTACTACCTGAAGATGAAACTCAATCTATTAAGTCAAAATCTCCTGATTTTTTAGCTAAAATTTTACCTAGATCATTAAAAGTCCGTACAAGCCAATCTTTTATTTACCCTGTATTGGATAAATTAAAAGAGGTATTAGCACTAGATAAATATACAGTGTATCGTTCTATTGGTGATGTTCTTACCCCTAAAATGGTAGGTATTCCATTACCACAAACTTATAGTGTTGATCAGTTGGCTGAAATTACACAAACTTATAATGATTTATTGAATGATAATCTTACTAAAACACAAAACTTACAAAATCTAGAAGTAACATTACAAGAATTAGCAAGTGTTAAAGTTATACCTATTGCAGGTGAACGTTCTACACCTACTATGATTGATACAGGACGTGATATTTCAAATAATAATAGTAATTTACAAGCTGTACAAGATAGTTTAGGAAGATTATTAAATTCATTAGGTATTAGTAAAGAGTTATTTGATGGTTCGATTGAATCAAAAGAAAATATTAAAACAGCAGTGCGTTATGCTAAAAAAGTAAAACGCATTTCTAAAAACTTAGTTAGGACTTTGAAATTTATTGCCTTATTGCATATTTCAGAGAAATTTCCTGACAAAAATATTTTAATATCCGATCTTGATATTCAGTTAAGAAATAATTTAAACGTTGATGAATTACAAAATTTAGAAACACAAGATTTAGTTATTGCTTCTATTGAAAATGCTAAAGCATTATTAGAAGGATTAGAGGATATTGTACAAGGTTCTGATTATGAAATTGATAAAAATTTAATAATCGAGAATATCAAAGACACTTTATCAACGGCAAATTCCCCGTTTTTATCTGTCTTCAAGAAAAAAGAAATTGATCTGACTGCTAAAGATGCAAACGCTATAGCTGACGACCTAAATCAAAATAATATAGAGGAATCTAAATGAAATTAGATAAATATACTAACGCAGTAAATAAAGCTAAATCATTGTTAGAGTCTGCCTCTACCGTGGATGCATTGAATCGTGAAATGAGCGATGCTACACAAACTATTACATTAGAAAATGCTAGTAAGAAATTTGCTAAAATTAAGAAAGAAGTATTATCTCGTTTCTCAAGTAAAGCAAGTGTTAAGTTAGAAGGTTCTAATGTAGTAATTACAGCTCCACGAAAAGCATCTCTACAATATATTTTAAAACGCTTTAATACCACTACTAATAATGGATAAATTTTTAAATGACTGAAAAGAACTATTTTAATTCTATTTGGGAAAGTAAAAAAGGTTCAGGCTTTCAGGTTTTACAAGAATCAGAAGGTAATTCAGTTGTTGATGGCGTTCATATTTTAGCTAGGGTATCTGGCCCTTCTTTTTTCCCTGATACAACCTCTAGAAATAATGTTCATTATCCAAAAGAGGCGTGGGAAAACGCAATAAATGATCCTGAATTTCAAGAACGGTTACAGAATAAATTAGTGTTCGGTACAATCGGTCATGATCCTGAAATGACTGATAATGAAGTTAGAAATGGTATTCATTCTCACATTGTAAGCAAAGTTTGGATTGATGAGAATAATACTGGAATGGCTGAATACTTAATCTTAAATACTGAGCCTGGTAGGGTATTAAATACACTTTTAAGGGCTGGTAGTAGGGTTTCTGTATCAACTAGGGCTTACGGTGGGATACAAGAAGATAAATCACCTACAGGGGCGGAGATCGTTGATCCGACTGATTTTAGTTTAGAAAGAATCGACTTTGTTATCGATCCTGGATATAAACAAGCTAAACCGATTTTACAAGAACAAAACAATAAAGAAAATAAAACTCAAGAGGACAATACAATGGCAGATGTCAATGTAATTACAGAACATTTAGAAAAACAAGTATCTTTCTTGACTGAACAATATAATTTGTCATCTAAAGATGCTAAAGAATTACAAAAAGCTTTAACAGAAGCTAAAGTAAATGAAGCAGCTAATAAAGCTGAATTAGAAGGCTATCGTGCATTAGGTACTATGGCTAAATTGCAAGAATCAGTAACAAAATTAGCAAAATTTGAAGAATTAAGCGAAGATCCTGAAGATCTAGAAAAAAATCTAGAAGAAGGTGCTGAAACTATTGAAGAATTAACTGCTGAAATTGAACGTTTACAAGCACTTAAAGCTGAATTAGAAGCTAAAGTAGCTGAAAATGATCAAGTTGGCACAGATTTAGAACAAACTAAAACTCAATTAGCTGAATTTGATGATCTTGGTAGTGCTGAAGAAATTCGTGATCTTTTAGGTACTGTAGAAGAAGTACAAGAAGAATTAGATCAATATCGTGAATTAGGTACTGTTGATGAAATCAAAGATGCTTTTGAAAAAATTGAGAAATTTGCTGAAGAATCTGAACAAGCTGAATTACAAGATTTAGCTGATGAATATGGTGCTGATGCTGAAGCTATCAACTTACTTAAATCTAAAGGCTTATCTGTTGAAGAAATTGAAACAGTATTAGATGGCGTTGCAACTGTTGAAGGTGATGCTGATGTTGATATTACTGAAGACGAAGATGAAGATTCTGAAGATACAGATGAAGATAGCGAAGAAGAAGAAATCTTAGGTGAATCTTTAAGCTCTGTAACTTTACGTAGATTATCTCGTATGAAACGTATTGCTGAAAGCAAAGGTAAATCAGGCAACCGTAAAATGGCTGGTAAAAAATCTTTAAAAGAATCTCGTAATGTAAATGCGGGTTCAAACCGTTTACTAAGTAAACTTATTAAAGCTTAATTAAACTCTAGAGGAATTAAGAATGTCTAAAAATCGTGAATTAAACGAACAATCTGTAGATTTGATGGCTGAAGGCTATCACAAAAAATATAAAACATTAGTAGAAGCGTATGAAAAAGGAGCTCAAAAAACTCGTATTGGCGAATCTTTAAGCTCTTTTGAAATCGCAGCTTTAGGACAACAATTAGACCAATTTGAAGATTATCGCAAATTCCAAGAATCTATGTCTAATTTAGGTGCTTTGGGTGCTGTTCCACAAGTGGCTAGTGAAGTAATTGTAGCAGCTAACGCTAACTCAATTATCCCACTTTTAGCAAGTGTACAACCTGTTAAAGAAGAACACACAATTGTTTACTTTAAAACTACTACTACTACTGATAAAACTTACCAAGATTCTAAAGGTGTGATCGCTGATCCTCGTACTTTAGATAATCCAGGTGATGGTACTTTAGGTAGTGCAAGGGTTAAATTACCTTTAGAAACTAAAGTAAACCAAACAACTAAAACTGTAACAGGTAATATTGATGCTAAATATTTACCTTTACGCCCACGTTATGTAGAAGTAGCTGTAGATGGCGTTGGTTTTGGTAAAGATGATGGTGAAGGTCACTTTGTAGCATTTGGTTTTGAAGGTACTATTGATTATCAAACTGGTGCTTACAAAATCGTTGTAGATTCAGCATCAACTATTACAGGTGATAAAGTTGTTACTATCATTGCTGATCGTGATGTTGATAGTGCAAATGAAATCACTAAAGTACAAACTCAATTACAAACAACTGATATTACTGCTGAAGTAATGGCATTAGCAACCGATATGGGTCACTTTGCATCATTCGCCTTCCAAAATCGTTTTGGTAAAACAGCGATTGATGAAGTAGCGACTGACCTTACACAAGAATTAACTCGTGTAATGAACACTCGTGCAGTGACTGAATTATCTTCTACCGCTAAACAAACTGATATTAAGTTTAACCGCACACCTCCAGCAAGTGTAAGCTATGCAGAGCATAGACTATAAGATTTACGAATGATCTTACTTGTGCTCTTTAAACCTTTATGAATTGCTGGAAACCTTATGCCGAGAACAAGTGCTACAACATAACCTGAAAAGGTAAGTGTGAATGCTTGAAAAACTTGTATCTAACTGGTAATCAGCAGCCGAGAATCTAAGTTCAAATTGAATATGATTCGGGTTCAGAGACTAAATTGAAAGCAAGAAATTCTTGAACTTTCTAAGAGGGTTAAGTATAATTACTTAATTTAATGTTGAGAAACATTATTAACCGTAGTATAAAGGGCGTAGAAATCTAATAATAGAAAGTATATGTGTGATATAGTCCAATTTATATTGAAAAATATAGGTAAAAATATGTTTGATAGAAATAAATATTATGTATATCTATATCTAGACCCTACAAAACAAGGAAATTTTAAATATAAAGGTATTGAAAAAGTATTTAAATTTGAACCTTTTTATGTTGGAAAAGGATGTGGAAATAGAAAAAACTTTCACTTGTATAAAGCAAAGAAATCAAGTGAAGAAATAGATAGAAATAAATGTTCTGGTTATTGCCAAGAATTATTATTGAAAGGTTTTGAGCCTATTATTATAATTTTTGAAGATAAATTAGAAGAAAATGTAGCTTATGATTTAGAAAAATACTTGATAGAAAAAATAGGTAGAAAATGCCATAATTTAGGGTCACTACTAAATTATCATTTTGGTGGTGAACTTACAGGTCATGATTTTCATTCAAAAGATATGAAAAAACAACTTAGTGAACACCATTATTTTAATAGACCTGAATATAAACCTGAAGATCATTGGGCTTATGGTACACATTTATCAATTGAAACTAAACAAGCTATATCTAAAGCACACAAAGGAAAAGTTATACCTAAATGTGTAAAAGATAAAATTAGTAAAACTTTGAAAAAATCAGCTATTAGGGGTAATGAACATTACACTAATACACAAGGATTTTCTGAACAACATCTAGAAAATTTAAAGAAATCTAGAAAACAAGCTGATATAAATAGAATTTATGAGCTTTTTCAAGATATGATAAATTTAGGTTTTACTATAGAGAACAATTTATTTAATAAAACTAAATATGAATTAGTTAGGTCAAGGGTATTTAGTAAAAAATATCCAAAATGGGAATCAATACCTAAATTCCTAACAGATGAAGAAATCAAACAATATTTTGCCCAGAATAGAAAATAATAGATTATTCTGAAGATAATTGAAGTTATCATTCGTAGATACTATTGCTGAAGCTGAAATCGCATTACATAAAGCAAGTGGTGCTAATGCAATCAATCGTATTATCGTTGGTTCTACTGCAGCAGCTACCTTACGTGGTATGCCTGACTTTGTAATGGATGAAGATGCTTCACGTGTAGCTGTAGGACTTTATGGTTACTATGATGGTATTCCTGTGATCCGTGCAACTAACGTTAAAGGCGTTGCAGATGGAGATATGGTATGTATCAATAACAACGATAGCAACTATTTTAATGCTCCATTGGTATATGCTCCATTTATGCCATTAATGGTTACTAACACTGTTCAACATGCTAACAACCCATTCCGTAACACAATGGCAGCTGGTGTTTGGGCAGGTATCAAAACTGTAAATCCAAACTTAGGCTTAAAAGTTAAAATTGAAAAATCTTAATTTTAAATTAGTCTAACCTTTAAGGGGAGGAGAGGTTAAAATCTCTTCTCCCCTTTTTTATTATGTAAGGTGAAATAATGAAATTAACAAATAAATCTGAAGGTGGCTTAACCTTAAATAATGTAACAGCCTACCCTTTAATTTTTAATCCAAAATCTAGTTTGGTATTTCCAAATAGTCATTTAATTAAAGATTATCAAAAAGTTTTAAATATTTTCAAAGATATTTTAGATGTTGATTTATCTATTGAACAAGAAGAAAAAACTAAAGCAACTGAACAACCTAAAAAGGTTGAAGAAGTAAATGAAGATGATGATAATGCTATAACTATTGAAGATGCTATAGAAGAAGGCGAAGAAGAAAAAGTTGCTAAACCTAAAAGAGCAACTAAGAAAGATAAATAATTTAATAGGTAAGTAACAATATGAAACTAGTAGATGCAATAATTGAAACAGATAAATTAAGAAATATGCAATATCCTAGTGGCAAAGTTCTTAAATATGCTATGCGTTATGTTAGGCAAAATAAACAACTATTTATGCAAGCGGTAGTTGCATCAGGATCACAAAAAGGCGTTACTTACCAAGTTAGGTTAGTATTTAATGGTATATTAAGTTCAGATAGGCGTACTAGATTATGTACTATGAAATATAAAGATCTAGACGGTTCAGTTTATTTTATTCAAAAGCCAACTAGCGAACACCATATTTTAACTAGGTGTAGTTGTCCAGATTTTAGATTTATGTGGCATTGGTGGTTAGGGGATAAAAAAGCCTTACTGGGCCCGCGTATTCCTTATGTAAGAAAAACAACACATTACCCTGAAAAAAATCCTGAACATATCCCAGGAATTGATAAACATATACTTACTTTTATCAAAAAACTTATTTCAATCAGAATGTTAAAAGCTGATCAAAGAGTTAAGTCTTATTTATCTAGACCTAAGAAATCTATTGATCGTTTTGCTAAAATGACTAGGAGGAAATAATGAGTTTATTCCTTTATGAATTTAAGAAAAAGAAAGTAAGAAAAGAACGTATTCGCAATGGTAAGAAAGAAGTTGTTTGGAAATGGGAATATGAAGATGTTCCTAAAGGCTACAAAGTACAAGATGGTAAACTTGTTAAAATGAGCCAAAAGGAAATTTTAAATAGAAAGAAAGCAGCTAAAAAATCAGCTAATAAATCTAGTACAAAACGAAATAGACAAATATCATTGAAACGTAGAAAAAGCCTAATTCACCCTAAATAAAGGAAAAGAGGATTATGCTAACTTATCAAGAATTAACTGAATTAGCTTTATTAAGAACAGGTCAATATATTTTAGATATTGAAGATATTGAAATAGATAAAGATAGATTAGAACTTATTATAAAATCAGAATTGCAATGGTTTAGTCAGTATAATCCAGTTCGTAAACAGAAAGACTTTATCTTATATGATGATAAAGAATTTACTGAAGAAACAGATGGGGTTATACCATTAAATATTACAAATATTAGGCGTAGGCGTTATCAGGCTTATCCTTTATTTAATGCAAGTGTAGGTAGATTTGCAACTAGTTTAAGGTGGCGTTATATTGCACCTTATTTAACATTTCAATATCCAAAAGATATTTATACCGTAGATTATTATGCACCTCATATTTATAAAGATGATCAAATTGAAACAGTAGATTTAAGCTCAAATTTCATAGATTTATTTGTAGCTAGATTTATGATCGCTATTGGTAGTGGTAGAGCAAGTTTTGTTTTAAGTGATATACCAATAACAACTAATGCTGCCGATTTACTATCAGACGGTAAAGAATTATTACAATCAACACAGGATTTAATTCGTGAGACTAGTTCATATCACTTAGCAATTAGAATGTAGGTGATATATGAGAAATAGAAATGTTTATGAAGTTATTGAAAGAGCTACAACTAAATATAGTACTAATTTAATTATATCATCTATAAAAGCTACTGGAATTGATTGTATTTTATATAGAAAAAATAAAGATAGGGTAACAGATAAAGTTTATGGTATTTATGGCGGATCTGATTTATCAAGAACACCATCAACTAGTATTTATGATAAACCAATAACAGCCGAAAATATAGATGATGTAGATTTGTTTGAACATAATACAGGTCAAGAAACAAATTTAAATCTTGAACAATCTATAGACGATTCTTACGAAGAATTAGTAAGAATCAGAGTATTACTAAATACTATGCAATGGCGGTCTATTAGTAATCAATCAGCAAGTTTTTTAATAGATGACCCAGGATATGTTTATTGTATATCTGAAATACCTATCGAACATGGAGATGTATTATTAGTAGATAATGATACTCATCAAATAAAATTTAAAGCCTATTATCCTGAGCTTATTGGAAATTATCAATTTAATGCTTATAGATTTAGGATAACTAATGTACAGGAGTAATATATGTCTACACCTAGCAAAACATCTATAACTCCAACAGATATAATTCACGCACTAAGTCAAGCGGTATTAGTAAAATGTAGAAAAACTATACATAGTTTTGTATTTGATCCTGAAGAAGTATATGAAAGAGCAATAACAGCTGGTAGAGTTGAACAATTTTATCGTGAGCCTATTGATTTAGACCAGAAAAAGATTTTTGAAGATAGAAAACTTTTACCAATGTTAGCGTGGAATAGAACCAATTTAATTCCAAGTGCATTAAACGGTAGACCTAATAGGTTATATTGTGATGCTCATGGAAATACAGATTTTAGTACAGCTTTATGTGAATTTACTTTTAATTTTACTTATTACTCTACTAATATGATAGAGTTAGAACAATTTGAATTAGACTGGAATTTACAATTAGGTTTAAGAAAGATTTCATCAATAAAAATATATACGTCTAAAGAAGATTCTATACCTCCTTTTGAATATTCTATTATATGGGAAAATGAATTACAAAGTATAAATTTCTCCCTTGACCAAAACTATTATAAATCATTAACTGGATCAGGAAAAATATCTGGTTCTTTCGCATCATTTATAAATATACCAGAAGATCAATTACCTACTGTAAAAGAGATAAGATTTAGCGTTTATGATTGTGACGGAAATGAAATTATTGATGATTCATTTAAACCTGTTATGGAGTTATTAAATAATGCCAAAAATTAAAACAACTGAAGATATTACTACCAATGAAGATCAAACTACTGATGTAGTAATTAAAGAAGAAATTAAAGAGGTTATTAAACCTACAAAAGAAGAGATTACTAAAATTAAATTAGTAAACAGAAATGATTATGATGTATTTATTAAATATCGTGATCAAGAGTTCTGTATTTCACCAAGGGGCGATGTAATTTGTAATGTTGATGAATTGCAAGAAGACTTGCCAAACGGTGTATTTAAATTAACTATCAAAGGGTAATAGATAAATGAGTAGAGCTTATGTCAATTATCGTGAAAGAGATCTAAGTGCTTATGCTCCTGTTGGTACAAGTTATGGTGCAGCAATTGTTTTACCAGCTTTCAAAGGTGAACGAAACAAAGTACATAATGTAACAAGTAAGGCACAATTACTTAAACTTTTCACGCCAAATAATAAAGTTGAAGTTGGTATGAACGTAGCTTTCTGGTCAGCTTTAAAAATCCTTGAAGCTACTAACAATTTACTTGTAGTAGTTCCAAAAGCTGAAGGCTCTTTACGTGCAGGATTAGAACTGTATAAAGATATAGCACCAGTTGCGGTAGCTAAAGGTATTGAAAATCCACAGGCTTATGAATTTGCAAATAGTCCAAGTGTACTTATTACAGCAAGTTCAGAAGGTGTATGGGGTAATGACCTTTATATCACTAACCACTTTTACAAAGAAGACGAGAAAGTAGAATTACCAGCTAAAGAATCTGACGAAAAAGAAGTATTTAGTTTAACCTTAACCCAAAAATGGGGTAACGGTTTCCCTGTAAAACTTTTCTCAAGGTCTTTACCAAAAGAATTAGATCCAAACGAAACATACTTTATCCGTGCAAACGGTAGTAAGTATGAATTTTATACAAAACAAAAAGATGCTATTGATGGTACAGGTGAAGCAATTAAAGTTGGTAAATATGCTAAAGGTGATTTCTTTGTTGGGCCAGCAACTCAATATACAAAAATTCCTAATACTACTTGTATTCGTGTATTCCATAAATCTAATCTTAATGATCCTGTAAAAACTTACATTGTATCTAAAGATAAAAAAGCAAGGGATTTAGACGGCAATAATTTATATATTGAAGACGTTATTCGTGACCGTGAGTTTATTGAAGTATCAGATAACTTACAAGAAGGTAGCTTACAATTAGCTGATGTTATTACACCTACAGCTTTAGCACAAGGTAATAACGGTGAAGCAATCACTACAGGTGATATGATTAAAGCGTTACGTTATTTTGAAAATACAAACGAATATCAATTTAAGTTTATTGGAGATGGTGGTTATACAGTTCCAGCTTATCAACAACGTTTAGAGCAATTAGTTAAGAAACGTGGTGATGCTTTTGCGGTATTATCAGCACCTTTAACTACTCAGGCAAACGTAGATACAGCAGCACAAGAAGTTGTGAATTATCGTAAATATGACTTGAACTTAAATTCAAGTTGGGCTGGTTTATATGCTCCACACTTGAAAATTTATGATGAGTTTAATGATCGTGAAGTTTGGACTTCCCCAGATGGTTTCGCAATCAAAGCTATGATTGATACTGCTTCAAATTATGAAATTTGGTATCCAGTAGCAGGTAATACTCGTGGTGTTGTAAGTGCTTTAGATACCAAAGTTCACTTTACAGACGGAGACCAAGATTTACTTTATGATAATGGTGTGAATCCTATTATCTTTGATGCTGGTCAAGGTATTAAGATTTGGGGTCAAAAAACATTGTTATCACAACCAAGTAAACTAGACCGTATTCACGTTCGTTTATTGCTTATTACTATTGGTCCAGCTTTAACTAAAGCATTAAGATCAAAACTATTTGAGTTTAATGATAGTCCTACTCGTGCAAGCGTATTAGCTATTGTAAATAGTTATATGGATCGTGTTTTAGCAAGACGTGGTGTAACTAAGTATTTATGTGTTTGTGATGAAACTAATAACTTACCAGCTGATATTGCAAATAACATTATGAATGTTGATTTAATCGTTTGTCCGAATGCAAGCGTAGAATTAATCAACTTTACCATGGCTGTAATCAATGAGACTGTTTCATTTGATTTAGCACAACAACAATTATAAGAGGTAATCAATGAGACCTAAGTTAAATCAGATTAGAGCATTAGGCGATTTTGCTGATAATGTTCACTGGTATATTCAGTTCACCACTATTCCAAGTGGAGTTGATTTAAATTCTGATGATATTAACTTACGTTGTGAATCGGTAGCAATCCCTAAACGTGATGGTACTAAAGTATCAGTACAAGTAAGGGGTTTACCTCCTGTTCATCAACCAGGTTTATATATTCCTGATGGAGAGTTTACAGTTACATTATTTGAAACTGTAAATAACAAAATCAGTAAAGGTATTCAACAACTAGTAGAAATGAACTATACCCAAGGTGAAGGTAAAGCTAAAACTAAAGCTGATGTTGAGTTTGGTGTGCGTTTAGTGCGTATGGATCGTGAGCATAATGAAATTTATGAATATACTTTTATGGGTGTATTCTTAGATAAATATGAGCCAGGTGGTGAACTTGGTTCAAGCGGTGCTGATGTTCTTAAGCCAACTATGACTTTCAGTTATGATGACTTTAGTGAGAAAGCCTTACGCTAAATTTTTATTATAAGGGGTAGCAATACCCCTATTATTTTATTGAGGTTTTTACTGAATATGTTTTTAAAAGATCAAAGCCAATTAAGACAAGTGAATTGGGCTACTAATTATATGTGGGATATAAAATTAGAAGATGATGGTTCATCTACAGATTTACCATCGTATTTTAAAGAATGGATTCCAGCAACAGATATTAACATTACTTTTTTTGATACAAAATCTTATTCAATAGAGACTCCATATAGAAGTTTTTCAGTTCCACAAGGATATGGTGGTGCGACTATGACTTTAACTATACCAGATGATGATAATAGGTCATTGTTTAAATGGTTTGAAGAAAAATATAGACAAATATACAGTAGTCCAGCTGGTGTATTACCTATTCAAAAGTCTATTATACAATTACAAGTAGTTTGGTTAAATAGACAAAAGCAAGCTGTTATGCACAGATTTTATAAGTGTGTTCCTACTGGTAGATTAGTTTTTGATGGAGATTCTAGTAGTGGTTTAAGCACATTAAAAGTAGATTTAGATATAGTAAATGAACAAATTATAAAAGTGAGTGAAAAGAATGAATGAAGAACTATTAGATCAAGTTAAAATTGTAACTAGGGATCAGATTAAATATGATATTGATAATGTTAAACCTATTGAATCATTATCTCCTTATATCAATGTAGAGGAATTACCAAGTAAATTTTTACCTTATCCTAAAGGCAGCAAAATTTCTTATAAAACATTTTCCTATGGAGAATTAGAACAATGGGCTAATACTAGTTTAGCTGATGAAGATAAAATTAAGTTGGCATTATCAGGTATTAAAACCGAAGGATTTGAAATTACTGATTTAGACTTACAAGATTTTTATTATATTATGATGCTTAGAAAATTATCTACTTTTAATTCTCCAAGATTTAAACTAAGTTTTGAATGCCCGCATTGTGCAAATTATACTACTGTAACTCCAGAATTATCTGAAATAGAGTTTAGTGAATTAGAACTAATCGATGAAATCCCTGTTTTAGTTGAAATGTCAGATAAGAAAATTCTAGAATTTAAACCTATGACTATTTCAGACTTTTTAAGATTTAAGAAATCTAATCTTGAAGATACTAAATTAAATAGATTGGCATTGCAAGTTAGAAATATGGAATTTGAAAAAGCATTAGAATACATTACTAATTCAACTAGTATAGATGATATGGAAATATTAGATGAATTAGACGTATTATTAAATTTTGGTAATCAAAAAATAACTGTTTCATGTTCAGATTGTGGAAATCCTGTAATTGTACCTATTGCGGGGGTGTCAGCATTAGCTGAACCCTTTCGTAAGCAGGTTAGATCTCTTAAAGACAGCATCATTTCTCGCAAGAAATAATATAGTTGATGCTTATCATATTAAGAAAATGGACTGGCTAGAATTACAGTTTTATGTTGATGATTTGGTTGAAAGTATTAAAGAACAACAAAACCAATCACAGTAATAATAAAAGAGAGGCATTATGGCAAATTTACAACTATTAAATAGGGCTAACTTTTCAAAAGAAATTATTGAAAGGACTTATAATGCCTCTTCAGTAATTACAGAATTTACAACTGTTTTTAAAGTACTTAAAACAGCAAATAAATTACCTTTTGATAAGAAAGCTGAACAGGATTTTTTAGCTTTAACAGGAAAATATGATTTAGATATTTCTTTATCAAATACGGAAGCATTAAGGCTAACTGATTTATTAAATACTATAATAAAACTAAAGGATAATGTAGATACTGATACTTTATTTAAAGCTGGTGATATTATAAAAGATTATAGGGATATGTTCGCTAAATCTTCTAATCTTACTAGACAAAATCAACTTATTAGAAAAAGAGAATTAGCTGAGTTATTAAAAGTAATAGGTAAGGAAAAAGAAGCTAAACAATTATTATCTAAAAACGATGATCAAATTTTTAGTTTTTTAGAGAAAGTAGCTAAAAACGTATCAGATAAAAATACCACTGTAAAATACGATAGTTTAGATCAGATACAAAAAATTATTAAACAACAAGAAAATAGCTTACTAAAAAGAATTAAAAGATCACCAAAAACTTTATTAGATACAGCTAAAACAACTTCTTCTAAAGACCTAACAAAGTTATTAAAAAATGGTGCGAAAGGTATTGGAGGTGGTGCTTTAGAATTAGCACTAAATTTAGGTGGATCAAGTAGAAAAGAAATGGCTGAAATGTTTAAAGACCTTAGAGGTGGAAAAGATTCAGCTAGACAACAATTAAAGGATTTAAGACAAGAAGAACTTAATAGAAGAACACAAGAAGAAACTAGGGATTACTTAAAAAAATTATCTGAAAATGAAGCTAAAGATAAGCCATTACCTCAAACTGATGAAGAAATAGAATATCAAAATGATTCATTAGAAGAATTAAGAGATACTAAAAAGATAAATCAAGATGGATTTTATCAATTAGTAGATAAATCTAGGGATATGGTTAGCGGTATAGATAGGGTTTCAGACAAATTAGAAGATACTACGCAAGAAATTAGAAAACTAGCTAATCAATTTAAATTTTTATCAGATGACTTAAAACGTTTAAATAACAAAAAAGATAAAAACGATGATGATAGTTCAATTTTAGATGATTTATCTGATTTGTTTGATTTAGATATTGACGGTAAAAGAAAAGAAAAGAAAGGTAAGAAAAAAGGTAAAAAGGGCAAGAAAGGAAAAGTAAAAGCTAAAACACCTAAAAAAGTTGGTAAACTTGGAAAGTTAGGAAATTTTGCTAAAGGTGGATTAAGTAAATTAGGCGGTGCTGCTAAGTTTGGTGCTAAAGGTTTAGCTGGTATGGCTAAATTTGCTGGCCCAATAGGTTTAGCTTTGACAGCTGGTATGGCTTTAACTGATGCTTATGATGGATTTGATAAAGATAAGGCTAATGCTTTAGGCTTTGATGGTGATACAGTCAAAGGTAAAGCAAATAGTTCATTAGCTAGTGTTGGTAGTGGTTTAACTTTTGGCTTAGTAGATGAAAGTACGGTAGCTGAAGGTATAAAATTCAAAGATAAAGTAGATGATAAAGTAGTAGATGCATTAGGTGGAAAAGATAGTATATTAGGTAAAGTTGCTGATACTGTTTTAAATCCTTTTGACAAAGCTATGGATATGTTTGATACAGTAGGTGGTTGGTTTAGTGATAAAAAGAAAGAAGAAAAAACTAAATCAGATAAAGAAGAACTAACTGATGCACAAAAGGCAGTAAAAGGAATTGATCCTACTTTAGCGACTACAGCAGGAGCGGTGGCGACTAATCAATTACCAAAATATAATAACCTAGATTCAGCTTTTAATACAGATGAACTAGATCCACTTGCTAATGGCTTCCAAAATATGTTTGACTATATGTCTCAAATACCAGGCATAGGTGAGTTCTTTAAAGACAAGTCAAGCGGAAAAGTAGATAGTGCAACAGCTAATAAAGCACTAGAAATGTTTAATCCTTCTACTAGTATATTAAGTGGATTTGGAAGTGCAATATCATCAATATTTAGCTTAAAAGGAAATAGTGTTCCAAGTAATCAAGCACAATCCTATAGTGGTGGTTATCAATCTTTACCTATGCCACAAGTATCTAACAAAGATATAGAGGGTACAGGTGCAGCAAAACAAGCTAGAGATGCTTATATTGAAATCGCTAAAAAGAACGGAAGGTCTAGTCAAGATATACAATTTGCATTAGCTAATATGGCTAGAGAAACAGGTGGATTTACTAAATCAGCTGGTGAAAATATGAACTATAGTTCTGTTGAACGTATTATGCAAGTTCACGGTGCTAAAATTCGTAAATGGGGTGGTGATGTAAATACTTTAGTTAAAAACCCTGAAGCTTTAGCAAATGTTGTATATTCAGATCACAATGGATCAAGTCTAGGAAATACTGAACAAGGAGATGGATGGCGTTATCGTGGTAGAGGTTTAGTACAATTAACAGGTAGATCTAATTATCGAAAATACGGTAAAATTTTAGGTATTGATTTAGAAGGAAATCCTGATTTAGCTAGTGATCCTCAAGTAGCAGCTCAAGTAGCTGATGCATATTTAAAAGAACGCTCTTATGGTAAGGATTTTAATAGTTTTAGTGCGGGTATTATTGGTAATGTAACATCAAACCCACACGGTATAGACGCTTTACAAAAAGGTAGGGCTTATTTAGGTGCAGCTGGTAATTTAGTAGGTAGTGTAGCTAGTCCAATAGCCTCACCAAATAACCAACAACAAGCACAATCTATAACTCCTTCAGGTCAATTGCAAGGAATGTTAGATAGTGTTAAAGGTACTAAGGTAAATGAAAGTCAAAAACAAGCTATTCAGAGTGGAAATTTAAGATTACAAACTGGATTTAAAGCTCAAGGAATGGAAGGATATGATCCTAATCAACAATACTTCCAAGCACCTAAAGGAAAAATAAGCCAGAATGATGTATCTAAACTTGATCCTCAGCTTTATCAAAATTTAAATATGATGGCTCATGAGTATCAAGCAACTACTGGTAATAAGTTTGTTGTAACTAATTCATTTAGAACAGAGGAAGAACAAGCTGCATTGAAAGCAGCTGGGTATAAAGCAAATAAACCAGGATATTCATTACATGAATATGGATTAGCGGTAGATATTCAACCTAACCAAGCACAAGAACTTGAAAAAATGGGATTATTGAAGAAATATGGTTTTTATAGACCATTACCAAATGATCCTATGGAAAAACAACATATACAGCCTTTATCAATAGCTAGTTCAACATTAGCTAATGTAGGTGATACTCAAGTTCCAGATGAAACAAATAAAGATGGCACAAACGGTAGTAATCCAACTGCTAGTACACCTAAATCGCTTGTAGCAGGACAATCTACTGAATCTCCTAGTAACCCTACAAGTAACTTACAAAGTACTGCTAGTAGCGTTACAGGGGCGTTAAATAATATTTCTAGTCCAAATACTCAGAATAATGCTAAAAATGTTTCTAGTACTGTTTCTAATATGCCACAGTCAGTGACTCAAACTCCTACAGCAAGTGAGCAAACAAAAATTGAAATTGCACAACAAAGATCAGTAGCACAACAAAGTCAAGGTGTAGTTCAAAATAATATAACTAATCAACCTTCAAATGGTCAAGGAATTTCAGTAGGTAGAGAAGATTATTTTGATGATCTAATACACGATGTAGGGTTATCTATGTTTAACAGAATGCAATTAGGGTAATATTTATGTCAAAAGTAAATCAATTATACAGTATGATTCAAGGTCAAGGAGAATCTGGTTCTAATCTTTCTTGCACTGTTATATATAGTGGTATTTTAGGTCAAGAAATATTTACTGGATTTTTACAAGAAGATCCTAAGATAGCAAATAGATCCACTTATAATACCAATTTGCCTGGGTTTGCAGGAACAGCTCAAAAGGCAACACAGTTAGCTACTAAAGCTGTAGATACTGTGAGTGGTTTAATGACAGCAGCTGATGGTGGGGGTCAAATGTTAAACCCCCTTCAAGCAAGAAACTTATGGCAAGGTAACGAGTTTAATAGCTTTGATGTTACTGTATATTTATATACATTAGATGAAAATACAAACGTTTTACAAAAAGCAAGAAGAGCTTTAGAATTAACTTCACCTATTTATACAGGTGGAGGTATTATGCAAGCACCAGGTGGGTATTTATACGGAGCTGATGGTGCATTTTCACAAGGTAATTCTCATGCACAAAATACATGGGCTATAAAGTTAGGTAATCATTTTTGTGCTATGCACTTAGCTTGTACAGGTGTCAATATAACTGTAAGTAAGGAAACAGTAAGGTTAGGTAATCCTAGAGATTATGATAACCTTAGTCAGCCTACAGCACCTTTATATGTTCAATTAAGTTTTTCATTTATAACAGATAGGATAAGATTTTCTAATGAAGCTAATCAATTTATAATCGAAAATCAAGGAAATTTTAAAGCAATTGGAGATCCAAGAGATGCTCCTAGGTCTTTTGCTGGTATATTAGACTTTAATAATAAGGGAAAAGGTTGGTTAAGTTCAGCTTTTGGTAGTGTAGTTAATACAGCAGTAGGTGGTGTAAAAGGTATAGGTGAAGGTTTATCAACAGTAGCAAATAACTTTATAAATGACGGAGGCACTAATGGCAACGTTTAGATTAAATACTAATCAATCGTATATTGATAGATTTGATATTATGAAGTTCAATGCACCTGTAAATTCAAAATTTTCTTACTTTGATATTATAGATAGTGAATTTTTAAGAAAGCTAAAATCCTTAAAAAAATATAAAACGTATAAAGTAACAGTTGAAGAAGGAAGACCTGAATTAGTATCTGAAAGAATATATGGTGTAGGACAAACTCAATTTTGGTGGATTTTAATGGTTTTAAATGAATTAAGATTGCCAAAAGATTTAAAAAGAGGATTGGTATTACGTTATCCAACTAGGGAAGAATTAGAAGATATTTATTTAAGTTTAAATAATGATACTAACTCTAGCAATAAACCTAGATTGAATGATATTAGTAAAGTAGTAGATATAGAAAGGTTATAATATGGCAATAATAGGAGTAAAAGGTAATTGGGCTTTACAATTATCAGAGCCTTTAGATATTCTTGAATATTCTGATATAATTTCTTTAAAAATGATTTCAGAAGCTGGTAATATTTTACCAAGTTGCGAGATTCGTTTTTATTTAAGAAAAAAAGAGAAGTTTCATGAATTAAATCAAGGTAAAGTTATAACAATAGGTGTAGGAACTGATGAGGATAATTTAGCTGTTGGTAATTTTGTTATTTTTTCTAGAAAAAAATTAAAAGAAGAAGACGAGTTAGTAGAAGTTAAATTATTACTAACTCATCAATCAGTAAATTATTCAGTAGATACAAAAATAAGCACAATTAATGAAAAATCATTACCTTTGATTTCTAATATTGCCAGTAGAAATGGCTTTAGTTTTCAAACTAATATAGATGATACTTTAGATAAAATGAAATGGGTTCAATCAAATATTTCTGATAGAACAATGGTCAATAAACTTTGGTTTCATTCTATATTACCTAACCAATCCGATCTTATGCTTATAGGGATAACCCCTGATAATAAATTTTTATGTAGAAGTTTTGAAAAAACGAAAGAAGGAATAGGTGTAGGCAAATGGGCTTTTATACCAGATAAGCAAAGTCCTACAAATGGATTTACACCCATAGGATATTCTCAAAATCCTGAATATAGATCAAATACAGGGACTATAGATTATTTAAGTGGGTATAGTAAATCTAGGGTTGTGCATAACTCAGATAATAGCTCAAATTATGTAACAGCAAGGCAAGCACCTACACTAGCACAAACAAGTAAAGATGAATCAACTAATCCTAGTAAAAGGTTAGGTGCAATATCTTATCAATCAAAAGATAATATGCACAATGATTATTATGCTAGACAAGAATATACAATGAGGTGCTTAACTAAATTTAATGCTCACACAGTAAAAGTAGCTACAGAGATATTTTTTCCTGGTTGTGTTACAGATATAGCTTTTTTATATGATAAACATAAAGCTAATGATACACAAGGTAAATATTTAATAAAAAGAGTATGTCATAGGATATTTAATAATAGGTATGTTGCTCTTATTACATTGTGTAGAGATAATCCAAATGAGGTAAAAGAATGATAAATATGTCAGACGTTATTAGAGGAGATCAGTTTAGTGATCCCCTAGGAAAACCACATAAAGGTAAAGTGGTTGAAAATAAAGATCCTGAAATGAAGTGTAGATTAAAAGTAGTAGTTCCTGGGATATTGGAAGGGGCTACTGAAGACTTACCTTGGTGTTTACCTGTTTTTCCTAGTGGATTTGGAGAAAGCGATAAATTTAGTCAAATAATTATACCAGAAATTGGCACTGAATTAGTAATTGATTTTCCTACAGGTGATTCTCAAATGCCACATTATTCTAGTAGATGGCATATCCATCAAGTTCCTGAAGTATTCAAAGAAAATTATCCAGACAGATATGGCTATATGGATAGAAACGGAACTTACTATTACAACGATAAAAAAACTAAAGATTTTGTTTTTCACCACTGTTCTGGTTTTGAATTTACAATAGACAAAGATGGTAATTTTTGGTTAAAAACACCTGGGAATGGTTATTCTAAAGTTTCTTCTACTTGGAATTTTGTAGTACCAGATTTGGCATTATTTGAGACAAAACAATTAGAATCAACTGGGCATGTTAAAGATAAAGTTAGGACAATGCAAGGTGATAGAAATATATATAATAAGCATACTCACCCAGGTTATCATGGCCCGACAAGTACTCCTAACCAACAAAAATAAAAAAAAAGAGGTTTAATTTATGAATAATGAAGTGCAAATATATTCAGATTTAGACCAATCATTAAATAGCGAATATGTTTATAACGTTAATGCTATAAAACAATCAATAAAAAATATATTGTCTACTAGAAAAGGTACAAGAATATTCAATGCTGAATTTGGATCTGATATACATAAATATTTGTTTGAAATAATGGATGATCATACCAGTTTTGCATTAATGAATGAAATTGTAATAGCGGTTGGAAGATGGGAACCCAGAGTAACTATAGAAGTTGGTTTATCAGGTGTAACTGCTGATTATCAAAATGGCATATATTGGGTAAATATTGTTTTTAGAATTAAGTCTAACCCTTCTGAATTGCATAATTTTGAAATAGGTATTACAAGATGAATTTAAAAGAATTAAAATCAATAACATTTCCAGAGGTAAAAAAGTTTCTTAAAAATTATGTTGAATCAAAGCCTGAATATGAATCAAAGTGGAAAGATTTTTTTGAAAGTGGGGCTGGAACTAACTTAATTGATATTGCCGCAGCAACTACCGCTTTTTTAGGTTTTAATAGTTATATGGCTAGGAAAGATAGTATGTTAGACTATTCTGCTTTGCCTAGTACAGTTATGACTATTGCAAGTACATTAGGTTATGTATATAATAGAAAAGCTGCACCAAGAATTAAAGTTAAATTTAATAGTGCTAGAAATGTAGCGTGGGATAGGTTTACTCCAATTGGAACTATAAAAGGTAGAAATGTTTGTTTAGCTGAAAACTCTATGATCAAATATGGTTCAAATACATTTGAATTAGTAGTAGGTGACTGGGTTAAAGTTGAAAAAACAGTCTATGAAACTAAAGATTATTATTCATTCTCTGTTGATGGTGTAGTAGATAATAGGTTTTATGATTTATATATAAATGATGAACATGTAAATTTAACTACAGTACAAGAAGAATTAAATAAGACTAATGTACTTATAAGATCACATAAAGAAGGTGTATATTTAATCTTTGGTAATGGTTCTCAAGGTAGAAAAATAGAATTAGCAAGTCAAATTAGGTTTGAGTATATTGTTCCTGCTGATAAGTTTTTAGATTTAAATTTTAACGTAGATGATTTAAAATTAAATATTGATGCTGAAATTACAGAATCTAAAATAATTGATCAGGGATCTAATCCAGATTCTACAGATAAAATGGTAGCGTTAGCACCAGGTTATTATGGAACTCAAAGAAATTTAATTAGTTATTCAGATTATGAGTATATTGGTGCAAGTTATGAAGGTTTAGTAAGTTGTAAAGCTAGACCTCATACAGATAAATGTTGTACGGTCGATGTATTTTATTTAAGGCAAGATGAACAAAAATTTACGCCTACACAATTACAAGAATTTGAGGATTACCTAGAAAAACATTCAATGATGGGTACTGCTTATTTTGTATATCCACCTAGTCCAATTGATGTTGAAGCTAGATTAAAGATATATTTACCTGATCCAAAAATGAAAGATACAGTTGAAGAACTGATAAAAAGTCATTTGAATTTTCAATGTATGAAATTAGGATCTAATTTCACAATGGCTAGTATTGCAAGTTTAGATTTGCCAACTGGAGTAAGGGTGTATATTGATTATCCAATTCAAGATAAGAAAGGAAAAGAATATCAATATTTCAGAATAAGAAATTTAGAATTTGAATATGTTTCAAACAATACTTTATCTTCTGTTTCTCAAGGTATTGATATAAATAGAGGATATAGAGAGTATGAATACGAATATGATAGAAGAAAGTAAACCTATTGATATACTTTCTTTATACCCTCCTAATATGAGGTATGAATCTTTACCTATTATCTTTTCTGATATATTAGAAAAAGGTATTTCTAAGTTTTATACAAAACAAACTGAATCGGTAGCTAATTTATATAATCCAGATAATCCTTACTATAGCCCTGAATATATTATAAGTTTATTAGGCGGAAGTGAAATAGCTGAATTATTAAAAGATGATATAGATAAGAAAACAATATCTATGTTATATTCAGGTCTAATAAAGCAAAAAGGAAAAGTTGAAGCTATCGAGACTATTTTGAAAATAATAAAAATAGACTATGAAAGACTTCAATTATTAAGAGATAGAAATGGTTGTGTATGGCTTACAATTATTGTAAAAAATGGTGTTGTTGTAAATTTAAATGACTTAGTTAAATTTGAAAAGTTAGCAAGAAAGTTCTTACCAACTTGTGTAAGATTAAGAACAATAACTAACTGTACTGATACAAAAGATAAAGCTAATATAGCTGATTCAGACTGGGATTTTGATATTTCTTGTCATTATTTAGATAATAATTTTAGATTAGATGATTCTAATAAAGATATTGATCAGGGATTTAATGTATTAGATTCTGATTTAGTTGTTAAATTTTGTCATTCATTTAATCATTATGTATCAATGTCATATACTGCTATAGTAGATACATATCAAGAACAAGCATTTAGTCATTATGCAGATTGTACAGCTACTCAAGATATTAGAATAGATATTAATTTTGCACCTGATAGAAACAACTTAGAGAATATTAGGTACGCACTAACAGAAGGTAAATAATATGAATCAACCTGAATTTTATGTAAATGGTACGGACTTTCCACCTCAAGACGAAAGCGTAGCTGATGGCTCTTTATTTTATAGAGCTGACGGAAAAACTATGAGAAAAGTACAAGGTGTTTGGTTGTTTTTAACTGATTTACAGAAAACTGAAGATAAAGAGGATTAATAAATGGCACAAATAAACACAGTTATGAATAAATCCTGTTCAGTAGCCATTGCTCAATCCTTTATGAATCAAGATTTATATTTAGTTTGGGGAGGATTAGATGATAACGAAAGTGAATGGACTGATTCTCCTCCAACAATTGATCCATTAAAAACTAGATTTGATAATGAAATATGTAGAAGATTAATAGTAACTAAAAAATATGTAGTTCAAGATGATAGTGGAAACATTGAAAGTGGTGGGTATAGATGGATTGAATCTTCAACACCTACAGATTGTTTATTGCTATCTGTAACACATAATCAAAGTGATGCAAGCACTTCTACAATTTATAAAGTAGGAATAGCAGCTGGAACTAAATACAATGATAATATAACAGATAGGAGCTTTATTAACCCATTACAATTAACAGATAGTGGTTATCTTATTTGTAGTGCAAACATTCCTAAATTAGTTCGTGATCCTACAGTTGCACAAAAAAGAGATTTCATATTGAGGTTTTAATTAATGGCACAAAAGAATACATATAATAACTATGATCCAACTAAAAACTATAGATCAATAGTTTTTACAGCTGGATCTAAATTACAATCAGCTGAATTGAATGAAATGCAAGATATTCAGTTAGGTTACACCTCAAGTATAGGTAATTTTTTAGTATCTAATGGTACTATTATTAAAGGTGGTGAAATTTTAACCTTAAACAGAAGACAGATTATCATTGAAGAAAGCACGGTATCTGTTCAAGGCTTACCTGTTTATACACCTAGAGCTAGTATTGAATTAACAGGATTACAAGAAACTTTAGGTATTTTAGTTGAAGAAAGCACTGTAACAGGTATAGAAGATGAAAAAATCTTGCAACCAGACCCAGAATCTCCATTCTATCGTGAAGAAACATCATATCGTAAGAAAGTAGTAGGTAGATGGGTTAAAAATGATAGCTTATTACCTGGCCAATTATTTTTCCCTGTTTTAACTATTGAAAATGGTTCTATAATTGCAAGTTCAGCTAATAGCAATGGCAATAGAGATTATATCAATAAATCAATCTCAACCTATGATAAAGGTGTACATGGATCTTATGTTGTTGAAGGTTTGGTTATTAAATCTACTGATTTAACTAGGGAAGATGGCAAACATACAGTAGAGCTAACAAGTGGTGTTGCTCGTGTAAATGGAGATGAAACTAAAATCTCTACAAGTAGGCTTGTAACTTTAGATCCTGTTACTGAAAACGTTAGAAACGTTGCAAGTGAACCTATTATTTTTATAAAAGGACAATCAAATTATACTTTAAGAAACTTACCTCCTAAAGCTATTACAAATGTTGTAGGTACTAAAGAAGTAACAGAAACAATAAATCGTGGTGGTACAGCTGGTGGTGAGGATTCATTGCCACATAATCCAGTTTTAAGAATCGTTGAAGTTAAACAAGGTTCTACTGTATATAATAACATTACTGATTATATTCAAGTAGGTGATAAAATTAGTTGGACTCCAAGTGGTCAAGAACCTTCCCCTGGTTCTAGTTATACTGTAAAATATCAGTATATGGATACTTTCAATGCAAGTGTAGTAGCTAATAGATTGCAATTATCAAATGAAGATGCTGCCCAATTAGTACATAATACACAATTAGCTGTTAGTTATCAGTTCTATTTGTCTAGAATGGATAGAATAGTTATAAAAAATGGAAATGTAGTAGTAGTAAAAGGTATTCCAGATACTCCATCTAATATTATACCACCAAGCGTTGATCACGCTACTGAACTATCATTAGGTATTGTTACACTAATGTTCGGTCAAAAGCCTAGAATCTCACAAGATGATATGGTTACTATGATCCCATTCAGTGAACTGAAGAAAATGCGTAACCAATTATCAGATGTTCAATATAACATTTTACAACTTTCTTTAAAAGAAGAAGCTCGTGAGATGGATATGGTAACAAATAAAAGGGGTGTTATCGTAGATTCATTGCAAAATGAGAATATGCGAGATAAAGGTATTACTCAAAATGCAAGGGTACAAGATGGTATTTTAGATATTGGATCTAACTTTGGTACAAGTACTATTTTAAATACTGAATTTATAGGCTTAGGTACACAGTTAGAGTATGATTTAGCTAATCAACCTGTTCATACAGGAGAACAACGTATAAATCCTTATGCTACAACACAGTCTGCACCAGTAGCAAGTTGTATTATCAATCCAGGCGTTATTTATGGTAATATGTGGGATCCAGCTTATGATGGAACTGAATTACCTAGACCATTTAAAGTAAATATTAAGTTGTCTAAGTTCAATAGTGCTGAACAAGTTAAAATTACTTTCAGAGGACAGCAAGAGAGTACTGTAGCCACAGATAATAAAGGAAATGCTACTTATGAACTAACTTTACCTGTTGGACTTCCATATAGTAGTTATGAAGTTCACGCTACTGGTTTAGTAAGTGGTGCTATTGCGGTAGGTGTATTTGATTTAAAACGTAACGATGAAAGCTATAATAACTATTATACACAATTAAATTTAGCTAAACAGGCTGAAATCAATGCACAATTACAAGCTAATATAAATCAATTAAGATCAGATTTAGAAGCTGAATTAGCTGAACTTAGAAGAAGGATTACAGGTTTAGAAAGCAAAGTAAGAGATTTAGGTAATAGTTTAAATCAATTAAAAAGCGATATGTCTTCAGCATTTAGACGAGTTAATGCTGATATTAATAAGTTAGATGGTGATATTCAAGCTATTGCTAAACAATTGCCTGGTTATTATATTCACTATACAAGTGGAACTAATAATTTGACAAGTCCTAATCAATTTGTGAAAGTATATGCTGGTACAGAATATACTAACGGTAATATTAACTTTGATCAAGGTTCAGGTACAGCTACTACAGGTTCTCAAATGTGGGAAATGGGTGTTATTGTAAAAGAAACAGTAACTAAACAATTATCGTTTGTAACAAATGATGATGATGTTTTTGTATATGTTGATGGTAGAGCTATTTGGTCTAGACCTATTACACATAATAACATTCAAACTGTAAATTTAAATTTATCACAAGGTTTACATACTATTCAAATTGTTTTAAACAATAAGGGCAATAATCTATCTCATTTACAAATGAGTGGAGATATTGTAGATAAAGTTAAAGTATTTATGAACCCTAATTGGGCTAAACAATCAATAGATGCTGCTGATAGATTACGCTCTGACTATGAAGCTGAATTAGCTAGACAAAGAGCTGAAGAAGAAGCAAGAAGAAGACGTGAACGTGAAGAGTGGTTACGTAGACGAAGAACTGACCCTGTAGCACAATCATTTATCCCTAAAGCACCTGTAGATATTAGTGCAGTAAGTTGTTATTTAACAGAGTTACCTACTAAAATATTGTATTGTAAGATTGTTGAAAATACAGCAGGACAGCCTGATATTTTTAAACTTGTAGGTTATGGTGAAATACCAACAGTACAAGAATTAAGGATTGGTTGGAATAAAATTCCTTTAGATAGCAAAGTATCACTACAACAAGATAAGGAATATTCTTTGATTATTATCACTGAATCTTATGAAGGTAAAGTTGCTATTGCTAAAGTTGGTGACAGAGATGTAAATACTAATCAATATGTTAAAACGCAAGTAGATGATGGTGTGTTATTCTTATCTGCAAATGAAAGAACATGGGTATCAGTACAAGATAGTGATATGGTTTATAAATTACATGCAGTAAATTATGAAGCTACTAAAACTATTAAAGTAGGTACACTAACACCTAATGCTAGACAAGAAAACATTACTGATTTACGTTTAGTAGGTCAAGTAAAAACTAATGAATCAACTAGTGTAAGATTTTATGCACAAGTAGGTGGTCAAAGAATTGATTTAGCTTTAAATAGAACTGTTTTCACAACTCCAATTAAGAAATCTAGTGGTAATATTGAGATTTTTGCTGAATTAAAAACAACTAATCAGGCACATTCTCCTTTAATCAATCCTGGTTTATTACTTTTAACAGGTACAGCAATTTCTCCTAGTACTTATGTCGGTAGACAGTGGAATATTAAAAATGGTCAAGTAAGCCCAGCTGCTATTCAAGTAGTACTAGATCAAAAGGTTGAAAGTGGTTGTAAGGTTACACCTTATTATCAATCAGGTGATGATGCTAAAAATGATAGTGCATATACTGAATTAGCTATGAAATCTAGTGAGCCAATAGGAGAAAATTGGCAAACAGTGATTTATGAAGTTAAAGGGGTACAACGTGGATCAAGTAGATTGAAAATTAAACTTGAAACTACTCACCACGAAAATAGACCAAAAGTAAAAAATATTAGAATACTTGTAGTTGATAATTATTAAATTATAGAGGGTATTTCTACCCTCTTTTGTAAAGGTATTTAAAATGAGTTGTCAAGATGAAAATAAATTTGTAAGATTTTCTGATACACCTTCAATTGATAAAGAAGGGTTTGTAAGAGTAGCTAGTTCAAAAGAACAACTAGAAAATATGAGCCTTCAAGATAAAGAAAGGGTAGTTGCAAGTGTAGCTTTACTAGATGCTTTTACAAAAGAAGTACAGAATAAGGTTGAAGAAATAACAGAAGAAATAACTAATAGTGAAGGTATAGATGAAAAAATTAAGGATATTGTAAAAAATATTCAAAATCAAGACCCTCAATCTTTAGATATTCTAAAGTTATTTATTATACCAAATATAAATGGTGCTGAGTTAAGATGGAACGCACCAAGTTATAAGAAAAATTATGTAGTAAAAGTTTATCAAAAATATGAAGATGATAATCAATTCTCACTTATAGATACTATAGATAAAGGAAGAAATTATCATCTACTTAATAAAAGCAATATTGATTTAAAACGTAAGCCTAAATGGTATGTTAGAGCTTATGATGGTGAAACAGCTGGAACTCAATCAAATGAAGTAATGCTTGACACTATAGATTGGTCTGATATTATATTAGGTATTTTACACGGAAAAATTACTGAAACAGCTTTGTCTAGAAGCTTATTAGACAGTATTTATAGTGGTTTTTCTGAACATTTATCAGAAGAATTAAAAAACCAATTAGAACGTGCTAGAACTATTGTTCAACAAACTGAACAACAAATAAACAGTACAATTAGTGGTTTAAGAGAAAGACTAGACCAAGATATTGTAGGTGTAAAACAACAACTATTAGATCATGATACAGGTATTTCTACTTTAGAGCGTAAATCAAATGAACACGCTGAAAGAATTGATACAATTAGTGCTGTTGCACAAGGTGCTGTTAGTGGTTTACAACAAGAAAAAGTAGCTAGAGCTACAGCACAAGAAGCATACGCTAGGGAAACTAACACTAAAATTGCACAAGTTCAAGGTGCGATTGGTACAGTTAGACAGGAATTAGAAACTAAATCAAGTGAATTAGAATCAGTTACTACACAAGTTAATGATTTTAGAAATACATATAATCAGAATGAAACAAGAAGAACTGAAGAAATCACTAGTTTAACTAACGCTGATAAAGCATTAAATGAAAAACTTAATCAAGTTGATGCTAAAACAGTTAATTCTCAAGCTAAAATCACAGCTTTAGAGAATGTTGTAGCTGAAAAAGATAGAGCTAGTACAAAACGATTTAGTGCTTTAAGGTCTAGTATCAACGGTAGCCATTTTCCTAATTATAATTTTGAAGATAATGCTAATGGTTGGACTACTTTACAAGGTGAAGTTAGTATTGTAGATACTAAAGATAACTCAGCACCACAAAAAATGGCTTTACAGGTACTAGGTAATATGCCTGTTACAATTCATTCTAACGAACCAACTAGAATTGAGCAAGGTCATACTTATGCTTTATCAGGTGTTTTAAAATGCCCAGATGGAGCTAAAAAAGTTGAATTAGTAATGATGTGTTTTGATAAAGATAAAAACTTTATCACCAATATTCAAACTAACCCACAATATCCTTTAATTGATTCAAAAACTAATGCTGGTAATGGATGGGTTGTTTTAGAAGGTCAAATTTCAGGCAATACAACAAGCTGGCCTACAACAGATAACACTAAAATCCCAATGCACGCTCAATACGCAAGTCCAGCATTGATCGTTACCACTAAAACAGGTGGTAAGATTTTAGTCACCAAGCTAGATATGCAAGACAATAGCGAAAGTGAAAAGAATAAAGCCCTTATAAAATCCCTAGAAACAACACAGAATAGCGATAGAGAAAGTACAGCTACTACGTTAAGGGAACAAGAAAGTAGGCTTAGAAATGGATTTAGCACCGCTACACAGCAACTTCAGAATAAAGTTACTGAGTTAGGTGGAAAAATAACGGCAGAATCTAGTAAAATTGAAAATCTTACAAGTGAAGTAGGTGGAAATAGATCAAAAATTAATAGCTTGACTAAGGTTATTAATGATGATAGGTCTAGTAATGCAGCAAAATTTGAAACACTAAATACTAAGTTTAAACGAGATTTAAGCAATGCTATTATCAATCCTACTTTTACTAAAGTTGAAGTAACTAGCACACTTGATTCACAAGGTCAAGTTCAAATTACAGGTGAAAGAACTGTAACAAGTTTAGAAAATTGGAATTGTGAGCCTAAAAATAAGTTTAGTGTAATTACATTCCAAGAAAACCAAAGTCAAGAATTAAAAACTAAATCACCTTCAAATTATTATCTTAAGTTTTGGGGTAATAGTTTAGTTCCTGATGGTAAGTTAGTTGTAAATCCAAATGATAAAATTTATGTTGGATTACATGCACATAACTTAAATAATACTAACGCACAAATTGTAGTTAGATATTTAAATAAAGATGGTGAATATTTATCACAAGAAAACTTAGCTACATTTAAAGGATATACTAGGATAAATACTACTTTAACTGTTCCAAATAATGCTGATAAGGCTGAATTAGTTATTTTTACTAATTCTAATACTTTAGCTGAAAGACAAGCTGTGATTATTAGTAAGCCTGAATTAAGAATGAATATGGCTGCTATCTATGCTGATGGTAAGTTTGAAGAAGCTAAAACCTTAGTATCAAATGCAAAAGAAACAGTAATAAATAAAGTAGATGGATTAGAGGCTAGATATAACAACTCTGAAGCTACAAATAGGCTTGAAAGACAAACTATTGCAAGAAAAAATGAAGCAATATCAGGAAAAGTAGATAAACAAGCAACTAAACTTGGTGAAGCTGAAGGAAAAATCAGAACGATAGAATCTACTCAATCTACTGATAAGGCAGCATTTACTACTTTTCAAAGGGATATTACTAGCAAATTTGAAGGATCTGAATCAAAGATAAATGAGCTTAAGAAAACAACTAATGATAGATACCAATCACTAGCTGAGAAAACAAGTTCTTTAGAATCGAATTTTAATACAGTTGATGGAAAGATTAGTACAGCAATCAATTCTGAAAGATCTAACACTTTAGCTACAGCAAAAAGAGTATCTGCTGAAGTGGAAAGAACTTTATCAGCTAAATTAGGTGCAGCTGAAGGAAAAATAACAGAAGCCAAAAATATTGCTGTTGATGCACAAGGAAAAGTAAATGGTAAGATTGGTTTAAAAATCAATGCTAATGGTAAGGCTGTTGGATGGAGTAGTGAAGTAAATGGTGAAAGCAATAACTTTTCTATAAATGCTGACAATTTTAAAATAGCCAATGGCAGAGATGACTATACGCCATTTTCTATTGATACTGCTAGTAGGAAGATTAGATTTAATGGTGAAGTAGCATTTACCAAAGGCACTAATCTTCTTAAAAATCCTATCATGTCAATTGCTACTGATATACCTAGTGCTGAAGACAGTACAATATCAAATTTAAGTGCTATTTTAAACTGGGGTGTTCAAGGTTCTCAATATATTGAAATCAGAAAACCAAGTTCTAACTGGTCTCCTGATGTAGTGTATTATCCAGGCGAGTTATGTATAAATATTAGGCATGACAACAGAACTCCTAGACCTGAAGGAAGAACAGGATGGTTATACCAAGATGTATCAGTTACAGTAGGAAGTTGGTATATGTTCTCAGCTTGGGCAGTATCTCATGGATCAAGATGTAGATTAGTAGTTGAGAAGATAAATGCAAATGGTGCGTTTATAGAACCTATTGCACAATCTAGCTTTGTTGGTCCAGGCGGTGGTGGTAGAGACTTAAATAATTATTCTAGATTATTTGTAAAGTTTAAAGCTACTACACCAAATATTAGAGTTGCACTAGAGCAGGTGAACTTAAATAACCAATCGTCTACCAGTGTTCTACAATCTTGGCTATTTAGACCAATGCTTGAAGAATGTAGTGAGTTATCAACTGGTCCGAGTGCATGGTCAAATAGTGCAGCAGGGACGGTAATTGATGGGGATCATTTATCTGCAAGCTCAGTATCGATAGATAAGTTAAGTTTTAGCCCTTCAGCAGTAAACTTATTTGTAAATAGCCAGCTTATGCCACTTAACCCAGATACACAAGATGGTTCTCCACTTTTTTGGTCATTTCACGACCATGCAAGTAGAAGTAGAGATTTAACTAGATGCCAAAATCTTGGACAAGGTGAATGGTCTGGTGGTGTAGACGGAAGAGTTGAAAGGGTTTATACAAACAACTCTGGACCAAATGAATTTGCTGGAGGAAGTTGGAGGCATTTAATTGCTCAAGATGTATGGCTAACTCCTGGCACTTATATATTCAGCTTCTACTCTGCAAATCATGGGTCAAATCCAGCTAGATTATCAGGCTCGAATCTTGAAGGTAATGGATGTAAAATAATACCTAGATTTGAACAATTAGATTCAAATAGAAGTTTTGTTCCTAGTGCAAATCCAAACGCAAATGGTATAAGTGTAGTGTCAAAGGGAGTAATACCTTCAGGAAATGGATTATTTCAGTACGGTTATATAAATGCAGATAGAGGTTGGATAAAATGTAACGTTACAGTATCTACTTGGTATAGAATAGGAGTAGGTGTTAGTTCTAGTTCAAACAGTGAAAGATCTGAACTTTGGTTCGGTAGACCTATGCTAGAGTTAGTTCCAAGTACTCAAAATTCACCATCGCCTTTCTCACATTCTGTTACAAGAGTTGATAAAGATTCTCTTTATGTTCCAAAATTATCTGCTTTAAGTGCTAATATGGGGGATATTACAGCTGGGTCAATAAACATAAATAATCGAGCTAAAATATCAACGGATGGTACTCTAACAGCAACAGGAGCTAATATCAATGGAACGATAACAGCAACAGGTGGATCTATTATAGGTGATTTAATAGTTGGTAATAGAGACGGTGGTTATGTTTTAATTAGTGGTTCTCAAAAGGCAATTATTGTATATGAAGGCACAGTTCCAAAAGTAAGATTAGGTAAATTAAGTTAGGTGATGTAATGTATTATATAAAAGATAAAAAACACCTTAATAGTGGTGTAATAGGGGACTATTATGATTATCACATTATATCTTCATTAAATGTTGATTATATAGGTAGAACAATCTCAGTAATTTTAGCAAGTTATAAATCACTTGAAGATTTTGCAAGAAATTATCTAAATAAAGATTCTACCATACAAGTAGTGTTAAATCAATATACTGTATCTTATGAGACTTATTCATTTGATATTGACCCAGTACTTTTTGCGTTCAGAATATTAGTGCAAGATGATGGGTTATTTCATAAATCAGAAATTCGTAGATTATATAATGAAGAAAGTTTTTTAAAAGGCTTAATTTCACAAGATATAGATTATTCAAAATTATCTATTGATTTTACTATGCCAACTGGAGAATATTCTAACTATGTAGAAACAGATTGGGATAATGAATTGAAAGGTGAATTTGTAATTAGTGATGTAAATATAAATAATGTAATAGACAATAGTAGTCTTATATAAATAAAGAGGTAAGTAAATGAATATAATTATACTTACCCTCAACTCGATCAATATGATGATTGGGGGGGGGTATAATTGTCTTATGGTTTACAGATTGAAGGTTCATTGGCTAGTAGCACAAGAATAGGTTTGAATTTAGTAGCTAATATAGATCCATTAGAAAGTATAAGAAGCAATACCCACTTTAGAGGTAAAAAGAATATAAACCTTCATAAATCCTATAATAATTTGGGGTATTTTGTAGTGAGTACTGAATATGGGTTACTTTACACTATAAATAACAATATTCTAAATTTTACTTGTATGGATAGTAGTCGTAGTGGTATTTTAAATGATTACAGATGGATTCCAAAAGGGAGAGGAATTGATATAAATACTAAAGTTTATGAAGTTCTTGATCTGACTAGAAATTCTAACTATGGTATCAAAATAGATAATACAATGGTTCTTGATAATAATACTTTATCTTATACATACAATATAGGAAGAATTTATCAAAATTCTAGAGATTATCATGATCAACCTACTTATTCTGGAAATGCGAAGCAATTTAATTTATTAGCCGTCAAGAAAATAAATCAAAGTTTTAAAGTAACAGGAGATAAAGATTTTATATCTTGGAATAATTGGAATTTAGAACTTTATTATGTAAATATTATTCCCAATAATATAACTAGACAATACAGCTTAAAAGTAGATAATAAGGTAGCAGATACTAATTCATTCCATCTAAAAGATTTTATTATCTTTGAAAATGATTTCTACAACATTACAGTGGAAAACTTAGATAATTATGATGATGGATATTCTGAGACTTATGATAATAGTTTAGAATTTTCATACACTAATGGAAATATACAGTGCAATAAAGATTGGTATATTGGCTAATTATAAAAGAGAAAATAAATATGAGAATATTTTTACTTAACTCAAAACTTCTTTCAGAAATAAACAGGAAAGAAGAAATGACAGATGATACTTACTTGATAACAGACAAAGAAGCTGATTTAATTCAACAAAACTTAGACAATAACGGTCATTTTTGGATTGATGAAAATAAACAGCTTAGGTTATCAGGTAAAGCTCCAAATGATTATTCTGATTGGAATAATGAAACGCATACTTGGGTAGAAAACCAAGGAAAATTAAACAAATATATATCAGAAAAGAAAGAAGTAATTTGGGAAGAAATTAAAAAAGAAAGGGAAAGAAGATTACAATCAGGTGTAAAAATGGTTGTAAATGGTGAGCCTAAGTGGTTTCACACTGATATTATCTCTCAACAATCCTATGACCGTGCTAAGGATTATTTGAAAAAACATGAAGATCAACATATAACTTGGAAAACAATGGATAATACATTTATTCAAATTGGATTACAAGAGATAAGTGATTTAACAGATCATATATTTGTTACAGGTCAAAGGATTTTTGAAGTAGCTGAACAAAAACATATTCAATTAAATAAGATAACAGATCCAAATTTAATTGATAGTTTTGATATTAAAAATGGATGGGGTGAAGAATTTAATAATGCGAGGTAAAAATTATGAGTTATGGCTTTTCAGCTTATGATAAAAGCTCAGAAATATATTTTGCTAAATACACTAATAATACTATACTTAGGCCAGATAAAGATAAACAACTACCGAATCTAAGCAATATAGATTATAATTTTAGACCAACTACCGAAGCCTTAAGAAATGATCCTAACTCTATAAAATTTACATTACCTAGTGATATTATTAGGCATTTTAAGTCTAATAATATCAAACCTAACTTTATACCAGTTGTTTTAAAAACAAGCTGTACATGCGTATTAAATTATGCAGAACTATATAAAAGTATTGATAATTGGGATTGGAGAAGTGATATAACTTTTTATATTAGGATAGTTCCATTAAGTTTAACAGCATATTTCCAAAGAATAATGAGAACTGGTGATAGGGAAAAAGTAGGTGCTGTTATGATTGTGGGGTTCAAAGAATGAGCTACGGTGTTATCACTCCAAAATTTAACTCAACTGAAGATAATACTATGATGGTTATTCATCATAGTATGAGTAAAAATATGGTTGTAGGGGTTTCTGATACATTAAGAAAAAGACAGTTCCATATTGTTTATGAAAGTAGAAATATAGGTAAAGTATATGATACCACAGAAAATTCTATGTATATATGCAATGGTGATATAAATTTTTATATAGCTGGCCCTGCTCACACTTATTATAATAGTGATATATTTACCATATATAATAAGAATATAGCAATAGATAGTAGTATAAAATATGGATTAGAAACAGCAGACAGACCAATTAGGACTTTCTTTTCTACACGGAGTAGGTATATAAGAATCATAGACCAAGTATATTTTAGAACAATTGAAGGTAGTGGTGTAGTAAATTGTAATTTTAAATTTTCATATACAAGGAAGGTTGGTGTAGCATTACCAGCAACTATATTTGGTGATTCTAGAGATAATTATCCAGATAGATATAGTATGATATTTAATGTATTTAATAATACATTTCAATCTATACTATATAATAATCTAGCAAGAGAAACTACGGTGACTAGACCGTTTGAAATACACGATAAACAAGTGTCTAATGGAGAAGCTATTTTTGGATCACCAGCTTATATATTTGATTTATCAAGCCTATAAAGTATAATCTTTGATATTTATTCACTTAAACAAGAAAATAAATATAGGAGAGTCAATATGAAAAATTATACCTGCTCTCAACTCAACTTGATCGTTGGGGGGGGGGGTATAAAATATGGGTTATGGATTACATATAAATGATAGAATATTGGATAGTTATTATTTAGAGTTAGGTACTGCTCATATTAAAGGAACTAGCCATAGGGTAAATATTCCAGCTGAATATCAAATCAGATTAAATAGAGAGTATATAGATTTAGATGAAACTAAGAGATTGGCGTTTGTTAGAAAGTATGGAAAAAATGCAATTTATTTAAATTATATGCCGTTTGTAAGAATAGAGCAGTTTAGGTCAGAGGACTTTATATATCATTGTCCTAAGATTGAATGGGCTAGTTCTGGGAATAAGTATATTTTAGACCATATTCAATTTTCAGCAGACAGTTATTTTGATATTACAATTGGTTACGGTGTTATAATGGCAGACTTTAGGAGACTATCCCAATGAGTAATTATGGTATGTCAATGAATTATACACATTTCTCTTTGCCTAATCTAAATCGTAGTATGGTAGCTTCAGAGATTCCAGTTAAATATTTAAGATACAAAAGATCTTATAAGCATTACCTACATAGTGCTATTTATCAGAGATGGCTACCTGTTGATCAAAACTGTTTATTGTATATAGAACCACCGTCTTTATTATCTAAGATTAAAAAAGATGATGGTGATTTATTCCAAGGAATACCCTCTTTAATGATTTATCCAGATGAAACATTTGCTAGAAGTAGGTATAAAGCTGATCCTGGTAGATATAGACCATTATCTCCTGATTGGGATTACAAAATACATCAGAGTTGTTATACTAAAAACAGGCACAATGACCCACTTTTTTTCATGTCTTTTTGTTTTCACTTATTTGAATTTGTAGATAATACTTCAGATACAAGTCTTTATGGTATAAAAGTTCATCAAGAAGTATTATTAAATAATAAAGTTTATAAACCACTTGAAGCTATAAAGTGTGGGAATATGTTTGATAAGAATTTTGAAAGACATAGCAATATTTATAAAGATAGGCGTGTTGCTTGTCTTATGCCACCTACAGCTTACTATTATGATAGTAGTGTGAATAGATCAATTATAGCACCATTAGTTATAAACAGCTTAGGGGGTACTAGCTTTAGTACGATTATATCAAATGATATAGAAAAGAAAGGATTATATTATATGCCATCACATAGACAAATACAATCTGGTGAAATATATTTAGATATAATAGATGTTTCTCATTTACCTAACTATAATGATATTCCTGATTTATAATATAACAAACAGAGAAAATATTATGAAAATATACGTAGCATTTTATAAACACAAAAGACCTTTAAATTCACTACAAAACATTTATTTTAGGTTTTTTGATGAAACAATTAGGCTTTTCACACATGGAAAATACAGCCATTGTGAGATAGCTATTCAAGAAGATAACGATACAAATTATACTTGTTATTCAAGTTCTAATCGTGATGGTGGTGTTCGTAAGAAATATATGGAATTACAACCAGAAAGATGGGATTTAGTAGAAATTAACCAAGCTAAAATTAAAGTATCAGATATTAAAGCATTATATAATAAAACAGTAGGGTGTAAATATGACTTCCCAGGAGCTTGTGGAGTTATATTAGGTTTTGGAAATATAAAATCACGCTATTTCTGTTCAGAATGGTGTGCTGAAGCATTAAAATTATCTAGACCACATAAATATAGCCCAGTTTCATTATATAAATATTTATTAAAAAGTGATTTAATAAAACAATAGGAAATTAAATATGACAGTACAATTTAAACCAATTAAGAACGTTGAACTTTTTCATGCAGTTACAGGTTTTTATCAATCAGGAGATTCCTTAAGCGTTGATTATAAAATTGGTACGTTAAAAGATGGAGAGTTTGATCCATTGGTAGAAAAGAATTTTTGGATTGATAACGCACAAGATTTAATTAATAAGCCATTAAGTAACGATGATTTAGGAAAAACCTACAACGAAGTAATGCTTTCAAGAATTGAAGATTATTTACGTTCAGAAGGTGAAATAAAACTATAATAAGCTGTATATAGGTAAAGAAAATGATAACGCAAAATATCAATCGAATTAATGGTAAAGATACAGAGATTGATTTTGATAATGTCAATATAAAGGATAGGGATAACCTATCCTTTATTATTATAGATAAAATAACAAAAAGAAAAATTAAACTTAATGAATTAGTTTATTATTATAAAAATACATTAACTTTATTCATACCTAATCAAATAAAAATACCACCTTCAACTTATACTTATACAATAGCTGAAAATGGTAAAGTTATTGCTAATGGTGAGATAAAAGTTAAATAATCAACGAGAATAGCCCTAAATCAATCTATAATGCAGAAATATAACAAGTTAGTATAGTTAGTAGTTTAAGTGAATAAAATGCAATAGTAAGCGATTTAGGGGCATTTATTGGTAATTTATATGGCATTATTAAAAGCAGAAAAAGTTGTAGCATCATTACCAGCAACCTTAACACCTAGCACAATTTATTGCGTTAGGACAGGTGAAGGTTTTGATTTATATGTTTCTGATGCTACAGGACAAATAGCACATAAAATAAATAGACCAGATAATGCAGGACTAACAGAAGAAAAACTGTTACAAGATTATCTAGAAGGTAAAAATAAAGTTATAAATACAGTTTAATATTGTGAGGATTAAATAATGCCAAATACAGAGAATACAACATTTGGTAAGGTTCTAGGTCAAGATTTACAAGAAATAAAAATGAATCTTGCTAAAGTTATAGATAAAGCTTCAGCACCTACTAATGTAGATGTTGAATTAAGAAATATATTATTATTAAAACGTGATTCTTTTTTAAATTGGCTTAAACCTTTACTACAAGACGACACTTATATTCTTACACAACAAGACAAAGATTTAATAAATAGGTCTTTATTTGATTATGATATTATTCAAGCAATAAAAAGAGACTCAGAGTTTTCATATATTAAAAAACTTATATCAAAAAACCTACAATTTATATTACATACTAATATACAATTTCATTTTCCAACTCAATATTTATTTATTTTAGAAGAACAACACGGAAATAAGAATGTTTTTGAACTTAAAAAAGTTTTAGAAAATATTATCTATTCAGAAGAATCTACATTTGATGGTGTAAATTTTTCTATCGAACTATTTGAATGGTTTGGAAGTAAACTTGGCTATGCTTATTTAAATACTTGTTTTAAAAATTGGATCAATAATAATCCAATACCTTTTAAGAAAAATAGGTCTTTAATTAGAGTTTTATTTTATTTCTCTTCCATTAGAGAGGATTATAGAGTAAACTGGATAAATAAACTAATTGGAGGTAATGAAGAAATCTTTATGCAATATCCATTAATGCAAATAAGTTTTGAATCATTAAACCCAAGAGATAATATAATTAATGAACAAAATAGTAAATTAGTAAATATTATTAGGTCTAATCCACTGTATAAAATGAGTGATAATTATTGGGGTTGGGATAGTGGAGATTATTCATTTAAAGATTTTTATTTTGGAGAAACTAATTATGCTTCGTTAGATAAAAGAATTAAGTACGTTAATGATATGTATGAAAAGCTAAATGATGTAGAGTTTCAACGTATTTTTGATGTAGGAGTGGATAGAAATGATATGTATTTCCTTCCTTTGTTTGGATTTTTCTTCCCAGTCCAAGGTTATGATGACTTATGGAATATAGCAAATTTAACAAATAATAAACAACCTATTACTAATTATGCTAAAGCCTATGAATCAGTTTTAAGTTCTAAAAATACTAGACTAAATCAAAGTTATAAAGATAGGATAAAAGTACAATTAGATAGTTTACCAGAAATGTTAAAATACTTAAGAAATGATAGTCCTTATTTAAATAGAATAAAAAAAGTATTTGAAATAGATAATCTTGAAAAAGCAAATCTTAAAAGATATTGGTATAGATTAAGTTATGAAAGGCATTATGGATTATCTTGGATTTACTTATTTATGATGGATAGTGGAGAGTACACTGAGTTTTTTAAGCTAATTACAGATATACCTGGGATAGCAGAAGAAATGTATGGTTATGTAAATACAGCAAAAAGTAATAGTAGTTATTCTGTTTACTTATATACATTTATACCTTGGATAGCTACAAATAGGATAAATAGGTTATCTTTATATTTACCTGAGTTGGAAACATTACCTTTATTTCAAACATTAAAACAAAATATTACAAGCTCAGATTTTAATAATTACTGGGTTATGTCTTATGTTGTTAATGCAATAAATGGAACTATTACAATATCAGATCAAGTAAGGCAAGCTATTAAGAAGATACCTAACTATCGTGAAAGATTTTTAAATAATGTTGATCCAATTAGATCTTTACAATTACAACTAATTGATAATATAGAATTAAATGTAAATCAAAAAAATGAATTTAAAGAGTTAGTGAATGGAAATGTGCCTAACGTTATTACTTATGACTTTATAACAAAAGCTAATTATAGAAATGACCTAAATTTATCTTTAACCTCAAGAGAAGGGATAGCTAAAACGTTATTTGATATTAATATTCTTACGTTAAACAATTTTAATTTAGATATAGTACAACTAGTTAAAAATAAAGAATTAAGATATAGTCAAGCTAATTTATTGAAAACTTTAGCACCTTCAACAAATATTATATATAAAAAAGTAAAAAACGATACAAAGAATTGGAAGTATATAACATACTATGGTGATGATAGTTCTAATAATGTATATGGTAGGTTAAAAGACAATTCTAATAACTTCAAAAAACCTATCATAGCTTTCATCTCTTTAGGTAATTATAGTAACTCTGACCCAAATAGTGTATTAAGTTATGTTATGGCACCAGAAAATGCTAACGATAATTCAACATCTTTCTTAAATAGATCAAATTACAACAACTATAATAAAGTAGTTGCTAATAATAATGGTATTAGACCAGATAGTTTACAAAAAATTGAAAGTAAACTTGATGCAGTATGGTTTGGTGAGTTATATGGAGGAGAGTGGGGTGATGGTTATATTGGTACAATAATTTATGAATATATTGGGAGTTGATAATGAAAGCATTTAATATTCAAACTAAAAAAATTATTGAAGTATTGAAAGCTGAAGAGCTAATAAAAGGTGTAATATTTCCAATAACTGACCAACAAGAACTTGGAATATTAGAAACTTTAAATAATAGTGGATTTATTTATATAGAAGATAATGAAGTTTGTTACTCTGGTAAATATCTTAAAGATCATTATTGGAATGAAGAAACTAAACAATGGGTATTTAGCCAAGATTTAAAAGAAAAAAGAGTAAAACAGGAACAGTATGATATTTGGGAAAAGATAAAAGAACGTAGATTACAAGCACAATCTTCAGGGGTACTAGTCAAATCAATAGATAAATGGGTACATACTGATCCTGAAGCACAACGTAATTACTTATTCTTGAAATTAGTTATAGATAGCCCACAGTTTGAACCACCTTATTGGAAGGCTATGGATGGTAGCTATTTTAAAATGACACCACAGGTTTATCAAGAAATAGTATTTAGAGCATATAAGAAGGCTCAACAAGATTTTGCTACGGGAGATCTTCACCATAAAGAAATGTTGAAACTAGATGAACCTACTTTGTATGATTTTGATCGTTGGTGGTCAGAGCCTTATGTTGAGAGGTAATCAATATGAAAGATAGAAATTTTGAACTAATAAGAGGAGATGATTATTCATTTTTACTAAAAATAAAATTTCCTCCTAATTCTACACTAAATATCCTAGCTTGTACATTTAAATTACAAGCTAGGATACATAATACTAATGAAATTAAAAATAGTGGAGTATTTCTCCCACGTGGTCAATTAAGACAAAGAAATGTAGAGGAGTACAGTGATAAATATGGTTCAAATTATTTAAAAAGTAAGAATGAAAGTAAATTAGTACTATCTTTAAGTACTGAGAATAATAAAATAAAAATCCTAGATAATGGTGATCTTGTTCTTATATTTAGTCACGAAGATACTGATCAAGCTACTTGGAAAGAATCCTTTTACGATTTACAACTAATTACAAGTGAAGGTAAATACAAAACTATAATGAGAGGTAAGATTACATTATTAGGTGATATTACAGAATAAGGTATTAGCTATGAATGATTTAGAAATTGAAGCAGAAATTGAAAACAATAAAGAATATAATAGCAACACACCTTCAATATTACACATAAATGGAACTATTGATATTTTAATAGATGAAATTAATGAAGTAAGCATAAAAGAAGCTAATTCTACAAATGAAGTTTTTATAACTTATCAATCTGCAAATTGGTAATAGAGGAAAAATATATGGCAGTAAATCCACAATTTAAAATTTATAAAGAAACAGCACTACCATCACAACTTGAAGCACATGCAATTTATTTAGTTTCAAATACGGATAAACCTGATTATTATGAAATGTATGTAACAAATGCTGATGGTACTAAAGCTAAACGCCAGTTTGGTGAATCTGATGTACAAACACTATTAGCACAATTTAATGCAAGTAGAGGTCAATTATCTGTAGTTGAGAACCTTGCTAACAGAAATTCAATTAGTCAAAAAGTAGTAGGTACTGAAGTATTTGTTAAAGATGCAACACAAGATTCTACTGTTAAATCAGGTGGAGCACGTTATTTATGGGATGGTTCTAATTGGATTAAGGTAGCTGAAACTGAATCAATGGACTTAAACTTAGATTGGTCTGGTCTTGCTAATAAACCAAATTCTTCAGTTCAACAAATTGATAGTGCAGTTGCTAAAGCTCATGAACACTCAAATATTACACAATTAAATAAAATTGGTGAAGATAGTAACGGTAATTTGACTTATGGTGGAAATGCTGTTAAAACAGAATGGTCTTCAAATAACTGGTAATATTAAATAACAATAGCCCCTATGTAGGGGCTTTTTTATAGGTAAAATTATGCTAACAGACCTTTTAAATATACTAAGAGAATTAAGAGATTTAAATGCTAAAAAAATTGCTGTTCTATTGTTATCTAGTTTTATCTTAGTAGGTGTATGGAAATTTGACACAGTGGTTGATACTGTTATAAAAATTGATAGTCATTATAGAAAAGATAAAAAAGAATCTAAGCAATCATTTTTATACAGTAAAAATTCATCTGCTGATATTTCACAAGAAAATTTAATAAAATTAAAAGAATATTTAAACGATTATTTACCTAGATTTCCACAATCTACTTATTCTATAGCTATTTTTAAATTCCTCCCTCCTGGTTATGATTATGCTTATCAAGGAAGAATATTAGTTGCATTTAAATCTAAACAATTAAATGAGGAAGATGAAAATAAACTAATTAAAGAATTAAATGTAAACTGGATTCCAATTTGGTCAGGTAAGGCTTCAATGGAATCATTGATTGATTTAAAAGAAGTAGCGTTAGTTTTTGATGAAAAAGACCAACATTTTAAATTTGAGTCTAAACCAGATATTATTCCTAATTCAAACTTACCAATATTAGGAGAACTAGGAATAAAAACTATATATAGGTTTCCTATAATATCAGGAAATAAGGCAATAGGTTATTTATCTATATATTTAACAGACACACTAGATAAAGCAAAAGAACAAGAATTAAAAAGAACATCATCTTACTTTTCTAATAGGATAGTTAGTTATCTACTAAATACGGAGGAAAACAAATGATAAAACTGTTTACTCTTATATTAGGCTTATTACTATCTATTCAATCTAATGCTATTATAAAATGTAGTAAAGATAATTTGTTTTCAATATTACAATATAAAATAGAAAAATTACAAAATCCTAGTTATATTCAAGTAATAAAGAATAAAAAAGATAATGATAGAATACCTATTGTTTTAGGTGGTAATGAAGTGTATTCAACAAATTCAGATATTGATTTATTTCATGTTACATTAAGCGAAGATAATTTAAGAAAGTTATTTAGATCTGATATGGTTAAATTATCTAATACTAATAATTTCAATAATATAGTTATATATCCAATAAAAGATATGAAAAGAAGATATATTACTGGATTTTTAGTATTAGGATATAATTCAGAAATAACAAATAATGATAATTTAAATATAAGTTTAGAATTAGTTGAAACTTACTTATCTCAAATATTAGATATTTGTAATGACACAGGTAATTAAGTATGAAAATAAGTAAATTATGTAAAATAGCGGAAAAGAATAGTAAGTTTGTAGTTTTATTAGGTTTATTTGTAGCTATTGTAGGAACAGCATTTAGTATTGACAAATCTTTTGATATATACTATTTAAATCAATCTTTACAAGAAAAAGATAATGAAATAAAAATGCTTCAAACAGAAGTAAATTATTTAAATGATAAAGTAAATCAGATAGCTGAAGATTATAATAGGTCGTCTAAACAATGGAACGGTGAAAAAAGAAAATTACTTGAAGGCATTATAGAAAACAATAAGAATGAATCTAAGTAAAGCAAGAGGTTATTATGGTTGTGAGAAAATTATTAGTAATATTTTTAGTTGCTTTATTATTTAGTTGTTCTTCTAAAGATACAATAGTCTTAGATAAACCAATCTTACCTATTTTCTCACTTAATACATCAGATAATCAAGAAAAACAACTTAATGCTTTTAAGGAATCTTTAGACTTAATGATTATCTATACAAATAACTTAGAGAAAGTAATTAAAGCTAATAACATTGAAATAGACTATAATTTAATAGATTATACAGGTGGCACTAAATATGAAAAAAGCAAAACAAGATAATCAAAAACAAAGGTCATTATTTGCTGATTTATTTACTTCAGCAGGAGATGGTCGCACAAGTGTTTCAAAATTAGCTATGATTATAGGTTTAATAGTTGGATCGTATGTAGTGATCCAACAAACATATAATAACGGTATATCGTATGATATTTTTGCTATTTATATGATGAGTACACTTGGAGCAAATTCTGTAAATAAAGCTATAGCAGTAATGCAAAACATAAAAGAATCTAAATATTCTAGTCAATATGGAAATAATTATTATCAAGAGAGATACTCAGATTATAATAATTATGACCCTAATTATAACAAAGGAAGCACTTATGGTAGAGATAATTCTCAAAATTTTAACGAGCAAATGGGCGAGTAGAGTAATCTTTAGTTTAAGTATTATTATCAACTTTATTTTGTTTTCTAGTTTATATAGCACAAATTCAGAGTTAAATATAGTCAAAAAACGCAATGAGACGCTTGAGGCAGGTCTATTAGACTATAAGACTAGGGATAGTATTCGTGAAAGTGAAATAGCTAATTGGCAACGTTTAACGAACGAAAAACAAAGGTCATTAAATGAGGAAACAGCCAAACGAATAGAAGTAGAGAATAAATTGGTAAAAGTAACAAAAGATAAATGGGAGTCTAAGAAATTTACAGGAAACTGTAAAAATGATATAGGACTATTAAGAGATCACGCTTTAAAATTAAAGGAGAATAGGTATGATTAAAAAACTAATTTTAACAAGTTGTATCATTCTTGGTTTAAGTGGGTGTGCTACTCAGACAAAAATTCAAAAAGTTGAAGTTCCTATATATTCTTGTCCTAACCCAATACTACCTACTAAACCAGACTTATCAATATATAAAATAAACGAAAAAACAACTGATCAAGAAGTATTAAGATTATATGGTCATACTGTTGATCAGTTGCTAATATATACTGATAGCTTATATAAACAATTAGAAAATTATAAATCTGTTAAATAGGTTTAGCTTTATAAAAGTTATTATTTAACAGTCTCATTAAAGGGTGAGTATCAAATTCATCCTTTCTTTCCCTATCTAACGTAAGATAAATCAATTCAATATCTTTGTTTTTTGTAATACCAAAACCTATTAATGGATTACCAAAAATCATATCAATTTCATCTTTCACTAATTTATCATAATCTAAACTTATTTTAGATGTTATTTGTGAACTATGACCACTAGCATTTATATATTGATATTTATTTACATTGCTCATAAATTTTTGTTTATTAGCTATACTAATAATAAACTCAATATTTAAATTCCCTTCTTCAATTAAATTCAGTATAAGGTTCATAGAATCTAAGTATCTTAATATTCCACTATTATTTAATCCTGTTTTTTGAAAACTAATAACGTGAGGCATACTAAATAAAGGCATAATTTTCTTATTACCCTCTTTAACCATATTTTTAGCATTAGCATCTATCTTTGATATTTCAGAATCAAACTCGTTTGTATTAATAACTTCAACTATTTGATAATCTTTCAATTTATCTTGATAATTTTCATCTAAAATATCCCAATCTTTAAAATCGTTTATATTAGATTTTACAACAATAAATTTATTTCTAAATCTAGCAATAGATAAGTCTGCTAATTTAATTGCAAGGATTAAATTAGATTTTCCTTTCAAAGATTTAACAATATCAATAGGGTTTTTAGTATCACTTGCAAAAGTGAATAATTTAAGTTCTTTCATTCCAAGACCTTACTAATTTCTTTACTGATTGTTGTAAGTCTGATTCTGATTTAGCACAATTGATATTGATATATCCTCTTGCACTGTGACCACACTTACACCTTAAAATAGCGATCAAGTCTCTTTTAAATAAACTTGGGCTTTCATTACAGAATTTACACCTTTTCGTTTCCATTGTCAATAGAAAATTATCAGCAATTTTCCAATCTTCTTTTTTCATTAGTGTAAAGTCCTTGATTCTGGTAACACTTTTAATTCATTAAAGTTAGTATAGTTTTCTAATACACTTAAAGTAGCCTCAGACCCTATTAAAAGTAATTGATAGTATCTATCAAAAAAGTATTCAAAAGCACTACTTAAACTTTGTTCACCTAAAACTTCAATATTAACATACTTTAAGATTTCTTTTTCATTTACTTTCATTAGCTTACTACATTCTTCATAGTAGAAACTAATAAGACCAATTTTTTCTAATTCCATTATGCTATCGTTATCTTTTATAATAACGCATAAGGCAGCTGTGTTAGCTTCTAATGCCAACGCTTTGACAAACTTTTCAGATAATTCTTTTTTAATATCCATTATTCTTTACCCTTTCATAATTAGTTTAATTCAAATAATGCTTTAATAATTTGTGGTTGATAGCGACCTTTATAGTATTGAGAAAAATATTTCATTGCTAGACCTAAATTAGCAAATTTTTCAATTTCTAAAATCCCTTTAATTTCAAATTCAGTTAAAGGTTTAGGCAAATAAGGAAATAATACTTGTCTTTCGTTTTCATATTCAGAAACTAACACTTGATTATCTTTAAATTGTTCAATAGCTTTAGTGTATTGTTTTTCAGCTTTTAATACAACTGAAAGCATTAGTTCTTGTTGTTCATTTTCAGGTAGTCTAGAAATTAGTGATTTATCAGCTTCAGCTAATACTACTGATAATACGCTTTTTACTAATTCATTTTTATTTTTTCTTGCAATTAACAAGTCTTTTTTGATTTCTTGATATAAGTTCATATAATTTTACTCCATAAAAAAAGCTATGTAAATTTTATTACATAGCTTAATATAATATAGTTAGTTTGTCAATAGTGTTTTAGTAGCTTTTTCTAACTTACTTTGATCTAATCTCTCTATTTTATCTTTAGGTTTAGATTTTTCTGTTAAATTTCCTAGCGTTTTCTCAACTTTATCTTCAATAATAGGCTTAGTTACCTTGCACGATACATCATCTGTAAATTGTTTCATTTTTCGACATTTTTCAAAATATCTATTAGTTGCAATGCTTCTAAAGTTGCATCATATATAGCGGTATGTTTTGGGTAAGGTAAAATTAAACTTTTATCATACCCACATTCTTTCATCTCTTTACTATACACCTTTAATGCTCGCTCTTCTAAATCAAGTCTATACTTATCATTACTTGGATATAGCATTGCTAAAGTTCTTAGGTCTAGATTTTGCCAATATTGCCATGGTCTAGTAATTCCTAATTTATCAAAATAAATATTTAGCATAGCCTGATCAAAGTCTGGTGAATTTCCAAAAATATAATGATTAGTTTCTTCTGCTTCAGCTAAAATATTTAAAGTTTCAATTACAACTTTTATATCTAATAGTGCGTCTTTAAGTGTTTTTCCATTTTTAGCTACACTGAAATTTTGTTCATAAACTTTTTCGTTTACTTTTGACTCATACCAATCATGGGTTGCAATATCTCCTTTGATACCTAATAACCTAAACTCATTAGGTTTAATGCCATTATAGAAATACTGTAAAAAAAGTCTATCTGGATTCTCTTCATCTAGTATTTCACCTAATTTAAATGATACTAGACCATAAGTTAAAATTGGACTACCATTTCTTGTATCAACACCTGTAGTTTCTAGGTCAATTACTGTTATATAAGATTGACTTATTGATTTATTAAAATATCTTTTCATTAAAATAATTTCCTCATAGCACTATTTCCTACACTACTAACTAGACCTTTGATACATTGATCACCTAGTAAGTCTCCCAATAAAGCACCTAAAGCCATTCTAGCATTATATTCTAACATTTCTTTGAAAGCATTTAATTCTTCTTGAATAGCTTGAGTTAGTTGGTTAGCTAGATCCATTACAGATTGTAAAGCACTATCAATCATACCTGTAATATCATTAAATGTAGACATTATTTTACCAGCTATAGCTTGACCATAAGCTAAACCTTGCTCTAACCATCCACCTATTTTAGACATCATTCCAGATATGCCACCTATAACGCTATTAATAGATCCTAATATAGCTTTTCCTAATCCCATACTGACTTTAAATACTGAACTCATTATATCACATCCAGCAACACCTGATAACCCTTTATGACCTAAAAAAGTTTGAACATTAGCTACTTTTGATAAAAAATCAGAATTAGATTCTCTACCATAGTTTCTAGCTATATCTGAAATCTTTTTAGCTTCAGACATAACTTTGTTTATCTTTCTTAATTCTTTTGACGTTATTCCAGCCATTGTTAAAATTTCAAGTGCTGACCTAGGGATAAATTGACCTGGATTTTCTACTATATCTTTTACTCTTTTTAATTTATCTTTTTTAGAGGTTTTTTTATTTTGGTTAGTATGTGATGAAGAATTAATAATACTTTCGACCTTGTGATCTTCTTCTTGTTTTTTCTTTTCAGCTAATTCAGCTGCTTTATCTGAATCTTCCCACTGTTTTATTAAAGCATTTACTGTATCTACTTTTTTATCAATTAAAGCGGAGCTAGCAGCCATAGTATTTATAAAAGGAGAACATTCATTTTCTAGTAGCTTTTGTATATCATTCATAATTACACCTACTTAGTTATTTAGATTTTTGCAATCCATACTCATAATAACCAATTGCATTATAATATTCTGGTTTATTTTTAGGTGCTTGCATAAATGAAGTTGGTTCGGTTTTAAAGAAAGTTGCACCACCGCCTACCATAATTAAATTATCTACTTTATCAAGTACTTTTCCAAAGTTAGCTTCAATAATTTCAATTAGCATATTTTGATAGTTTAATTTAGCATCAGATACTAATTTATCACAAGCATAAACTTTTCCTCTACGCTTGAAATTATTAGTTACTAATACATCTTTAACTTCAGATATACTTAGATCAATATTGTAAGATTCTTTAATTCCTTTTTGTACTTCTTCAGCCATTACAATAGCACCTTTTCCTTCTAAACCAATTACTAAATTTGAAGAAGTTTGACCATTGATAACATGACATACATCTAAAGTATTAAATCCCATATCAGCTAAAATATAACTTGCATTTTTATTAAAATTGATATTTTCAGTTGGAAAATTAATACCATATTTATCAACTGCAAGTTTAGCAATAGCACCTTGAGGAAGTACAAATATGTTACATTTTACACCTGCTTGTTCTAAATATTTTTCAATACGTTCTTTATAATAACCTGAATTTTTAATCTGAGCAATAGATAATCCTAAAACTAAAATATCAGGGGTAGATTCTAACATTGCAAAAGTTTTATAAATAAATAAAGGAGCAAAGTATTCTAATTTATTATAATCAGAAATATCTATAATTGTATCAGTAGGTAAATGTAAAGCATCTTCACCAACATAAAAATATTTTTCTAAGTATGGAATTAAACGCTCATCATTTACCATTTCATTCTTTTCTACCATTCCAACTACGCTAGGAAATTTGAAAACATTTTTAATACCTGTTTCATCTCCAATAACACATTTACAATCCCCAAAACCTATATCTACTCCAAAAATTTTCATAATCACCTACCTTAAAATGTTTCATTCATTGTATCAACAGCTTTAACTTCTCTTCCTTCTGTACTTGGAATATTTAATACAGGGGCTTGCTTAGTTACTGTTTCTTTTTTAGTCGATTTAATAGATTTTTGAGCATCTACTATTTCTTCTTTCTGTTCAACAAATTTTGGTTTTTGTTGAATTTCTGAATTAGACTTTACTAAATTTACGTTTGCACTACCTTCAGCAAATTTAATATGTAGCTCTGTAATATCCTTATCAGATTCAATCATAATTTTCATATATCAACACCTTATTAGTTAAATTTTGTCTAGTATAATACGAAAATCAGCTTCAGTCAATACTGGAATACCTAACTTTTGAGCTTTTTTATTTTTGCTTGAACCACTATTAGGATCATCTGTTACTAGATAATCAGCCTTTGAAATATCTACTTCAATTACTTTATCTTCCCATTCTTCTAATAATTTTCCACGAGGTTTAGATAGCTTACCTGTTAAACAAATAGATATTAAATGGTCTTTATTTACTTTTTTAACCTCTTTTAAGTTTATATTTTCCAATACTTCAATAATCAACTGTAAATTATCTTTAATACCTTTTCTTGCTGTTTTTGTTGGAACATTAACATAATTAGGCAATTCACCTAAAGTCATTAAATCGGTTAGAAAAGTATAGCTATCATTTTCATATTGATCTTGAAGCATATCGCAAGCTACTTTTCCAAGTCCTTCAGTGATTGTGCATTGTAGCATTTCAGATAAGGTATAGCCTTGATATGAATTTTTATACCATTCAGCAATGTGAGGATAATACGCTCCAAATTCTTCTTTTATACCTTTATCTCTAAAATCATTCTCTTCAGTATTTAATATTCTTAACGTAGCTTTCAACGACCCTAAACCTAAAATATTAAAATAAGATACTATTTGACTAATTCTACTATCTGCTATACCTTTTGGAGCTTTCATAGCAATTAAATTACGAATACACGCCTTAGTTTTATTAGGCTCAACAGTTAAATGTACACCTTGCCATTCAGTAGGCTTTCCATTAAGCTCAATAGGTTCAACGTAGTTTATACCTTCAACTGTATTTGACCAGTATGGAATAACTTCATTAGACCTAGTGATTTCAATTATTGATCCTACACCTAAATTATTCAATTTAAGCATTTCATAATTATGCCCTGTACATTGTTTAATAATAACTCCATCAATATTTACAGGTTCAAATTCAATTACAGGTATAATTCTACCATGATCTGATATTTGGTTATGAATAGCTACTACTTTTGTTGTATATTTTCTGTTTGGATATTTTACAGCAATAGTAGGTTTACTTGTTTGATCGATTACCACACCATCTACTAAATAAGGATAGCCTATATTGTACTTAGTGTAATCAAATAACGCTTCTAGTTTAGCATATTGTCCTTTTTCTGTTATATTCTTGAATCTAACTACTTCAAAGCCTAAAAAATTTAATAAATCTAAAGTATAAACAGATCTACCAGAAGAACAATCATACGCTACAAATTTTATATACTTATGAGCTTCAGTAATATCAATTGAATTAGCTAATCCAGCTACCATATTTCTTTCATTAGACTTACCAAATAATTGAGCTACCCCTTTTTCTAGAACTAATTCACCTCTAACCCATAGTAAAGAAGTATCATCAATCATTTCTGGTATATTAGAGTATTTCAATTTTTCAGTAATATCAAATCCTGTTAAGCCATTATTTCTAGTTAAAACATATTGTAATATACCATTTTTATAATATGCCACCGCACTAATACCATCTAATTTTGAACTTATAATTGATCCTATAGGTAAGTTATTCAAATCAAAATCAGTAGATTTTTCTTTAGGCAACCCTTGAACTAAAAAACTATGTTTTCTTTCAACTAAATGCCTAACAATTTCACTATCTTTGCTACCCCAATTTGGTGTAGTTAATACTGGGTTTTCGCTATCTAACACCTTTAATTCACTTACTAAGCTATCAAATTCTTCATCACTTAAGATAGGTTCATCTGTGTTGTAGTATGCTGTAGCAGCCTGCTTAATGCGTTCTACAAGGTCTTTTATTCTTTCTTTATTATTCATAATAACCTCTCTACTGGAATATATCTAAGTTCATTTAAAGGTAAAGGGTTTTGACCATATTTGAGAATAAACCCTGATACTTTTTTAGTTCTTTTTGTAATTGGGTGAGTAAAACATGCTTTATCTTCACTTTTAATTTCTTCTTCAAATACAATTGAATTATTTTCTCTTATTGAAAATAAAAAGCTAGTATCTAAAACAATATCATTGCACTTTGCCATAGCTACAATTTCATTAGATCTATCAATACAATCTTGTGCCAATCTTCTAATATAAACTGTATCAGGTATATTTAGCTGTTGATGAACATTTGATACAGCTATAACTTTGTTATTATTTATAAACACCCTTAATAATATTGGATATAATAAGTTATCTGTTCCTTTCTTAAACTTATTTTTTGATTCAGAATAAGTTGGTATTTTTATAGTATATTTTTTTAATTGTTTTATTAATTCTAGTATTTTCATAATCTTTCGTTCAGTCAAATATAACAATACCTTGACTATTTTTTTCAAAAACATATTTTACAGTTTTTATCATTTCATTGACAAAAATTTCATTATTCAAACTAATAATTAGTATAGGTTTTACAGTACGCTTTAAAGATCCTATATTGAATTTTGACATATTTTCATAAGGTTTATTAAAAAATTCTTCTGAATTACATATAAGATATTTTGGATTAGCATACAAACTACTTAAATTTATATCAGAATTCCACTTATCTACGTCTGAAATAATGTAATAATATTTAGATAGATTTAAAATAAGTCTATCTATAGCATCTGTAAACTTATTTTTGCTTTTTAAATAGTCAAAATAAAAGTCTAGTTTATTATCATATTTGAATTTAGAATTTGCTTCTTTTTTAAATAACCTATAATAAAATATATCATTTTTATATATTATATCTCTAGGTGAGCTTTTAACTACTTTCAATTTTAACTTATATTTATCATGAAACTGAAAGTAGTTATCTTTTGGGAACGAATCAAAAGTAGTAATATTTTCAGTATCTTCTACTTTTGATTTTAAACTATCAAGAATATAAAGATACTTTCCAAAATTTAAAATATCACTATCATTAAATTGTAGTTCTATTAAATTTTTTCTAGCCATCTATAATATTTTTCCCTTCTATAATTTTTTCTGTAGTCAATCCACAAGTACTAGAATTTAATGCTAAAGCCTGTTTTATTACATCTTTAGTATATCCAAAACTAGCACCTTTTAACCAACTAGGACTACTTGTATTAGCCTTAAACATTGTAACAAACTCAGGATTATCACAAGGATAACCTTTATGCCTATAACCTACCGCTTTTTTACCTTTGAAAACAATATTTGATAAACCACGACCTAAAATCTCATACCAAATAACTGGAAATTTAAAAGATTTCAAAATTTCATCACAACGCAAAACAAAGTTACTTGCTTTTTCTTCATAACTTTTTCCTTCTAAATCTAAAATAGTATCCTTAATTAAAGACATAGATAAAGGTACTAATTGAGTTGATCTAGCACCTAAGAATTTTAAGAAATCAGCTAATAAATTATCTGATCTTTGACCAAAAGTAGCAATTGTGATTGATCCAGAACTATGTTTTTGTGATAGACTCGCCTGAGTAAGTCGTTCAAAAATAGTTTGTGCAGCAACTGTTCCAATTCCAAAATTTAAATCCCAATCTTTATTATTTTTTAAATTTACACCACAACATTTTTTACATAATCCATTAGTATGTTTGCATGTTAAAGGACTTCTGACTTCTATATAATCATTATAAATATGTAAATTATCTTCAGTAATTAGATTATTATTTAAATCATAATGATATAGTGCTTTTTCTTTTGGTAGAATAATACCTTTATCAGTATTTCCACAGTCATCAATTGTGATAGCTAAATCTCTAGTACACGTTACAAATTGTCTAGTTCCATATCCGCTACTTGGAACAACAGCCATATTACTAGCAAAACCACGCCTTGCTGGACCGCAAGTTTTCATATATGAAATAGGATCTAAACCTTCACTTAAACCTTTATATATAGCATTAGGGTCAAGCCTATTATCCATAGTTGATTGTAAACCTTTACCTAGAATCATAGCTTTAACTTGAACGTCTGTAACCCTTGCACCAGCTTTTCCCATAATTTGTAAAGCATTATCTTGAGGGGTTTCTTTAAACCATCTATCAACACAAGTATTAAATGCTTTATCCCAAATTACAGCTCTTAACGGTACTTTCTCTCCTTGTTTTTCAATATCAGATAATTCAGACAATGGAGTATGTTCAGCTTCATACCTTGCTTTTTCTAGAATTTGAGTAAACTCTTCTGATTTCTTACAATCATGATAAGCAATACTTAAACCATATTTAGTAGCTGTTTCAAAGAACAAAGTTTGAGCTTTAGATAATAAATCAACAGCTATTTCAGGTTGATCATCATATTTATTTCCAATAGTAGAAATAAACTTAGATATACCACCTTTACCTAATAGGTAATCAATTACTATACCTGTTTTTGAGTGTATGATACCAGCACCTACACATATAATATAATGGTCATTTTGTTCTTTATCAATTAAAACAATTTTGTCTTCACGATTAACAAAACCTAAGATATAATCTTTTTCAATATCTTTACTATTATTATAATACTTGATAGGTTTTTTATTTTTCCAATCTTCCCAATCTTCGTAAGCCTTAGTAAGTAAATAAGACCCTACAATCATTTCGTGACCCATTTGAGCATTTGGTGTGTTCTTACTTACTGTACTCATAAGGTTATGTGAAAAAGATAAACTGTTCATTTGTTCTTTTCTTGCTACCTTTGAATGAATAATATAACAAGCTAACTGGTCACCGTCAAAATCCGCTCCAAAAGGTTTACACGCCATAGGTGGAAAATATAAAACCTTGTCAAAAGTAGGTTTAATTTTAAATGACATAACACTGAACCTATGTAAACTAGGTGCTCGATTCATCATTATCATATAGTCTTTACATATAATTTCTACATAATCGTAAAGGATAGGATTATTTTTTTCTTTAATTAAAGATTTTGCTTTTCTTAATGCCTTAATTTTACCTATTTTATTTTCAATAATGAATTTTTTAGTCATTTCTCTAATTAAATCAGGTGTAAATAACTCTATTAGCATTAACATAGGTACACCTACTGTATCAATAGGTAAAAACGGGCCGCTTGTAATAACAGACCTACCACTAAAATCTATTCTTTTACCAAGTGCCTCAGATCTTAATAGTCCTTCTTTTGTATTTAAATTATCTACTTTAGGATCAATTAGTTTTTTAGTATTAGATCTATACCCAGTTAAAATAAAACCATTAATAAGTTTTTGGATAATCTTAGTTTCCTGTGCAACTAATTCTCTTAATTCTTTTATATCTTGAATTTCATTTTTGAAAGAATTGATCCTAAGTGCTTCTCTAATAATCCTATGATAGATTAAATTATCTTCATGATAAACTAATTCTTCACCTACTTTCTTTCTATCTCTCATTCCAGCTGGATTTACAGGAAATTTTGAAAGAAGCATTGAAAAAATATCAAACCCTTTATTAAAATAAATTTGTGCTGATTGGTTAGGATTTTCCATCATTGAAATATAAGGATTAATATTTAGATTTTCTGATTCTAATAATAATTCATATAAATTATCTACAAAGTCTTTTTCTTTTTCTAAACTATAAACTAATTTATATCTTTTATTTTTATCTGAATAAAAACGACCTTCTTCACTTTCGATAAATCCAATATACCCTTTATTTTTGATAATAAAATCCTTAAATTTAGTTTTTGATAAACCCCAAATATTAGCCACTACTTCAATAGCTAAAGGAGGTAAAATAACCGTATTTAACTCTATATGACCAAACCTATTATTTCTCTCATAACTAGATATATAAGGAACTTGACATACTGAACAAATTTCACCGTTGCTTACTTTTTTTGTTATCCCACATTCACAAGTATAATCTATAATCGGGCCGAAAATTCTTTGACAAAACAAACCATTTATTTCAGCTTTTTTTACTAAAAATCGGTCTAAATATTTACCAAAATTTTTTACTTCACCGTTAGATAAACTTAATACTGCATCGTCATTTAATAAACCTAATCTGTATTCCATTTTTCTAACCTAAGATTTTTTATTATTGTATTGAATAGTTTTTTACCTAGATTTAATTTATAATAACTAATTAAATCTTTATAATCCTCAAGTCTAAGTTTAGAGGATTTTTTACTTGCATATAGCTCTGTAATTAAAAGCTGTAAAGGTAAATTACCACCTTTATAATATAATTCTAATTCTTCACTTACTAATAAATAAGCTATATAATTCAGGACTAAGTATCTATCATTTAATTTTTCAACATTGCTATATAAATAACTAATTATTTCATCAACAAAGTCTGTTATTATTTCAAAATCTGTATCAAAATTAAAAGTATAAAAATCAACAAAACCATTAGATACAGATCTTGTACTAACAAAATTTTTTCTTATTTCATTCTTTACCTTTAATTGTGATATTTCAACTGAATTATCAAATCTGAATATAGCATAGTCAAATTGTGCTAGGTCTGATGATTTTATTGCTGATTTTAAATACTTAATCCTACCCATTATATACCTACTTATAAATTAAATCAAGAACAACAGATGAACTTTCTATAGTTTTTCCCCATTCATATTTTAAAGCCTTACCAACAGTAAATAATTCTTCCCAACCAAAATACTCAGAATCAGTATCGCCAAATTCTACGTTTTCAACAGTATAAATAGTTGCATACTTTAATTGTTCAAGTATTTCATTTACTGCTTGTTTAGTTCCTTTAAGCTTTAATTTAACCTGTTTATCTGATCGTTCTAAAATTTTAATCGAACATTGATTTAATGAATTTGCACCAACCTCAGTATCAATTGATAGAGGTATTCCTAAACCTTTTCTTGGTTGTTGAACTAAATAATCATTTAAATAATCAATATACTCAATAATTTTATTTACAGGTACAATATCATCGTAAGCATCGTGTGTAAAACCAAAAGGATTACAACCAAAATTTATACTATCTAATTTTTCACTTAAATAATACATAGTAGACCCAGCAATTGCACTACCTAGGTTTTGAATTGGAGCATTTTGTGCATTCCTCAATGCACCGTTACCTTTTTTAGAGTCATCTATCATTAATTTATTGCCAAAGTAACCTTTTACAAAGTTTCTATTTTTCTCAATTTCTTTATGGCGTTCATTGATCCAAGTTTTAATTTCAGGGAAAGCATCAAAATATAAGTCAAATAAATGTTGAGCTTTTTCAACATCACCACCTGTAATATCAATTGCCATAGATTCAACAGATTTACCATACAATAAACCAAAAGTAATACCTTTTGCTGCTTTACGTTCATCACTTGTAATTTCTGATTCAGGTTTACCAAACGCCTCACTTGCAACAAATCGGTGCATATCCTTACCAGCTAATAATGCTTCAATCATTTTTGTTGCACCCGACATAAATGCAACACAACAAACTTCTAACGCACTAAAATCGCAATTTTTGCTAATCACACCGCAAGCTAACTCAAAATTTGATCTTGACCCATCATAACCAACAGTAAGGTCATATACTGGAATAGGATCATTATATTTTATTATTTCCTTAGATACTATTTTCATTTTTAACCTTTTCCCACTCTAAGTTTCCTAAAGCCACTATATCAGTATATAGCTTATCTTTATCTAACTCACTATAATAACCATCACTATCTTGTTTAAAGTATTTTAGTAATACTTCATCTAGTCTTGAAATTACTTTATCTAAACAACTAATAAACCTTGTTTCTGTTGATTTAAATTTATCATAGGTTGTAAAATCTTTCCAAGATTCTAACAACAACGCACTTTCAACATCAAAAGCAACAGTTCCTTTAAATTTTACCAATTTTAGTAATTCAAAATTATCACTTGCATCTTTTAATTCTTGTAGCCTTCTTGTTTTATCTTCATAAAAGATACCTATTTTCAATATTTCATCAGATAATTTAGCTATATACAAATGAGAATAATTATAAGTTCTTCCATAAGGTAAGATTCTTTGTTGATTTCTTGAAGTTCTAATAAAATTTAATCCAGCTGTACCATTATGAAAAGGATCTTTAACAGCTTTAACCATTTTATTTCTATAACTTGAATCATTAGCCCACATATCTTTTAATTTTTCAGATGCTAATCTTTCAACATTTTTTCTTCTTATAGGATCAGAGTTTATTTCCTTTAACTGTTTACTTCCTCGCTCTATTGATTTACGCTTAAATTCTTCATCATATTTAAACTTATCTCTAAATATACTACTATAAAAATTATCATAGCATTCTTTTGAAGAATTACACAATTTTAAAATAGATCCATTATTATCTTTAGTGAAATACCCTACCAATTTACCAGAATTACAATAAGGACAAGGTTTAATATCTTCTTTTTCCAAATTACTATTAAATTTATAACAATAATCTTTAAAAGATAAATTATGATCATTTTCAATATGTTTCATAAATACAAACGAACTTATCCACTTATTACAGCACCTACAGTATCTTTCTTTAGCAATTGTATCTAAAGGATAATATGGATCACGTGCGTTCATTGTGCCACCATTCTTTACATATTCTTCTAATTGCCTACGTCTTTCTGTACAAGATTCCATTAAATCAGTATTTTCATCTATATCTTTAGCCTCAATCCAAATTCCGTCTTTAGTTAAAAACTTATGATCAGGTGTACATTCAACAGACTCACCGTTTTCAAAAGTTAGTTTTATAGTTTCAGTTACTTTTTTAGATTCAAATACCCTAGAAATAGGTTGTAATTTAGCTTCATGTTTTAACTTATCAGATTTTCTAGCTTTTACCCTAATAATCTCACCGCTACCTACTCTAGCTACTAAATCTTTTATTTTTATATTACCTTTATCTGTAATGATTTCTGTATTGCCTTCTAAACAGTGAAACATTAAATAACCATTTTCATTAGGGTGCAAAATAGACCTAATAGGGTTAGACTGCGGGACAGTATGAAAGCTAGAACTCCATCTTAACGTATCAGCACTTAAACTATTAAAACTATTATTTAATATAGTCTCTTTATTGTCCCAACTTTCATCTTCAGGCTTATCTTCCCAATAACGACCACGTAAAGGCTTACCCCACTTTCTACCTACAATTTCAGTAACAAGTGACCTACCCGTTTTACCGTCTATATTGGTTGATATAGTTTTAGTGATTTTTTTAAACAAAAATAAATCAAAAACTAATCGCCAATTCTTACTCCAAGTTTCTTCATTGTCTATTTTCAAGCCTAACCAACGCTTATGTACTTGGTATTGATTTTTAATTAAATCAGTAGAAAATTTACCTAGCATATCTTTATATTCAGATATTGCTTTTTGTAAAGACTTTTTACACTGATTAGATAAGTTTTTATCTATAATGAATTTATCAGGATCACTAATCTTTTCCAAAATTACTTGAATACTATTAGTTTTAATAAAATCATGACCTAAAATATCATACAAGGGTTTTAGTGCTTGGTTAAACTCCATATCTTCAATAAAGATATTCATTATTGTGCCAAGCGTAATATCATTAGTTAAATAACTATCCCAGAACAACTTTCTACTATCTTCAGTGTTTGAATTAGGGTTAAAAATTGTCTTTAAAATCTCAACCTTATCTAAATCTGATTTTATTTGTGTACGTTTCTCTTTTTTCTGTTTTTCAGTATAAGAGATAATTTCATAAGGTAATTCTTTAAAATAAGTATCCTTTGCTAACATTTTCTGCTCTTGACTAATCGTATCAAGATTCATAATAACATTATATAAACGATCTAAGGCTTGTTTTGATAAATCAGCTTTTACCGTAGTAGCTATTCCATCATCCCAAGGACAACCATTTACTTCAAATTTAGTAGCAAGCCAAGGGTGATTCATATAAAATTCATACGCTTGTTTATATTCATCTGTTAAATAATTAGCAACTAATAACAATGCAAAACCAGCATCTTTGGCACAATACGGGCCGAGTACATTAGGTGGAACACTAGCCCAAGGGTAAGGGTAATTATCAATAGCGTGTAATATATCGCTTTCTTCATAATCCTCTAGGATCATATCAAACCACTTATCAAAGTTTTTGTGTAGCTTTCTAAGACCTTCTAAATCATGGTTTTTAAACATTTCTTCAATAGTATCACGATTTTTAGATCTTTTTGTGTACTTAAACATAGCTTCTGTAATATCCATAAATTCATGGACTGAACTTTCCCATAAACTAGCACCTAATTCTGAACGCATAATATTTTTTAAAGAACCACGTTTACCTTGTACAGTCATAAGCACCATAGCATCTTGCATACGATACATTTCACCTACTTGATCCCATGTTGTCTTAATTTCAAAAGGTACGTTGTAAGCCCAAATTCTTTTATGATTTCTATCTAAAAATGCTTTCCAATGTTGCATAGCAAAATCAGATAAAGGTTCATTTTTAGGTGGATGATACCAAAATCCTTTAGCATTATGTTTATCAACTAAATAAGCTAACCCATACATAGTTACCCTAAAATCTACGTTAAACTGATCAACAGCATTAGTTTCATAGTCTAGACCTAAAATAGTATCATTTGGTAAAGTATCTAAAAAATGTAATAACTGAACAAACTCTTGTTCGTTATTGATCTTTATTTCAGTACAATTATAGTTAGGTTTATCAGCAAATAAATATTTTATCTTATCCCAATAATCAGATAAAGGATCTTCACTGTCTTTTGAAAATGCACTTTTAAAGTGTGGTAGCACTCCAACCTTTAACTTTGGATATTCTAAAGGTTCTAAAAAAGGTGAATTAGTGATCGTTTCCATTGAACGACCTTTAGATAAAGAATTAAACCATGCTTTTAAAGGAGTTCTTCCTACACATACTATATATTCGTATAGGTTAAATAAATCTTTTAAAGAGTCAATAGTACTTTGATCTAAATCAACATTTAAAGGATTATTAATCTCAATAAAATCAGGTGTAACAAAGTTTTCTGGTGCTGAAGTTTGAAAGCCTACTCTTAAAGCTAAAGATGATTGTTCGTCTATGAACGGTAAAGCATCATCGGAAACCTTATTATAAGACTCGCCTATTACTAAAACTTTTGATTGTTTTATCTCTTTCAAAATAATCATATTAGTTATTAATCCATTTGTTTAAAATCTTTTTAAAATCAATTAATCTATTATCATTTTCAGGGTTATCAAAGCTATCAATCAATTCTAATAATAATCTAATATATTTTCTTTCTGCTTTTCTATTAGTGCAAATAGATTGATAACGTGCGTAAAGTTCAACATTTGTTTGTAACTGAAATAATCGTCTAATATACTTAGGATCTACTTTAAGTCTATCACCTAATAAAACATCATAAACATCTTTACCACTTACACAATTAAGTAAATATTGTGAATGGTAAAATTCCAATGCCACTAAACTATTTGCAATATGTTGTTCTTTTAAGTCATCAGGTAAATCCCAACGCAAAAGAGAAGATAAAATAAAATGAAATTCATTAATTTCTTTATCAGTTGAAAAAGTTGATTTTTTAAATGCTTCTTTAGGTTCTAGCATATTAAGATCCTCTATTTAATTCATAATAAGACTGAATAATATACTTTCTTAGTATATTACCATGGCAGGGTTTAGGGTTACAAAAACACACTAAATCTTTACCAAATAAGTTTGCTAATTCTAATTTAGTAATTCTACCATCTTCTATTTCAAGTAGCAACCATTCTTCAAACATTTTTATCTTCTTTTCTCTAGACCAATTTTCAAGATAAAACGGATTGGCATACTTAGATTTTTCTAGATGGTATTGTGTATTTTTATTTCCTATATATAAAGAATTAGGAGGCAAATTGCCTCCTAATGTGTGAATATTTAGTACTTTCATAATTATGCTGGAATGTGAAATCCAATATTACCTGTAGGGTTAATAATCTTTTTAACTAAAACTTCACCTAACGCATTTTGGAATAAGTGAACAGTCATACATCCTTGTTTTTTAACAATTTTCTTAATGTTAATAGATGGATTTAAAAGGATTGATTGAGCAATTTCTTTAGTTGTTTTTGCAAAAGTAATTTTAGTGTTCATAATGTGTTCTCCAATAATTTTATTAAACTTACTATTTCAATTCTTGGTTAAGCTAAAGCAATGTGATAACCAACTCCACCTGTTGCATTTTTAACTTGTTTAGCAACTACTTCATCATTTTGTTTAAAAAGTTTAACAGTGAATAAGCCTTGCTTTTTAGTTTCAGTTTTGAAAGCTACCGCAACATTGCTTAATACTTCAACAAATTGAGCTTTTGTAGTTTTAACTAAAGTTTTCATAATCAATCTCCTAACTAATGATTTTAACTTCAAAGGAACTATCTCCTCTTTACGTTTCCTATTATAAGGATTTTGATTACCTTGTCAAACACTTTTTACAACTTTTTTTTAAATTTTTTGCAATTATTTATAAGTCTATGAATTTTATAGACTTATTGAACCAATCAGGAACATACTCACTATTTCTCATCAATAAACCTTTAAATGATGGGTCTAAACAGAAAGTATCAGCTTGATCAGTAGCACTTCTAACACCTCTACCACTACCTTGAATAATAGCAAGCAAAGTAGCATAAGAATACCAACCTTGATCTAATTCCATTTTCTTTTTAACCCATAAATCACCAAGATAAGGATAAGGGCATTTCATAAAAATTTGAACTTTAGCTAAACCACCACCTAAATCTACACCTTCAGTAATGCTTGGGCTTACTACAATCATTCCTGGTTTAATTAAGTTAGTCAAATTTTTAACTTCCTCACTAGTTGGAATAAAGATCCTATCTTTCAATTTAGATTGTTCTTTATATAATTCAGCATTTTTATAACTTACTGAATGGATAATAACATTAGTATCTTCAGGATATTGCTCAATGATCCCATCTGTAATTGTACAGTATCTTGGAAATACTTCATCAAATGTATCTACATTTAATTTTGGTAGATTAGTAAATGCGTAAAATGGTCTATTATCTAAAGGGAATAGGTAAGGATTAGTAATAGTCGCTGTTTCTTCGTCAGGTAATTTTAAGCTATCTTTAATTCTCTCAGCAGTTCCACTCATAAAGACCATATTTTTAGGCTTACCAAAAATCATAGACCTAACAACTGTTGGAATAAATACAGGCTTGATCTGAAAATATGGTCTTTTTGCATTTTGGTCTTTTTCCTGATAGTAAATACTAAAAGTATCTAAATCAGATTGAGCCATAATTGCCAACCTTAAACCATAATATGAAATGCTATCTTGCAAGCGTTTTAAAGGTTCAAGTTCATATTCTAGCACTTTTGATAAACTTTGAGTATCTATATTTGAATTTTCTAAACTATCTTCAATATCTTCAATTTGCTTACTAACTATAGACATGCAAATACCAGAAAAATTAGCTAAATTTTGAACATCTATAGAATTTAACTTTTTAACTTGATCTAGTGGCAAATCAAATCTATCTTGTAAGTCTTTTTCTAAGTGTTTGTAACATAGATCCCTAAATTGTACTAAATCTAAGTCCATACCTAGCATAGATAATAAACTTTCTTCAAAATTATGAGCCTCATCACAAATAACTAAACCTGTTGATTGATATGTATCAATACCTTTAGTATAAAAGGCGTAATTTAATAGTTTTAATTTACTATTTTGGTATTGTACTTTAGCTTTAGCATATTCACAACATCCTGAATTTTTAGTATATTTACAAGTTTTATGATGTTTTAATTTTGGCACAATTGGTACATAATAATCTACTGAACATTCATAGTTTTCAGCACCCATCAACTTAACAATATCTTTAAAATCCCTTAAATACTGATCTTGTAGTAAGATAGTTTTAGTTAAAAACAATGTTTCTTCGCCTAATATATAATTATAAACTTTAGCAATAATGTAAGCAATATATGACTTACCTGATCCTACTGGCCCGTCCACAATCACATATTTTTTACCTTGAATCAACATGTAATTCAAGGCTTTTAAAATTGTTTCACGTTGCAATTTTCGATAAGCAAAATTAGGAAACAACTTGTCTAAAGTTTCCTCAATTATTTCATTAGTCATTGGCATAGAATCCATCATTATATATTTTCTCCACTTTTTCTAAAAATTTAGGTAAATCTTCAGTCTTGCAACGCTTTAGGTTAAACATAAATCTTTCTTCAGGGTCATAATTAGTTGGAACTACTTCAATTTTTTGAACTGTAGGAAATTTACCTTTTATTTTCCAGTATAAGTTCCAACTTAATTTTGCTTCATCTAAATAAATCTTTATTTTTACAGGACTAATTGATCTTATCATTTCTATTTGTAATGGTGTAATAGATAACCCAAATAATGCTATAGGGTTTTTATATCCATCTAATAACGCACCAATAGCATCAAAATAACCTTCTACTAGTGTAATTTCTTGATACCTACCTTTTTCACAAAATACGTTATTAGGAGAATAAACATATTTAACCCCATTTGGAATATAGTATTTCATTTTACCACTTGGATTATAAAAACGCAAATTATATGAAATATCTTTACCCCAGTACTGAATAGGAACTGTTACTCCAATTGTAGGACTTACCCTAAATCTTAATTTATCAGCAAAACTAGAGTATAAAGGGCAACGATTGTCAAGATAACTTATAGCCTCTTGATCGATTGATTCATACATTTTATCATATTGAATACTTGAAAAAATGTGATCTGTTTCTTCGTTTTCTTTGTATTTAGATTCCAAGTTTCTAATGGCAAAATCAAAATCATATTCTGAAACATCCTTATCTTCATCCAGGATTCCAACAGTTGTACACCTAAAACAATAACTTATTTGTTTTTCTTTTGAAAAATACATTTTCCCATGTACATCTTCAGATTTACCTTTTTCTTTACAGAAAGGGCATTTAAAAATAATATGAGTATTATTTTCGTTTACTTTTTCCAATTTAGATAAGTCAATTTTTCTTACCTTATAAGTATTTACAAAACCTTTTTTATATCTATCAGGTTTTGGCTGATAAATACTTAATAAGCTATCTTTTAAGTCCATTTTAAATCTCCAAGATTTAGAACTATTAAAGGATTATCAGTAGATACACTTAATACATCTTCATCAAATAATAAATTAAGGTGTCTAGAAAAAACTGTGCTATTTGGTATTCTAATTATTTTATACCCTAATTTAATAAGTCTTTCGTTTATTAAATTATCTCTATTCCTTTCTACAGTTTTAGTATGCGATCCACCGTCTATTTCAACTACTATTTCGTTGTTTAGTAAAAAATCCACTGTAGTAATATGACCTGTATTATCTGATAATCTTACTTGAGTTGAAAATTTATATTTATCTTTAACTTTATTGTAAAATTCAAACTCAGCTTTACATAGTCCATTGTGTTCTTTTTTAAATTTAAACATCTCTTTAGATGACTTAGACCTATTATTAGCTATTTTTTCTATCTTTTCTTTACTGTTCCAAACATTTTCCTTCATGTGTTTTCTATGTATTTTTATGTAGTTATCATAGTCTTCCCACCGTTCTAAGGATAATTTAGATAGCCTTTTCCTATTAAAATCAGACTTTTTATAACAATCAGTGCAACAGTATTCTGAATAACCACTACTTAATTTCATGAAAACTCTACTATTATCACATTTAGGATTTTTACATTTTGGAGTGGCATTTATACCTGTTATTTTTAAATAATATTCTTCCTGACTTAATGTATGAACTTTCTTTAAATGAATACCTAACATCCCTTTATATAATACATATCCACATATTTGACATTTACAATGTTTGTCATCAACCATGTGATTATTGTAAAATTTTTTATGTATTTTCTCAATCTCATCCATATAAATTAAAGACTATAGTTAGCATAAAATTCAGTAAAACCACCAATAGCAATACCATTTACTACTACTTGTGGTACGGTTGTTACTTCTTTATTTAACATATTAGATAAATCTTGCCCAGTTAAACCACTTTCAACAATATCTATATATTTAAACTCAATAACTTTCTTATTTTTGATAAGATCAGCAACGTGTTCTAATGCTTTCTGACAATATTTACAATTGCTTTTACCATAAATTTCTACTTTCATAAACTAACCCCACATAATAACTACATTTTGATTTTCAAAATCAAACTTAATTTCATATTTTGCTTTTTTTAATTCAAATAAAATACGTTGCATATCTTGTGTAAGAGTATTAGTTCCATAAGCCTTAACAATTTCTGGGCTATGGAAATTATAACAATACTCACCACTTGCTGATAAACGTCTAATTTCTAATTCAATTTTTATAATTGTATCTAAATTGGAATAATAAGAATCAGCATAAGCCTTACATTCTGGAGCTGAAATCATAAAATAAAACCTCCAACATCTCTAGCCATTTTTACTCTTTTATTTACTTCTTGTTCATTCAAACCTTTATCTCTCAAATATCCAGAATAGTCCAAATGAATTAAATCAGATTTAAGCATACTAGTATCAATCTTATTTACAAAAACACCGTGACTTAGTAGATATTCTACTCCATTTGGATTTTTATAATCATTAAAATAAACTACTCTAGATATACCGCTTTTAACAATTTCTTTTGCACAACATAAACAAGGTTGAAAAGTAACATATAAAGTACATTTTTCTAGATTATAATCTTTAACTTTATTTAAAGCATTAACTTCGGCATGAATAACATGATCATAAGTAATACCATTTTCATCTTCACATTCATTAGAGTGACCAGGAATTGTACCATTTACTCCTTCAGCTAAAATTCTAGGTATATCACTTGAAAAATCTACAATTAAACATCCTACTTTTTTACGCCAAGACTTAGATAACTTTGATAAGATCAAAGCCATATCCATATATACATTGTCAATTTGTTTTTTCATTTAAAATCAACCTAACTTTTTTAAACAAATTACTTACAACCTCATTATATTGAGTATCTGAAATCATTTTCCAGTATGTAATTCTTGGATAATTTCCCTTTCTAGTAGATTTACTATAATAGTTTTCAGAATCTAATAAATTTTTGAATACTTCTATAAGCTCATCAGAATAATAATAAGTTGTAGATACTTTGCAATATGTAGCACCTTCTTCTAATTTTAATGGGTCATTATACCAATTAGGCTTAATTGTTGAACGATATTCAGTTTCAAACTGATTAGATAATCTATGAGGAACACCTTCTATAGTTAGTAAGTTTCTATCATCAGACGTAATTCTATTTTTATCAATAATAATTTTCAATAACATAAATTATAACCCCTAATATACATCAAATCATTTAAAATCATTTCTAAGGCTTCAACCCTTTGACTAACTGAAGCAATACCACCAATACATTCACTTTCATCTAAATGTAAAATAGCTGTATTTTTATTATGCCAAAAGTGAGTTTTAATTTTGCTATCTTTAATTGAATATGAATCACAAGTTAATTTATGGATAAAATCAATAGCTGAAATACTTGAGCAAAGTGTTGAATACATTACACTAGATACTGTTTCATAGTACACTGAGCTATTTACTCTTATTTGGTTATCTTCTATTTTTGATAATCTAGGTGATAAAAAAACAGTTAAATCTACAGAATGAAAAGACTCCATAAGCATATTTTTCATTTGCTCATTAACTTTCTCATTGGCAAAAGCAGAATTATGTAAAGAGTAATAAGTAAAAATATCAATTAAACTTCTATCACTAATGAAACCTTTTTCTGATTCATTAAACTCTTTTAATTTTTCACTTGCTAAAGTTTTCTGAAATTCAATACCAACTTCAGGAGTATTAACAGCAGCTTTCATAATTTGTTTATGATTTTCAAATCCAAAAATAGACATAATTTCTCTAGTATTAGATTTTGATAGTGGAATATTATGTTTATTTGATAAAGCGTATGCTAAAGTGGTTTTACCAGCCCCTTGTGATCCACTTAAAGCAATTTTAAAATCATTATACATAAATTATTCACCTTTTAGCAATTCAGTACGCATTATATTTGCTTCTTTAGGTGCTTCAATACCTAACTTAACTTGCTTATTTTTTATACCTAACACCTTAATTACAATATTATCACCAATTTTAATTTCTTCTTCTTTTTTACGAGTTAAAATTAACATATCTATAATCCTTTATTTTTTAATAATCCTAGAATTATTTAATTTCTAGGATTATTAGTATTACTTAACAAATTTGATCCAATTAAAAGCTAAATCTTTTAAATCCCTAGGGTTAGTTGCATTTGAATAATCTTCAATTGTTTGAAATTCCCACCCCATAGAACGTTTAATCAATAAGCCAATTAAACAAGAAGATTTTTCTTCACCATTTTGAAGATTGTAGCTAACTAAAGGTAACATCCCTTCTTGATTTCTTAAATTCAGTGTAGAGTGTTCTAATAAGTTGAATTTATGACCTTTAGCACTAGTTACTACTACAGCAATATGACTAATTCTAGGATTTAACACTGGAAAACTGATAGAAATCATTTCAGAATCTCCTTGTGATTCTGTTTTATCACCATAATGATAAATAGCATTATCACTAGATCTTGTATTAAAGCCATTGATAACTTCAGCAAATCCATCTTGAGTAAAAGTCAATAATGCTAAATCTAAATCAATATCTAAAGACTGATTAGCAACTAATTTAGTAAATATTCCAGCTTTCGTATTGAGTGATTTCCAACCAAAACCAATATATAAATTCTTTAAATCAATAGGAAGAATTTGACTTTGCATTTTACTTAATTCAATATTTCCCCTATATGTGTCTGGAGATACGCTTAAATAGCTACTAGTTGGATTATTTAACGAAACTTGAACAAACGTATTGCTTGGATTTAAACCTTGTTGTAGGCTTTCTAGTTGCGTATTTTGGCTATTTGTGAAATATTGAATATTTTGCTTTTGTTGTTCTGTTGCTTCAGAATCTAAAGCACGATAACGCCATTCATTTGTTGTATAGAAATAAAACTTCCCTAGAACAGTTTTACTACCTACTTTTAATGTATCTACAGTGTACTTGCAAATAGGTGTTTCGTCTTTCAAAATAGCAAGAAAAACAGGTTTTACTTTATCTTGTACACAAATAATTTCAAGATTTTTAATAGCTTGAGCTAGATATGAATTTAAATCAACCACCATACCATCATAAATCTTGCTAACAACTGTTGATCCATTCATTAAGTATAGACTATCAGAATTTGTAGATAATACAAAAGTGCGACCAAACTCACCTAACTTAATATTTTCACCAATTTCCAGTGTTTTCATATTCAACCCCTTATAGAATTGACTGAGCTAGTGGAATTAATCGATCAGCAGTTCTTGCGTTACCTGTTTTTGATACGTTTTTAATTTCCCATTTACCATTTTCTTTAGTAACTTTAGCTAAAATAACTGCTGTATAATCACCTTGTTCAGCTAATTCAATACGAACTTTTTCTTTATCATTATCTAAAATACGACAATAAGATTTATCTACTTGTTTAAATGTTTCACCTGTAAAGCTGTTAATAGTAAAAACTAAATATTTAGCTTTTGGATCAACTTTCGTTAAATCAATTAAAATTTGCTCATTATCAGTAGCAGATTTTTTATCACGACCTGTGCGATCATCGCCTAAATGTTTAATACCTTTACCGTTTAACTTACCAAAATAAACTGTATCAATACATTTCTTATTTTCATCAAATACTAATACACTTGAATCCAAATCAATAGAACGACCAGGAACAACTTTATCTACAGTTTTAGCAAAGAATCCTAAAAATCCACCTTGTTTTTCTGTAACAATTTGACTAGTACTCCAACCTAAACCTAAAGTAATATTAGTTAAATTTTCGCCATTATCTTTAGTTAAGACTAAGGCTTCTTCTTTTCTTAAATTTAATGCTTGCATTTTATATCTCCTAAAATAAAGGGCTAGTAAATAAACTAACCCTAATAATAAAGTTAAGCTGTAACAGGTACACCATATTTAGGTAAGATTACAAATAAATCTTCATCTAAAGGTTTAGCTACTTTGGTAACATTCCACTTGCCTTCTACTTTAGACAAAGTAGCAACGTGCATAGCTTGTTTTCCAAATGCTTCTTCATCTAAATCAATAATGAACATAGTCTCACCTGATTCAGCATTATAAATTTTAGCATAAGCATCATTTAATAAACCGAAATGATGATTGCGTTTTTTAGCTTCGTGAATTGTTACATATACTTCAATTTTTTCTAAATAACTAGGCAATTTAGAAAAATCTACTGAAATAGTTTCATCATCACCATCATCAGAATTACCACCTGTACGATCATCACCACTAGATACAATAGCACCATTTGCTGCTGATAATTGACCATAAAAACATACATCAGCAGTAGTTTCTACTTTACCATCAGCTTTAACACCAATTGCACTTACATCTAAATCTAACGCATTACCTGATAATACTTCCCAACCCAATCCAATATTGATTTTATTGATTGGTTTTGACAATGATAATGGTGTTACTACACCTTTACTTAATTTTAATGCTTGTTGAGCCATAATCTTTCTCCAATATAATTAGTTAGCAAACTCATTTAAATACTCACGTAGATCTTTCTTCAAACCTTTGTCTAAAGCTTTAATTTTCCAAGATCCATTATGGCGATAAATTTCTACAATTTGTACTGAATAATTTACAGAATGATCTTCAGTTAAATCATAACGAATTTCTTGTACTTCTTTATCATCAACTACAAATTTTGAATTGTCTGGTAAATAAATTCGTGCAAAAGCATTATTTACTTGTCCGAAATTTTGACCACGTTCAGGAGCTTGATAGATAACTACACCAGCTAATACTTTTTGTACAGTTTCTGGCAATTTATCTAAGTTAATATCAATTACTTCATCATCACCTTCACCTTGACCTGTTAAATTATCGCCATGATGTTTAATCGCACCATTTAACGGAGTTTTATTACCAAAATAAGCAACAGAATCTCCAGTTGTACTATGGAATTTACCATCAGCCCCTAATAATACTACTAAAGCATCTAAGTCAAACGCTGTTGAACTATTTGAAACATCCCAACCTAAACCCATTCTAACAGTTGTAAGTGGAGTTCCTTTATCTAAAACTAAAGCTACATTTTCACCTTTTTCTAATTTTTTGGTTAAGTCTAAATCTAACATTTTCTTTTCCCTTAATTTAATTAAAATTTATTTTGCAAGCCTAGGTTTAGCAAAATTACACTTTTCTATTACAATAGATGACTAAATATATTGATTAGATTAAAATTTATACTAGGCTTGCTTTACTTTGCTATTTATGCCTTTAATTCAGCAATTTGTTTAGCAATTTCTTCTTCTGATAAAGATTCAAGATTAGCTAATCGTTTCTTAGCTTGTAATTCTTCTAAGAATTTAAGTTGAGATTGTTTAGCTAATTTTTCTTCTTGAGCCTTAACTTCAGCTTTACGAACAGAAATAATATACAACACAATATCAAATAACACTTTAGTATTTGTTGATTTAGTATCTTTAACTTCGTCTACAAAACTAATTGAGGTATTCTCTAATTGTTTGTTTAGATCAATAGCAATTTTATCTAAAGATAACCCTGTAGATTTTAAAGGTAAATCCCATAACTGCTCTACAGTTAAATCGCCTTTGGTCGTTGGAATGCGTAGTTTTTTACGACTAGCAATTTCAAATAAATTCATTTTAATTTCTCCGATTAAAATTTAACTTTCAAGGTACGATTCATTGCACCTTGTACTTTAACAATCAATTCATCACGTTTAGTATTGCTAAAACCTAAACCAGATACTTGATTGTTAGTTGGTTGTGCTTTAGTTTTAGTTCCTAAAACTTCAAACACTTTTCTATGTTCAGCTAGTTCACTAGATAAGTATTCATTAAAGAAACCCCTTTGTGGTTCGTTTGAGTTACAACCTTTCAAAGCAAAAATTAAGTGTTTATTGCCTACTTTATTTTCACCCCAATAGTTAGGACTAAAGAAAACTTTAGTTACAGGAATAAATGATCCTGTTGTAATTCCCCAAACTTCTTCACCACTAATTCCACCTACTTCAGTGATTTTGCTATCTAATTTCTCTAATTTAACAACTTCACCGTTTTCAATGTGAATATTTACTACATTTACTTTAGCACCACTAGCTAGGTCTAAAGGATAATCAAAATTTACTACATTGTCAAGTGCTTTTACTTGAATTGTGAAATTATTTGATTTACTACCTTTTTTGCTGTAATTATGTACAAATACTTTATACACACCATCTTTAGGCATTTTACGATAAATAATGTTTTCTACTGGATTTTCGCTATCCTTCTTATCTAATCCATTCATATCTAAATCTAGCATACCACCTAATCTAGACACTTTACCACGATTACTATACCAGATTTCATGTTTATCAGGCTCAATTAAATGTAAGTCTAAATCATCAGCACAATGCCAACTTAAGCTAACCCTTAAATCACCTTCTAAACTACCACCAAAATGTTTTACACGTTCAGCAATAGAATCAGTAACATCGCCATTATAAGACCAACTGATTTTATTATCCCATTTAAACATATTATTAGAACTTGGATATTCTGGTGCAATCATACTTACTAGGTTAGCTTTATGTTTACCAGTAAATAATACACTTACATGTTTAGCTTTTGGTAAAACTTTTTCAACAAAATCACTATAGCTGATTTCTTCAATTTTTGAAAGATTTTTTGGATTTACTTTCGTTTCAGAAGACATTTCTTCAAACACATTAGTAGCTACTTTTACTTCGCCTGTAAATAAAACTTCACTAAGTGGAATATCTGAATCTGTAGCAAATCTACGATAAATGGATTCGCTATAGCCTAATTCTTCCAATTTCTTTTGTGCTTGTTCAATCATCTTAGGTGTAATTAATGCTGTAGTGCGTTTATAATTTGTTGGAGCTACTTTGCTTTCAAAACTAGATACAGCCTTGTCTAAATCTACACCTTCACTTAAATCTAATGCTAAAGTACCAATCACACTATTTTTAAATCGTGCTATAGGTTCATATAGTTTAGCTTGGTGCATTGTTACCATTTGAATCTCAAGCTTACTTAAACCTTTCAATGAATTTCTAAAATCTAAATAACCTTTCACTAATGGTTTAAACTCTTGACCACGATATAAGCTATTTTGGTCTGTTAGCTCTAAAATCGTTTCCAAACTATCAATTGAAATCAAATCAATGCTATCTTTCAATAATTTAGCTCTTGTATTTAAATCACCAATTATAGAATTAATTTCATATTTACTACGCAAATACTTACTAGGAATTTTAGCATAAAAGTGATCCCATATAATATTTGGATCATAATTATCTGGATTAGATAAATGACCAGCTACTGATTCACTAGTTAAGAAATAGCTATCAGTCTTATCTACGTTATCTAAAATATATTGATTCATAATATTAGCTACATTTTGGAAATAGCTTGGAACTGATACATTCCAGATAGTTTCAATACTTTTAGTTTTAGTATTATAAGCTACAACGCTACCTAAACGCTTAATAAAATAACGGTCATAATTTCCATCATAATGTTGTCTTTCACGAAAGATAGTATTTAAATCAGATGGGTATGCGTTTAAATAAATTTGCCATAACTGATCACGATCTACATTTACTTGTAATAGTAGATATTCGCTAGAATTAGCCAATTTATCAAATTGCTTTTCAACAGGGTTAGCAAATAATTTAAAATCTAAGTGTTCCATTTTAAGATCCTTATTTAATTTAGTTAGTAATTAAGCACCTTGCTTAATTTTCATAAATATATTATTCCGATATAATGAAATTGTCAAGACTTTTTATGAAAAAAAAATCCACTAACTTATATAAGTTAGTGGATTTAAAAACAAAATAATCAGCCCTTGTAGTGTGGTATAGGTTAAAGCTACCTTGCATAAGCAACTACTTTGTAAGGGATTTAATAATCTTTGTACTTTGCTGTTTAACCTTTAATGGCTAGTTACTATTCTATATCAGCCTAATTAAACTTTATACTTTGAACTTAATTATCTGTAAACTTTAATCTTTAAGGTTTTTAATATACTGTCTTATTATATTATATACCATAGACTTACATTACTTTTATCTTAAATTCATCATACAATTATCTCTGTATCAAAGATCTTTATTTAACCAACTTCGATTATCCATTTTTAATTAAATCTGATTAAATTTCAATCAAAGTTGTTGCGTTTGATTCAGATAAAACATAATCAACTTCTACTAAGAACTCTTGAACAAATTCAAGATCTTCTTTAAGAATTTGTTCAACATTTAAGCCTGTTAAACGAACCTTACGCAATTCTTTTGTAGCTGATAAACGACCTACTTTCATAGCATCATCAATTTGTGATTGATTTTCAGTTTTTAATGATTGAACAAAAGATTGAGCTTTAGATTCAATTTGAGTCTCAGCTTTTTCAATTTCATTATTTGCATTTGAATTTTGATCACGAATATTTGATAGCAATTGTTGTTTATGCTCAATCAAAGATTTTAAAATCAATGCTTCAGATACAGTCATTTCTTTTCCTGAAATTCTAACTAAAGTATCTTCGTTTGATTTACGAATAGCTTTTTGTAAAGCTATAGATTCATCAAACAATGAATTAAATTTATCAAAGTTTGATTTACTTTCAGATTTAAAATCTTCTGACTGTTTTTTATCTTTGTCTTGTTCAAGAACTGAACGAACATATTTATCATAAGATAATTGTTCTAATTGTTTTTCGATAACTTTTACACGAGTTAATGCACGAGTGATTGAAATTTGAGTCATTTTAATTTTCCTTCTTTTTAACTTTAAATGGAGATAGGTATAGGACTTGCACCTATGAATAAAGAATTTGCAATTCTCCCTATTAACTACTCTAGCAACCTACCTTAAACATGGCGGAAGAAACGAGACTTGAACTCGTAAGCCGAATATATCTATCAAAAGATTAGCAATCTGCTCCAACAGATCCTAATTCTAGGTTCAAGCATTAATACTTAAATTTTTAAAATATTAATAATCTTTGGTGTACTGCACACCACTATTGGGTCAAACTTAAAATCCCCAATTACTTTTCTTAAAATATTCAACGCACCATTTACATCAGCATTTATAAATCTTCCTGTCAAAGATTCAAATAATCCACGTTTTAAGCGTTTTCCTAAATAGCTATCATGCTTTTGTAAAGTCTCATTATCAAGAAATGAACACTTACTTGTATAACTTTCTTCAGTTATAACAACGTCAATTCCTTGTAATTTAGCTTTATACTGTATCATTTGCACTAGCCTTGCGAATGGAATACTAACAAATTTCTGATTATTTTTCTTGCCAATATTTATCCCTTGTTTCCAATTTGGATTTAATCCTATAACAATAGTTGTTATTTTATTAGTCACTGCATAGTTAATAAGATAATGGCTTGTTTTATGTAAATAATCTTTAATTAGATTACTACGCCTAAAAGACAAATAATTTAGCTGTTTATCTATATGTTGTTTTTGTGCAACTGCTTTATTGCTTAATTTATCCTTTTGAGATATTAGTTTTGCTTTAGTCTTATTAAAGAACTGATTTACTAATTTAATAGTTTTACCTGTAATAATAAAAGGTGTGCTATTGATATTACCTGCAACAGTGAGCAAGTTATTTACCCCTAAATCCACCGCTAAATAACGACCACTATTTTCTTTAGTGACAGGTTCTATTATTTTATAAATAATACTAATACTATAACCGTAATTACTTATGATGACTTACAAGAAGTGAAAGTCATCATAAGTAATTACATTTTTCAATTTACCTAAGTCAAAAGATAATTTTGTATCAAAACGACTAGATAAAGTTAAAACACCATTATTAAAATCTCGTTTTGATATAGCTTGTTTAGTAAAAATTATATTTGCTCGTCCTTTAGTTTTATCTAAATACTTAGGTAATTTTGGACGACCTGTAAATTTGCTTTTATCTTTATGATAATTTTTTATTGCTTTCCAAAATGATTGAAAGTTTTGATAAACTTTGTTAATAATGCTTTGGGAAACTTTAGCTGGCATAGCAGTATAGTCACTATGTTTCTCTTTAGTTAAGAGGTTAATAATGTCAAATGCACTTGGATTTTTATTTTCAGTAATAATACCTTGCCTACTTAGATAAGTAGCAACATTATACAGATTTTTACATAAAAACGCATATTCATCAAGCATTTCATAATTTTTATGGTTTTGTTTTATATGAATTGAATGTGTTAAATACATATTATTTTTCAATCTTTAATCAGTTTCAAATCTTGCGTTTAATTAATCTCCTTACACAATTTGTAAGATTATCAAATATCCCTAATTGGGATTCTTCCTAATTTCAAAACTAACTATTAAATTAACTTTGAAATTAGGGCTAGTTTACTTTAACGACTAATAAGAAACTAGCAAAGAATACGGCTTAACTTATTCCCTTTCTTTTCTGTGTGGGTAAAGTACATTAAGTATAGGTAAACTATTTAACGTGATCAACTCGCTATCATTACCTACTTTTTGCAAAACATCAAACCATAACTCCCACTGCAACAATCCAATTTTATAAAAATATTATGTTGCTTGTACTACATTATCCAAATTCTCCTATTGGGGTAGTACTAATTTTGCCTTTAGTTTTATTTTACCTTTGTTGTAGCATCTAGAATAAAAAGCATACTCATTGAAGTTAAAAACTAAGAAAAATCTTACTCTGTATAGTACCCAAAGTTTTTTTATCTACTAAATAGTAGATAAAAATTTATTATTTGAGTTCTAAATTTGGCGGGGCTGAAGGGACTCGAACCCTCGATCTCTTGCGTGACAGGCAAGTGTCCTAACCAACTGAACTACAACCCCTTAATTTTGGTTTAGCGGAGAGGAATTGAACCTCCAACCTTTTTCTAGTATCCAAGTGAAAACGCTCTACCTTTAAGCTACCGCTAACATTGGCGGATTAGGCGGGACTTGAACCCACAACACACAACTTAACAGGCTGCCACTCTACCGATTGAGTTACTAATCCATAATTTATAAGTACACTGGTCAAGTTCAATGATTATACACGCCAATACATCTAATGGTTAGGTTTAAATATTCCAGTGTACTTATAAAGTGACTTTTCTAACAATCCCTGTGAAAGCCTAAACAGGGCTGAAATTTGGTAACAAGGCTTCAGACCAACCTTGGAAGTGCTTACGCTGCTAGGCGAGCAACTTCGTAAGAGTCATCATTTGCATTTATTTTAAATGATAAAATAGTAACAAACAATTAACGAACAATTTGGTAAGTGGATTATACACTCAATATAACAACTTTACAATCAAATCCACTTAAACTCATTGTAAATATACGTTATACAAGGTAATTTAAAGCAACGCCTTGCCTTATTAGAAAGTTAAGTTAAAAAGGTGAATAAGCAAAATGTTTATTACTTAACTTTCATAATCTATATTACTACTTAATACTTTTATTGTCAAGCATTATTTTCATAATTTTAATAAATAATTAAGGGAATGGCGTAAGAGTTTATTATAAACCTTCATATAATAATGAACCACATTCAAGTATTACCTTATTATAAGGTTGGCAACTACTTCATCATGTTTTATATACCTAAATTGCCTGATATATAAATTCTTCTTATGACCTTAATTAAATCTGGTCCCCCTAACAGGGCTTGAACCTGTAACCTACCGATTATGAGTCGGGTGCTGCTAACCATTTGAGCTATAGGGGGTTATCTTTATAAAGGTCTATCAATAATAGTTTTATTACAATTAGGCATCTGTATTTTATACATATCAATAGACCTTTATAAAAATTTGGCAAGAGATCTAGGAATTTAACCTAGCACCGTGTCCTGGACAAACAAGCGGTCAATACAATCATTTTTGTCATGACTTCTTATCTCTTATAATTTGGCACTCCGTACAGGACTCGAACCTGTAATTATGACTCTTTAGAAGAGAGTTGCCATTTCCATTAGGCGAACGGAGTGTTGTTTATGTTAATTTAATCTCTTCTTAATATTTTTATGTCTTTTGTTTTGCCCAATATCCTCTAGGTGGTTTATTTATCCCATAAGCTTTACATCGTTTTCCTATAGCTATATCCGATACGTTGAACATATTGGCTATTTTTAAAGTTGGGATAGACCACACTAACTTATGTAATTCTTCTTTTGAAATATCAAATTTTCTATTAAATAACCTACTACATTTAATACTACAAAATTTCTTAGGTTTTCTTAATAGTTTAAGTCCAGCTTCGTATGAAAAAATCTTCCCACAATAATCACATTTTCTTTCTACAAACCTTAACTCATCATTCAGCTTATATAGTTGGTCTATACTTTTTATGAAACCTATTTTATTTAAGTAGTAATCCTCTATCATGTGAATTAAAGTGTGTTCTTTAGGGGATACTACTAGCAAATTATCTAAACTGTTATTTAATTTATTTCTATCTATATGGTGTATATGTTCATCTTTCTTCAGTTTTCTACCCAAATGGGAACAAACAACATAAGTATGCTCAAATAATATACCATTTGATCTGGCAAATTCATGATTTGGATAATAACAATACATATATCCTAAAGACTTGTCTAATTTAAATTCTAATTTCCTTCGTTTTTCTTTTTCCATAATTTTATTTCTCAAATAGTCTTTGGCGTAAGTAGGAGGAATCGAACCTCTCAGCTCCTTCCCGATTTTATCATGCTACCAACTTAGGAGGTTGGGTCGGGGACTACCTACCCAAAAACTACTTAATTGGCTTATTACTTATCAATCTCCATAAGCCAAAGAGATAAAAACGTTTTAAGAAATTAACTAGCAATGCTAAACTTGCTAGGAACTAAAATTAGTTCAAAAAATAAACTTTATTAAATTCACTTTATCAACTAATCTTAAATTGCAAGGGTATATTACCATAATTTTTATACCCTTGCAAGTATTATTTTAAATTATTTTGCACTTGAACAACGATTAGGCATTAAATAGTATTCTAAATTATCACCTAATTTGAATCTTGCAACAGATTTATAACCTTGTTCAGTTTGAAATACTAATTTTTCTAGCTTAAGATCTTTAGAAAGTTTAGCTACATCTAATAAGTAATTTAAAGAATAACCTAAATCTCTATCTTTGTCAATACGACAATCAGTAATATTTTTAATATTTATTGTTTCTTTGTTTAGATTAGCATCACTTAATTCTAAGGAATCTGTATTACTAATTACAAATTTAACCCAAGGAAACTCTTTTTTATTAAAAGTATTCACAGCATCAAAATATTCAATCGCATTTGAATAAACATTAGTATTGATCTCTAAAGTAACATTACTAGTATATTTCAATTGTTCAGTAATTTTCTGATACATTGGAAATCTTTGATCGATAAATTTACTAACTACGGTAAAATTTAAAGTGCTATATTTCCCATTTCTAACTCTTAATAAACTTTTTACACCACTTGCAAAAAGTTGAATTTGAATACTTGTAATATCATTACCATATTCAACAACTCGATCAATAGTATTATTGACAAAGAAATTTACAAAACTTCTTGGAACAAGGATCTCTAAGTCTTCAAAATAAGAGAAACCATCCCAACTATCTTTAGCATAAGATAAACAATGACCATTAGTAGTAATTAATTCACATTCTCTATTATCTTTACTAGATTTAATTAAACAACCACACAATGCTTTTCTGTAATCATCTTTAGCCATACTGTAAATGACTTTATTAAAAATCTCTGTATCTTTCAATTGAATTGACTTAGATTGACTTTCTCCAACATTAACACGTTGAAAAAATTCTGGATTTAATAAAACCCAAGTGTATTTACCATTTATACTTGCACTACTATTCTCTAGTACAACTTCTAAATCATCTTCAAAAATCTTCAAAACTTTTTTAATATCTTTCAAAGAAAGTAAAAATTCAAACTCTGATTCAGATTCACAACTAAAATCAGCAATGATCTCTGTTTCAGTATTATTCATTACTAATGATAAATTATTATGTTTAACAATAGCTAGAATATTGTCTTCATATATTGACTTTTTAACATCTTTCATATTTAAAGATTTAACTTGTTTAATAAAAGAGTTTAAATCGCTTTTTGAAAATTTTACAATTTGTTTCATATTAAAGTTTCCTTATCAATCAAAAACACTTAACATTTTATTCATATTTTCCAATATGTCAAGCTCTTTTTTTGATAAAGGTCTAAAAAATTTTGTTCTTAAAGATCCATGATAATGATCTTCTTCTTTTGCATAACATAATGTATCATTATCTAAGCCAATATATTCAGCCCTATCATCTTGATCTTTTCCAACATTAAATTTTTCTAATAATTTTTCTTTTACTTTTTCTTGCACACCTACTTTAAACGCATTGTCATTACTACGGACAATAACATCAGCAATCTGATTATCAGACACTTCAATGTGTACAAGCCGTTTTTCTGTTCCTACTACAACCATTTATTTTTCTCTTTCTTAATAATCTTCGTTTTCATTAACTTGAATAATAGTAAGTTTACCACCAAATACAGCACCAGTATCAATATATAAACGATTACCATATTTAGCTACTTCTTTTAATGGGGTATGACCATGAATAAATAAATCAGCACCTTTAACAACTAAATCAGACTTTTCATCAATTCGTTTTCTTGACCAGACAATTTCAAATTTATCTACTAATTTACCATATTCATATACATCTTCTGGATAATCAGTATGACAAACAACAATCTTTTTAAATTCTTGGTTTTGAGGTAAATTTAATTCAATAATATGAGGTAGGTGTTTAACTTTATCTAACAATAAGTCAGCTAAACCACGATCTTCTAAATCATAATACCAATTACCACCATTATAACTCCAGTTTGCCATAGTTGTATAATTAGGATTTTGAATAGCTTGTAATGCTAACCATTCGTGATTACCTTGTACTGTTTCAAACCAAGGTTCTAAAATCAAACCTAAGCACTCTAAATTCTGTTCTCCACGATCAATTAAATCACCTACGCAAACCACTAAATCTTTCTCACGATCAAACCCTTCATTTTTTAAGGCTTTCATAAGTTTATCAAAGCTACCGTGTAAATCACCTACTACTAATACTTGTCTATATTTTGAACAATCAATTTTATGATACATAATTCATTCTTCCACGATAAAATATACCCTCTAATTAGAGGGTATTAAATACTAACGTTTTACTACTTCTAGTTTAACAGGAACTACACCTAACTTGATAAAATCTAGTTTTTCAGCTCCATGCTTAGTAACGTCTATTACTCTACTCTTAATAAACGGGCCGCGGTCATTTATCCTTACAATAATAGATTTATTATTTTTAAGATTAGTGACTTTAACTTTTGTACCAAATGGTAAAGTTTTATGTGCAGCCGTTAGTTTATTACTATCAAACTTTTCACCGTTTGCCGTCAATCTAACTTTTGGAGAGTTATAGTGATAGTAACTAGCCTTTCCTTGTTGAACACCCATAGCCAACGATTGACTAGCTAATAGTATAGTAACTAAGAAAAGCATTGCTCTTTTCAACATTATATTATCCTCTTTTTGTTTAGAACGATACATAACTTTGCAAAGTTCTATTAGTGTAAGTACTTAATATTAAGTACCTATTCTGATAAGCTAAAACGACCTATCAAAATTCTTCAACGCTATCAATTCTAGTATAAACTTCAAGCATTCCTATCAATCCGTTCTTATCTTTATAAGGGATCATTTCTTCTGTTTTCCAATCTATCATTAAATCTTTAGTAAAAAAAGTGTCACCATTCACTTCATGATAAACTGTTGTAAGATATATTTTAGAACAATAAGGGTAAAATTGATTATAAATAGATTGACCACCAATTACCATAATTTCAGAAAAATTAAAATAAGGTAAATTTTCCTGATTATTAAATAATTTAGCAATAAATAATAAACATTCTTCTGTATCTTTTACAAATTGAGTTGATAAAAATTCATTACTACTATACAAAGTATTTTCATTTATGTAATCAGCTTTACTTGTAATTACAAATACAATACGATCTTTAAAGAATCTTTTATACTCTTTCATTGATTCAAACGTATTATATCCCATAATACAAATTTTATTTTTTGTATTTTCTTGAAACCATTTTAGATCAGTTTCACTATGCCAAACTAACTTATTCTTATTTCCTATAACGTCATTAAATGACCTTGCTAAAATTAAACTTAATTTCATATAATTAAACCACTTCCAACGATTCATCACAAAAATCTTTTGATATTAAATTAGCTCTTTTAAAATTAGTTCTTATTCTAGCTAAATTTAACAATTCTTGTGGAATCACCCCTTCTGTTACTAGACCATCAAATTCATAGCTTAAAATATCTATGTTATTCTTATCTAGTAAATTCATTACTTCTAATATAAATTCTTGCTCCTTCCCTTGTAACAAAAATGCGGTAACTTTGCTTTTGCTTAAAGTACCTAACTCATTTTCTAATAAACTTAAATCAACTTCTACTACTTTATTATTAGCTTTATGTTGGTCTAAATCTAATACACCTAACATTGTAGCAATATCAATAGACTTATTCAAGAATTTTCTTATATCTGACACTAAATTATTTGTCATATCTAAAAATTTAGTATAATTTTCATTCAAAGTGCTAGTAAAAGACCCATAGAAATCCCGTAAAATATCTTTATGTGCAGAATCTTCTGATATGCAACTCTTAGCCCCAAAAATATAACTTAAAACTAGTAATTTTATTACTTTTTTATCTAATCCTGATAATTCAGCAATACGATCTTTTTCATTAGGATTATCTAGATATTCTTTTAAATATGGTAAATCTAAATCGACTTGTTCAGCAATTTCAAGTAGTGCATTTAATTGAGCTGATGGCATATCATAATTGATAACATTTTCTTTACCCCATACTTTACGCATAGCTCTTAAATTTCTTTGTTTTATCAATCTAGGTAATCCTTGTGTACCTTGATTTTGTACTTGATACACCCTACCTGTATAACTTAATCTAGTTGGTGCATAAGATTCTAAAATATCTTTATCCCAAACTTTATGACTATTTAATAAAATATTTTCTATTTTCAGTTTAGCTTTATTCTCAACCGTATTTAAAGCATTATAACCTACTGTATCAATCCCTTTAATTAGTGTTTTGAATACCTTTTTACCTACTGACTTACTGAAAAAACTTCTACTAAAATAATTCTTTTTCTCTAATTTTTCTAAATTAGTATTAACAATTTTAATATTTTCTTTAATTTCTAACCTTTTTTCATTAGCAACTACAAGTCTAATATCTTGTGCTTTATCTAATAAACCTTTAGTATATAGTTTATTCAATTCTTCAACTAAATAACTAGGAGTACCTGTTCTATAGTGCATAGATTTAATATCGACAATATAATGATTATCAGATAATAACATTCCTTTTCTTTCTAGCCAAGATTTTAATGTTAAATCAGTACCTTTTAATACTTTTTTTAATGCACTTTTAAGCCTAAACCAATAATGATTGATAGCAATTTCACCACCAATTGAATAAGAGACAATATCAATAGTTTGCAGTAGCTTAATAACAGTAGATTTAACAAAAACCCACTGCCTAGTTGTATAGTATTGTTGTAATTCAACAAATTCTTTGTTAAAATGCCTTTCGTAAAGGCTTGTTAAACCTTTATATTCTTTATTTTCTAATAAAGGTTTTAAAACATTGCTAGAAATAGGATTGAATCCTTTCTCTTCTCTTTTTCCCATACACTACACCAAACTGTTAAAATTGCACTCCTCACATAAAATTACACTAATTTCTTTTATTATAGATCATATTTATACAAAAAGTCAAGCATTATTTTAGTATTTTTGTCTATTTTTTAATCAATCAAACTATTAAACTAAAAAATCTATCTATCATTATGGCGTATGCACTTAGAAAATTAAGTTTTTAAGTTTGTTACCAGTAGATCAGTTCTCCATAGATATAGAAAAATATCTATTATCATTATGGTGTATGGAGATAGGGTTTATTGACAAGAGATTAAATACAAGGTAGTATGTATCTAAACTTAAACATAAGGATTAAACAAATGAGTAAAGTAAGTACATTAGCAATAGTTAATCAATTAAAAGAAAATAATGAAGATCTACAATGGTATCCAACAACTGATGAAATGATTGAAGTTATTGCACAAGATTTAGAGAAAGTGAATTTTGTTAAGCATGGTTGGGATGATTTTAGAAGCCTATTGGATATTGGCTGTGGTGATGGTCGTGTATTACAATATCTAAATAATTATGAAAAGAAAAATGGATCAGTAAATGATAAATATTTACCATTTAAATATTTTGGTATTGAGAAAGCACAGGTTCATTTATCTAACTTAGCAAAATCAGATAGCATTTCAATTATTGGAACTGATTTTTGGCAAACAGGGTTGATGGATAAACAAATGGATGTTATTTTTTGTAATCCACCTTATTCAGAATTTAATCAATGGGTAGAACGTATTTTAAAAGAAGGTTATGCAAGCGTATTCTACTTTATTATTCCTGATCGTTGGGTAAATGATAGTTATATTGCAACAGTTATTAAAGATCGTGGTATGCGTTCTGATATTATCTATTCAGGTGATTTTCTTAGTGGTGATAGACAAGCTAGAGCTAAGATTAACATTGTACGTGTTGGCTTTAAAAAATATTATAGAGAATATCGTTCAAGTTTTAGAGATGTTTTAGAATTAAATTATCCTTTAATGTGTAATCGTGGTTATAACGATACTGAAAATGATCCATTTTCATCTTGGTTTGATGGTTTATTTAGTATTGATATTAAAGAATCTACTGATGAAACTGAACAAGAAAAGAAAGATAAATGTAAAGAAGTTTTTGCTAAATCTAATACTATACAAGAGCTTGCTGATTGGTATAATAAAGACCTTTCAGAAATCCAAGAAAACTATAATAATTTAGCAAAGCTAGACCATAGTATTTTTAAAGAGTTAGGAGTTGATTTAACTACTTTGAAAACTGGTTTAAAGAATCGTTTAAATGGTTTAAAACAAGGATATTGGAAAAATTTTATCAATTTTTATGACCCAATCGTAAATAGATTGACAAGTAAAAAACGTGAAGAACTATTTAAATCTATGCTTACTAATGTTAGTACACTTGATTTTACAGTAGGTAATATGTTATTTATTACAGATAAAGCTATTTCAAAAGTAAATGACTATATGGAAGATCAAATAAAGGATTTGTATATTATGTTTGCTAATCAAGAAAATATCTTACAATATAAATCTAATCAAAAACTTTTTGATAGTTATGATTGGAGATACAATAAATACAAAGATCCTTATAAATTAGATTATCGTATTATTACAACAGGTGTATCAGGCAATAGTTGGCAAACGCCTAGAATGTACAATATTTTTGATAGATTAAATGATATTGTAATAGTTTTAAAGTCTTTAGGTTATAATGTTAGTATTCCTGAAGTGTTTAAAAACGATAATAATCCCGTTCCTTTTGGTGAAAAATTGAATTTTATGGAAAATAATTTAACTACAGGGAAAGAAGATATTGCTTTTGAGGCTAAATTTTACCGTAATGGAAATTGTCATTTAAAATTTAGAAAAGATATTATGCTAAACTTTAATGTAGTAGCTGGTAGATTGTTTGGGTGGCTTACAAGTGCGGAACAAGCTACAGAGGAACTAAATGAGTCACCAAAAGAAATTACAAAATATTGGGATTCAATGAAAAATATAGGTATTTCAAATAAAACACAACTTATTGGATTACCTAGTTTTGTATAATTAGTAAGCACTTAAATTTTTGTACTTGATTTTATTTAAATTTAAGTGTATTATTAAAATAATTAAGAAATATTAGTTCGTTTGCTTATTTTTTATACTAATTCTTTTAAAAATTTTTTAATTAAAAGCATTAGTTATATATGAGAAAGGGAAGATATTTCTTATTAGGTTCTTACTAAATATTTAGTAAGGTGTGATTAACCTTTACAAGGTAATATAGAATGAAACAATTTAAACAACAAAAACCATATACTAAAAAACATCAACAACAACAAAAACCGTATAACCCTATTGAAATTAAGACAGTTTTTTATGAAGAAAATGGGGTAAAATTATCTCACGCTGTAGATCATAAAAAAGGATGGTGTGGTTTTGGCTTGCAACTACCTAATTCTGATAAAACTGAAGTGTATTTAAGCATTGAGGAAGTATTTAAGATTATCACTGCAAAATCAACAAAATCAGGATTAGGTGATAAAGATTTAGTAGATGGTGGTAAAGCTAGAAAGGCTTACGCAACTTATAAAGAAAAAGCATTACCTGGCTCTACTTATATTAGCTATTTCATTTTCTTAGCTAAACAAGCGAAAGAACGACAAAAGAAACAACAAAATGAAAAATGATATAAGAAAATCAAATGTACAACCTACACCATATCAAGGTGTAGTTGTTGTAGAATCTGAAGTTGAACAAAAAATATCACAATTTAATACTTTAATTGGGTGGTTTATTGAAAATAACCAATTATCTAAAGCTATACATAGTTTAAGTGCAAAGAAAATTGGAGCAATAATTACTGAATTAGTAGTTAAATTAACTGTAAAAAATTAGGATAATATGTATTAAGACTAAGGTTGATTTAACCTTAGTCTTTTTGTGTTTTAGGTGAAGTAAAATGTCAAGAGCAAAAGATTTAGTTGAACGTTATAGAAGAGGTAAAGTTTCTAAAAAGATCTTAGAGGCTACCTATTGGCAATTAAGCACAAAATCTATGGTAGATAATCTAATCAATCAATTAGAAAAAGAAAGTAGTGATGAAAATGCTGTTAAAATTAAGGAAAAATTGAAAGCTATCTCTGATGAATGTCAAGCTAGTTATGATAAAGTAACAGGTAAAGAGGATAAAGATGAGCATAGCCAAGAAATTAAATGAAAAACTATCTAGGTATATTTTAGAAAGTTATACAGTACAAGATATAAAAGATGCTATAAAAACAAAAAAAGATACTTGGCTAGGAGATTGTTTTATTACTTACCCAAAAGATAATAAAGAACTAGAAATAAGTTTTTGGTCAGTAGATAGAAAGTACGCAATTAAAACCACACAAGATGTATCAGTAATTAGTTTAGTATCTGATAAAAATAAAGTTATTGATAGTGAATTTGTACAAGATAGTGATGATACGCTTGAAAATATTGTTAATAGTTTGGTAAGAAGAAGTCCTAGCAATTTTAATAGAGATACTATCAAACTTTTATTTAAATGGGTAAAACAATAGATAAAATCGTTAATATAAAGCCCATACAAGCAGTTTTTATTTTAACTAATACAAAGTTATAGGTTAAATTTTTAATACAATATCAAGCGATTTAGATAGCTTATAAAAGAAAATGATCCTAAATTGAAGAATGAATAACAACATAGGATTAAAATATGGCAAGTAATTTTAAATTTGGAAAAAGATCTTTAGATAATTTACGAGGAGTACACCCTGATTTAGTAAAAGTTGCTAATAGAGCATTGGAATTATCTCCAATTGATTTTACAATTACAGAAGGTTTACGCACTGTAGCAAGACAAAAAGAGTTAGTGGCTAAAGGTTTAAGTAAGACTATGAACTCTAGACACATTACTGGTCATGCTGTAGATATTGTGCCACTTCCAGTTGATTGGAACAACGCTCAACCTTTTGTAGAAGTATCTAAATACTTCTTCCAAGCAGCTAGAGAACTTGGAGTTGCTATTAGATGGGGTGGAGACTGGAATGAAAATGGTGATTGGAAAGATGAAAAATTCAGGGATTTACCACACTATGAACTTAAAAGGTCTGTTTATCCATAAATAGCTCATTAAAAGGGGAAAAAGAAAATGAAGGAATTAAGAGAAAGATTTGAAAAGTATCAAGTTTATTGGTACGGATTATATAAAAAATTAAGTAAAGAAGAAGAAAACTATATACTAAGCCTATATCCAGAATTTAATTTAGAAATAGCTACTTATCTTTATTTTTATAGAGATGTAAAAGGGGAAACAGACTTACAAACTAAATGCAAAGTGTGTGGTGGTTTTTTATCTTTCACAAATATAAAAAATAGAAATAAATGTTGTTCAGCAAAATGTTCTAGTAATGACCCTGATAAATTAGATAGGACTAAGGAAACTTGGATTAAAAAGTATGGTGTAGATAATCCCTCTAAAAGCGATGAAATAAAGATTAAAAAAGAGGAAACTACATTAAAAAATTACGGTGTTAGGTATTCTTTCCAAAGCGAAGAAATTAGAAATAGGGCGAATCAGACCCAAATTGAAAAGTATGGATATGTGCATAATTTTTCTGCAAAACCTGTAATGGAAAAACACATACAGTATATGAAAGAGAATTATGGTGTTCTTCATAATAGTCAGATGCATTTAAAAGATTCAACCGTATTTTATGATAAGATAAATGAACTTATTGAAAATAATGTGTTTGAAATGGAATTTGAAACGTATTTTAATTTGCTAAAAGATTCAGGACTATCAGATAGTGCTGGTAGGGGTGCATTAAAGAAAAATAATATTAAGTTAAATGACCTTGGCACATCGTTACCTGAACAAGATTTAATAAATTTTATTGAAACATTAAAAGTACCTTATTTAACTCATGTAAAAGGTTTGTTAGAAAATAAACAATATGAACTTGATATAGTATTTCCAAAGCATAATGTTGCGATTGAATTAGACGGGGTATATTATCACAGTTCAAAAAATGTTGAAGAAGACAACTATATGTCTAAAAGGCATTTAAATAAGACTGAACAATGTGAAGATAAAGGTATTCAATTATTGCACATATTTGAAAATGAATGGGAAGACTTAACTAAAAAAGAAATATGGAAGTCTGTAATTAGAAATAAATTAGGACTAACTAAAACTAAAATATATGCTAGAAAATGCGTATTGTCTGAAATATCTAATAAACAGGCAAAAGATTTTTGTGATATAAATCACTTGCAAGGTGGTATATATGGTTCATTGAATCTTGGTTTATTTTATAATGGTGAATTAGTTCAAGTAGCTATTTTATCAAAGCCTAGATTTAACAAAAGCTACAATTATGAGCTATTAAGACTATGCTCTAAATTAAATACCATAGTGGTAGGTGGTGCAAGTAAATTACTTAAAGGTCTTAGCAATGTTGTATCTTATGCAAATAGAAGATGGTCTATGGGTAAAGTTTATCAGTCTTCAGGTTTTAATTATGTTAAGAAAACTAATCCTTGTTATTGGTACTGGCATTCTATTAGACACGATTCAAAGTTACAACATAGATCTATTTTTCAAAAGCACAAGTTACCAGATTTATTAGATACATTTGATCCAAACTTAACAGAGCAAGAAAATATGTACAATAATAAATATAAAAGAATTTGGGATTGCGGAAATTTAGTATATGCCAAGCAATAACTTACAAAAAGAAAGTGAAGGTATATTGCAATATAACAGAGGAAAATTATGTCAAAAGTAGTACAATTAAAAGAAAAATTAAATAATAGACCTGAAACTACTAAAGTTAAGGCAATTTTAGAAAATCTTAAATTTAGAGAACTATATTCTCACCCTAAATATCCAAATTTTCCATACGTACAAGGAAAAGGGAGAATAACACAGATAGCTAATTCAGAAAAATTACAGTTAGAAGTATGTAAGATTGTTGGTGGAGATTATTTTGTTGAAAAAGACCCAAAATGGGGTAATAATACATTATATAAAGCATCTAATGATAACGGAGAAACATTTAAAGACGCTTACCCTAATTTTAAACCTACAAAAACAACAGACAAAATTAAATCAAGCCCTAATAGAACATATCAAGCTAGAATTGACTTAAAAAATAGAATTTTTGCTATTGATAGCTGGGCTACTAAACAAGGCGTATATATTAACACTAGATATTTTAAATACTTAGAGGAATAATAAAATGAGTAAAGCGAAAGAATTACAAGAAAAATTTAAAAAGATGAATGAAGGATTTGAAAGACCAAGTTCAGATTGGGGTATAATTTATGACCTTAATAAAAGTAGAGTAGGTAAATTACAATTAGACCAAAATAAACGTGAAATTCAAGATTTTTATGTTGTTGGAGCTGACTCTGAAACAGTTACCGTAGCTGGTAATTATGACGGTACTAGATCTATTCAAATAATTGCTAAAAAAGGTTATATGTTGCACAATGTAGTAAATCCACAGTTAGTAGCAAAAGCATTTAAGTAAGGTGTTATTTATGACTTTAGCAAAACAATTACAAGAAAGGCTAAAAGGATCAAATACTAAAAATTTATTTGAATCAAACTTAGGCAATGTTAGAGCTAGATTATTACAAGAAGTGCTTATTACTTTCAAAGACAATAAGTTTGGTAATGTAGTAATTTTAGCGGGCGGAGCAGGTTCAGGCAAGGGATTTGTACTTAAAAATCTATTAGATATTCAAGGTAAAGTATTTGATGTTGATAGATTAAAAGAGCTTGCATTGACTAACGACTATATTCAATCAGTTGTTAAAAAAGAACAAGGAATTGATATTAGTAAATTAGACTTAAAAAATCCTAAAGATGTTTCAACTTTACATGGTGCGATTGATAAGGCTGGTTTAGACAAGAAAGTTAAATCAACAATGTTCGATTCTATTGTTATGGCACACCCTGATAGAAAGCCTAATTTAATTTTTGATGTAACCTTGAAAAGTCCTGATAAGTTAGGTAAAATAGCAGAGCAAGTGAAAAGTTTAGGTTATGATCCACTGAAAATTCATGTAGTATGGGTTGTAAACGATGTAGAAGTAGCTATTGCTCAAAATGCTACAAGGTCAAGAACTGTATCACAAGAAATTTTATCAATGACACACGAAGGCGTAGCTAATACTATGTTAGCTTTATTACACCCAGCAAGGAATTTAAGGTCTATTATGGATGGTAAATTTATTTTTGCATTTAATAAAGCTAAGGTAGATAGCGTTGTTGTTTCAGGTGATAAGAAAACTAATCTTTTTGGTAAAGATACTAAACCTTTCTATGTCAAGTCAGCAGATTATGTTATAGTAAAAGAAGTAGGTCAAGAACCTAAAGATATAGACGATCTTGAAAGCAAATTCCTTAAAAAGATTATTGACTATATCCCTCAAACAGTTAGAGATGGTTGGGAATTTCAATTACAAAAAGCATTAGATAAGGATAACTAATTTTACTACTTGACTTTTTAAGTCAAGTAGTATGACAATGATATAAATAAATTAAGGAAAATTAAGTTATGACAAGTAAGGCTAAAAAGATTCAAGAAAAACTTAAAAAACAATTAGTGGAAAGTTCACTATCTAGAGTTTGGTCGAAAACACAAGATCACGATTGTGCTTTAATTTCAGCTTTTAGAACAGCCAAAAATGGTAAATATGAACCAATTGGCAAAAATAGAATGACTAAAGATGAAAACAAAGCAAGGTCAGCTAAAATGTTAAAAGAACTTCAAGCGTTAGGGTTTGAAGTAACTAAAGTTCGTGGTCAGTATGAAGAAATTATTGACGGTGTTCGCTATAAATCAGCAGAAGACTCTTATTTTGTAGTAAATGCAAAAGATAATCCAAAATTTGTAAAGCAGATTGAAAATTTAGGGATTAGGTACGAGCAAGATTCAGTATGTATTATTCAAGATAAAGGAAAAAATGCTTACTTAATAGGTACTAATGATTTTGCTGATTGGCCAGGTAAAGGAAAAATTGGTAAATTAGGAAAAGCAAGTTATGGTGAAGTGGTAGGCGTTTATTTTACAAGAGTAAATGGTCGAACTTTTGAATTTGTTCAAGTGGAGAGCTTAGAAAAAGTAGAAAGCTATACACCACAAAATACGTTAGGTTTATTAGCAAGGTCAATTGCTAGAAAACAACTAGAAAAAGAATTAGAGTAGGTAAAAACTATGTCAAGAGCAACAGAGTTAAAACAAAAATTTAATGAAAGCAAAGATAAAAAACAATCTAAATTAGGTCAATTAAATGAACGCTTAGAAAGAGCTATTACTGATATTAAAGTACGTGGTGGGGTTATTTTAGAGAGTTTAGATGTAACTAAAATTAAACCAAAATTTGCTGTATATGAAGATAATGGAGGTGGATTACATTTAGTTGTTTGGGATAAAACCAAAATCTATGCTTTCCACGGTTACGAATATGCACACGGAAATTTGGCAACTGACTTAAAAACATTAAAAGACGAAGGGTTTAATGTTAAACATTGGGATAATGAAGAGGACGGAAAAGAGTTTCTAAAAGAAGTTCAACAATCCCAATATGGGTACACTTTAGTGGCTGATAATGATGGTATTTATTGGGACGATATGGGAGGTTCTGCTAAATACGAGTTTAAATCACTTAAATAATTTAAAGGAGCAATAATGAAAACTATTAAAGTATTTGGAGCATTATTGCTCCTTTTTGTATCAACAATCACACACGCAATTGATCATCAATCTTGTGAAATTGGGCATAAAAACGTAAATATAGATATTACTAATGAATATTATATGACAGTATTATGTAATAAGGCTTACACAAGTTACTATTCAGATATAGATAGAATACCGTATCTTGTTACTGAAAATATAACAAATTCAAATTTATCACAAAAAGAACCAAGAACTAATGATTTTAGACCTGATTTAAGGCTACCACCAAAATTTAGATCAACATTAAAAGATTATTATAGGTCAGGTTACGATAGAGGACACATGGCACCAGCTGGTGATACTAATGACCACGAAACAATATCTGAAAGTTTTCTATTATCAAATATGACTCCACAAAATCCTGAATTAAATAGAACATTGTGGAAAAATATAGAAAATTATGCTAGAATTAAAGCTAATTTGAATGGTCAAGCCTTTGTTATAACAGGTGTTACTTTTAATCATTGTTTAGTAGAACAAAAATTACAAAGTAGGGTGGCAGTTCCTGATAAGTATTTTAAAATTATATTAAGTGGTGGTATGATTGATGCATTTATGGTAGATAATGTTTATCCAAGAACTATAAAAATTCATGAATATAGAACTGATATAAAAACTATAAATGAAAAATTATGTGGTATTAGAATTAAGGTAGAATAATGAGTAAAGCTAGAGAATTAAATGAAAAATTTAAAAATATGAACGAAGCACTAAGTTCAAAAAATTATAAATTATTTAAAGTAGATGGATTATGGACTGATAAAAAGTTCGCTAAAGTTCAAACTTTAGCTTTATCTACTTTTGAAAATAAAGTAGTAGATAAGCTAGGTGAAGTAACCTCAAAAGGTGGAAAGGATGATATTGTAGAAATTACAGAGAAAGGAACACAAGGCACAATTGATTTTGTTTTTGGAAATAATGATGATGATTGTAAAGGTTGTTATTCTGTGGTAGTATTAGCAAGTGATTTCCCTGTAGGATTTGCATTTATTCAAAAAGTATAAGGATAAGCTATGTCAAAAGCTAAACAATTAAATGAAAAATTGAAAGCTTTTTTAGAAAGCCCACAATTTGTTGAACCTATAGATGGTACTGATTTAGTAGAAGATACTAGATCTTGGTTATTAAAGGTATATAATGGTTGGAAAAAAGATCCTACTAGCAATAAAATTAAAGAAATTAATCAGACTATATCTAGATTCCCTATTTATCAAATTGAAAGAATTAAACAAAGGTCAGTTAGATATAATTACATCTTTCAAATTGTAGATAATGAGGTAACTTTCTTTTCTAGGTATATTGTGGTAAGTAACTTAAAAAATTTACCTAAACCATCTATAACTCAAGTATTGTTATGGAAGAAAAAAGATGCTGAATATGGAATAAGCTCGTATAAGGTTACTAAGCAAATAATCTTTAAAATGACAGGATCTTTATTATCAGATAAGCAACAAACACAAGATGGTCATAATGCTTGGAAATATGTAGCTGAAAACTTAGGATTCCAAGAAAATAATCATGTAGGTGTGTATGACTCAAAAGACAAAATATATATAGAGTTTACTTCTTTATTTGATTTTCAAGAAAAAGTAGGCTTATATTATGGAAAATCTGAGGAGTTTAAACGTTATCAGTATGTAATTTATAAAGACTAATATGTAAAGCCTAGCAATTGCTAGGCTTTTTTGATCAAAAATTATTGCAAGATAAAAAATTGTGGTATATAATTAAACAAAATTAACAAACAAAAGGAAAAGAAGATGTTACAACAACCTATTAAATTGAATTATAAACCGATTCCTATCGGAGAACTTGATTTCTTTAATACAGAGCCTTACTTTCTAAAATTTGTTCTTTCAAGATTGGGTTTATTTAAAATAGATCATTTAATGTATATTGATGTAGATTATGTAAACCCTTATGAAGATATGACTGATTTACAATATGTAAGTCAATTTTTAATTGTGAAAGAAGCATTTAAAAATGTAGTATTAGAACATGGTTCAGTAGGTCAATGCTATTATGGTGTGTATAATGGATGCTATATTATTTTATTTCAAGGTGAAGACACCGTTTATGGATATGGTTTAGAAAGAGACAGTTTTAAAGTAAATACAGTTACAGTATTTGGAGATTACAATGTTAAAGAGAATTTATAAGTGGACTACAATTCTTTTAATGTCTACGATAGTATTATCAGTTGGTTTATTTATTAATTTTAATTTCCCTAGCTACCATAAAACTATTATTACAGGTATGGAAGTTAAAAGAATGGATAAAGACGGTGTGATCACTAAACAAAACCCAGCTGATGGGCCAGTTAGAGATGTTTATTTTCTATTTACAAAAGACGTAGATAGTGGTAAGATTAGAGTTTATAGAAACGAAGATACCAGATTTGACTTTCCTTGGTATTTTAAGTTTGACTCTGCTAACCAACAAGGGGTAGCACAACAATATATAAATAGTGCTGAACCAGCTGAAATAAAGTATTATGGTTGGAGATTAACTTATTTTGAAGAATATCCTAATATCGTATCTATTGATTCTGGAGACAATAACTCATTACCTATTGTAAGTTATTTCTTGTATAGTATATTATTTGTACTTTGGCTTACAGGTTTATTGGTTATTAGAAAGAAATTTAAATAATCGGAGAAAAGAAAATGAAAGAGATCCTAATCAAAAGCTCATTATTGAACGCAATTGAAGTAAAAGTTACTTATGAATATGAGTATATTAAGTTATCCTTAAATGAGTATGAAACAGGTCAAAGAATTTTATGGCATTTGAACCCTAAAATTACAACCTATAAAGCACTTTCTGAAATTATGGATAAAATTACAGAAATTATCTATATTAACAGTACTTCAAGTTTATGTGAAATTGGAACAGTAATTGAAGATATAATCAATACAAGTTATATTGGATATATTTTAGAGCGTGATTTTCCTGATTTTGATAATTATCAAAACCCTAAAATTAAGGAGTTTTTAGCAAATGAAGAAGATGATCAATGAAATAGAAAATCAAAAAAATATTAAAGTTATTTGGTTAGGCTTAAGAGGCAGTAAATTAAAGGGCTATGCAAAACCAGATTCTGATATTGACTATCTAGCTATTTTTATCCCTAGTGGTGGTATTTCTGACTATTTAACGTTTGAACCTAAAAATAATCTTGATAATTTTACTATTCAGAAAGATAACTTAGATATTCAATTTTTGGAATTGAGATCAGCTATAAACAGTATTATTAAAAATGAAGTCAATATTTTACAGTCTGTAGTTTATTCAAATGTAGATGATGAATATAGCGTAGGTGGAAAACTATTAAAAGATCTTGTCTATCATACTTTTAATAAGGGATGGTATATGAGTAGATTATATAGTATTTTGCAAGGGTATGTTAAAAAAGATTATGCAATGATTGGTCTATGTAAAGAATTTATTTCTAGTGGTTTAATTGTATTAACCTTTTTAAACAATTACAAAGACGACTACAAAGAAAATAAAGTACCTGTAGTGTGGGCTAATAACTTAATATATTATGCTGATAGTTTAAATACTGATCATACTAAACTTGCAAGAGAGATTGATTGGGCTATTAAAAACCGTGTTAATGAAAATAATAATAATGTATCTTTTGAACAATGGGAATTATTGAAAAAATTTGCTAACTTAATCAGTAAACCAACGTATAGTAATAAAATCGTAGATTATAAACTTATAGACTCAATATTTTATCGTTTAGCTGAATTAGGTGGTAGATAAATGACAAAAAGAACTATTATCTGTAGGTTTGATACTAAACAAGCTCTAGATGAATTTAATAAAAAGTTAGGATTAAATTTATCTAATATGACAAGGGATTATGATTTTTCAACTTTTGAAGAAAAACAAAGGCAAAAAGAACCTAAGCAATTTTCTTATTCTAGCGACTATTTAGAAAAACAAGCTATATGGGAAAGTAATTCAATGCCTTATTATAATTCTTTTGATGAAGAAGTTGTAGCTACAATTAACTTTCATTTTGATGATAGTAAATTTAATTCTGATGAATTGTCATTTTTATTTGATCAGCCTATTTCAGATAAAACTAAATCAATCAGAATGCCTAGACTTATTTCAGGTAGGACAAGTAGCTGGAGGGTTGTTGGTGGAAAATATGAATTACGTTACCCAATTTACGTAGTAAGTAAAAATAGATCTGATAAATGTTATACAAGTAGATTCCTTACACAGATGGAAGTTCCTCATTTTGTTATTGTTGAACAAAGCCAATATGAAGATTATAAAAAGCACGTTGATCCTACTTATTGCAGACTTTTGATTCTGGATCAAAAGTATCAAGAAGACTATGATACTTTTGATGATCTTGGTGATACTAAATCTAAAGGTCCAGGTGCTGCACGTAACTTTGCATGGGATCATAGCATTAAGCATGGTTATAAATATCATTGGGTTTTTGATGATAATACAACTGAAGGATTTCATTATTTCTTTAACAATAGAAAAATAAAATGCAGAACAGGTGCTTTCTTTAATGCTTATGAAGATTTTGTTGATAGATACGAGAACATAGCTATTGCTGGTTTAAACTATACCATGTTTTTAAAATCAAATGAATGTAGGGCTTGCTACACTTTAAATACTAGGATATATTCTTTTTTACTTATAAGAAATGATATACCTTATAGGTGGCGTGGTAGATACAACGAAGACACTGATTTAAGTCTTAGAGCTTTAAAAGATGGTTGGTGTACTATCCAATTTAACTGTTTTACAGCTGGTAAAGCGACTACACAAAAAGTTCAAGGTGGAAATACTGAAGAATTTTATAAGCATGAAGGAACTTTAGAAAAATCTAAAATGCTTGAACAAATGCACCCAGATGTTGCTAAAGTAGTTTATAAATTCAGTAGATGGCATCACCACGTAGACTATTCACAATTTAATCAACAGTTGAAACTTAAATCAGAATACCAAAATACTAACTTTGGTGAACCTGTTAATATGTATGGTATGCGTGTTATTGTAACAAATGAAGATAGAACAGATGATACTAGGTCTTATATTGAACAAACATATAAGAATCAGCCTAGTTTAAGTTTAGATACAATAGGTTAATAATGATTATTAAGAATAAGAATGACTTAACACCAATTGAAGAATATAATGGCATATATTTTAAGAGAGACGATTTATTTATGCCTTATGAAGATATGCCTATCAGTGGTGGAAAAGTACGACAAATGATCTCTTTGGTCGAGGATCGACTGGTCGAGATTAAAAATTACTATAACAATACAGTAATTAGTGGGGTATCTGTAGATAGTCCACAAGCTGTTATTATTTCTACTGTGGCTAAGAAATATGGTTTAGACTGTATTTTGGTATATGGTAATAAATCCATTGAAAAGTTGATAGAAAAAAGACCTATGGTAGAAAACGCAATAAATAATGCTACTAGGGTTGAACTTTGCAATGTAGGTTATCAGAATGTATTAGATAGTAAAGTTTTAACTTTATGTGAAAATGAAAAACCTTATTTTCAAATTAAATTCGGAATAAATTTAGATAATAATAAAGACGCTCTTGTAACTAGCGTAGCTAATCAAGTTGAGAATATACCTGATGATATTGATTATATTATAGTTCCTTGTGGTAGTGCAATTATGTATAGTGGTATATTAAAAGGCTTAGAAAAATTTAATAAAAAAGCAAGAGTGATAGGTATTCAAATTTCAGGTATTGATATGATCAATACTGTTTACAAGATTGTAGGTGAAGAACTAGCAAGTAAACACACTTTTATTGTAGACAAAACTTACAATTATCATAAGAAGTTGAAATGCAAGATTGCTGAAGATTTTTACTTAGACCCAATCTATGAAGCTAAGGCTTGGGATTATGCGGATAAGTTTATTTTTAGCAACGATAGGCTTAAGGGATCAAAATTTTTATTTTGGGTAGTTGGAAATAGTTTACCTGTAAGGGGAAAGGTGTATTAATGATTATTGAATATTTAGGAAAATCGGTAGATACAAAACATTTTGATGGTGTATTAGAACCTGAAAAAATCCAATATGTAAGAGATAATTACTACACTGAAAATAAAGACCTTGCATTGAAACAATTAAAAGGTTGTTTATTAGAAGGAAAAACAAATACTAATCATATCTACAACTATTACTTTGAACGAATAGCTGCTGATACAATTTTTTATACTACAAAATGGTCGATCAATCAGGCTTTAGCAAGTGATGAGCTTGTGCAATTATTTATCAATAAAACAAAGATAAATGATAAAGTTTTTGAGGGTAAAGATTTAGTTAAAGATTTCAAAACAGCACTTAGATTGGCAGGAAAAGGTTATGCAAGTAAACCTAGCAATTTTCCACTAAAAGAATGTGTTTCAATTTTGAAAGCCTTGCAAGATTTATCTGGCAATGGCAAGATTTATCTA